ATACCAATATCAGTATTATACAAGGTGTAAATGATACTCAAAATACCAATATCAGTATTATACAAGGTGTAAATGATACTCAAAACACCAATATCAGTATTATACAAGGTGTAGATGCAACTCAAAACACCAATATCAGTATTATACAAGGTGTAGATGCAACTCAAAACACCAACATCACAACAGCCAACAATGCTGCTTGGGCTGCTTTTACTAAAGCCAATAATGCTTTGGCCAATACAACAGGATCTTGGACTGTAACAACAGGTGCTAACACCTACAGTTTCACAATTCCATCAGACGGAACTTACACCATGTGGGTCAAGGGCACTATTCCTAATGGCATTATTATTTGGAATGCTACATTAAGCATATCAAATAGCAATGTACCGGCAATAGGCACACAGTATGCTTGGAACTATACCGGTGGTGGATCACCTATATTACTGACAACATTACCTAATCAGATCAGGGGTACTGCGAACACTATTAGTACAGATAATACTTATGTGGGTTCAACTAGCAATAGGTTTGATTTTGGTATTAGTAATTCCAGCGGATCATCGCAAACGATTTACTATGGATACACCAAGATTTAACGGCAAATAATATGAATACTTTTGATAAGAAAATGGAAGAAGTTTTTGATTTGGCACCAATTAAAGAAGAAAAAAAAGAAAAACTTCCTACGATATCGGTGTCTTATAACAAACCCGATTTAAAACAAGATTTGACTGATGCATATCAACAGTCAAAAGAAAACCTACAAACCATCATTGATCAAGGTCAAGAAGCAATGGATGAAATTCTAAACATTGCTAAAGCAGGCCAACACCCAAGAGCGTTTGAAGTTTATGGAACTCTATTAAAAAATATGGTTGATGCCAACAAAGAACTTTTAAACATTCAAAAACAAATGCGTGATATGGATGAAGAAAAGAAACAAAAGACTGGCACAAATATTGACAAAGCCATATTTGTTGGTTCTACTGCTGAGTTGAATAAACTTATCAAAGGCAAAGATTAATGGTCACCAATACAAAAGATTCGTATCGTGACAATCCACTCTTAAAAAAAGTAGGTGTAGAACACCAGTACACAGAAGAACAGGTACAAGAATACATTAAGTGTTCTAAAGACCCTGTGTATTTCTGTATGAATTACATCAAGATCGTAAACGTTGATGAAGGTCTGATGTCATTTAGAATGTGGGACTTTCAAAAAGAAATGATTAATCTTTTTAAAGATAATCGTTTTGTTATCACTAAATGTCCTCGACAAGTTGGTAAAACTACCACAACAGTTGGTTATCTTCTTTGGGCAACAATTTTTACTGATGCACAAAACGTTGCCGTTCTTGCCAACAAAGGTGCCTTAGCTAGAGACATCTTGGCAAAATATCAACTCGCATATGAAAACTTACCGCAATGGTTACAACAAGGTGTTGTCACATGGAATAAAGGTAACGTAGAATTAGAAAATGGATCTAAAGTAATTGCAGCATCAACATCAAGTTCTGCAATTCGAGGAGGTTCTTTTAACATCGTATTTTTGGATGAATTTGCGTTCGTACCCAACAACATCGCCAACGAATTCTTTAACTCTGTTTATCCTGTAATTTCATCAGGTAAAACTTCCAAGATTATTATTGTTTCTACTCCTAACGGCATGAATCTGTTCTATAAACTTTGGATGGATTCACTAGAAAAGAGAAACGACTATAAGAATTTTGAAATTCATTGGTCGATGGTACCAGGACGTGATGAAAAGTGGAAAGAAGAAACCATACGAAACACTTCACAAAGGCAGTTCGACCAAGAGTTTAATACCGAATTTTTGGGTTCTTCAAATACACTCATTTCTGGTTACAAATTACAACAGTTAAGATATATCGATCCTATATCTGAACATGATAAGATGAAGATATATGAATATCCTATCAAAGAAAACGGGGAAGATATCAAGTCGGATCATTTGTATTGTGTTACGGTTGACGTTTCTGAAGGAAAAAATCTAGACTCATCAGCATTTTCTATTTTTGACATATCTACCACACCATATAAACAAGTTGCAACTTATTCCAGTTCTTCAATATCACCTATTTTATTTCCTACTGTTATCGTAAACGCAGCCAGATTATACAACGATGCGTACATTTTGGTAGAAATAAATAACAATCCTCAGGTGGCAGATTTTATACACTCAGATTTAGAATACGAAAACTTATTAAAAGTATTTACTGGCAATAAAAAACCGCAGCAACTATCGGCTGGTTTTGCCAGAGGTATACAAATGGGTTTGAAAATGTCTCCTCAAGTTAAAGCAATTGGTTGTTCCAACCTGAAAACTTTAATTGAAGGTGATAAGTTATTGATTAATGATTTTGAGACTTATTCAGAATTGACTACTTTTGTACAACACAAAACATCGTTTGCAGCTGAAGATGGTGCAAATGATGACATGGCCATGACTTTGGTTTTATTTTCTTGGGCAACTACTCAAAAATACTTTAGAGAAATTGTTAACCATGATTTAAGAAAACAAATTCAATTGGAACATATGAATCAATATGATGAAGAAGTTTTACCAGCTCCCATCATAGAAAATGGTTTAGAAAACGATTTTATGGTTGAAGGTGGTGATGTTTGGGAAGTTTCTGGTTCCAAAGATGTTTATGAACAATATACTAAAAACTTCTTTGAAAAGTTATAAAATTCATGTTACATAAATATGATTATGGTATTTTAACTGCCAAGAACAAAATAATAATTCAAGGAGAATAAAATGGCGTTTCAACTCTCTCCAGGCGTAAATGTTTCCGAAATTGACTTAACTACAGTCGTTCCTTCGGTCGTTTCTAGTACTGGTGCTTATGCTGGAACATTTAATTGGGGTCCAGCTCAAAAAATTATACAGGTTGATAGTGAAAAAACGCTATACAACATGTTCACACCGGATAATCCTGATTCAAATTCCGCAATTTCGTTTTTTACTAGTTCCAGTTTCTTAGCTTACGGCAATGATTTACGAATTGTTCGTGCGGTTGGTGCAAACAGTAAGAATTCAGATTCAAATACTTCCGTTACAAACGTACAAGTTGCTAACGAAGATGTGTTCCAAGCTAGTTACATGTTAACTAACAATGCAAACACATACGGTCCATTCATGGCAAAGTATCCAGGTGCAATAGGAAACTCTTTGAAAGTTTCTTTGTGTGATGATCCAACAGCATTTACTTCTTGGACATACAAAGGATATTTTAGCAGTGCTCCAGGAACATCAGAATACGTTTCTAATGCTGGTGGTAGCCAAGATGAATTACACGTAGTTGTTGTAGACGAAGATGGTTTGTTTACAGGCGTTGCCGGAACAGTTTTAGAAACTTATCCTTTCTTGTCAAAAGCTGGTGATGCCGTAAACAACGGTGCTCCAAGTTACTACAAACAAGCAATTTTTGATAACTCAAATTACATCTATGCAATTGATCCTCCAGATTATGCAAATACTTCTTCTACATGGGGTAACACTGCTGCTGGAACAACTTATGCTAGATTGGCAAGAGCTTTCACAACATCATTGGCTGGCGGTACAGATGAAGTTCCAAATGATGCAAAACTCCAACAAGCATGGGATTTGTTTGCAAACAAAGAAGCGGTCGAAGTTTCTTTATTGTTAACTGCAAATTACAGCATTGCATTACAACAATATGTAATCGACAACGTTGCAAACGCACGTAAAGATTGTGTTGCTTTCATTTCACCTCCTTATTCAGCAGTTGTTAATCAAGGTGGCGGAGAAGCAGGTAACATTACAACATGGTTAACCTCTTTAGCTCGTTCATCTTCATATGTTGTTGCCGACTCTGGTTGGAAATATATGTACGACAAGTACAACGCAACATATCGTTGGATTCCATTGAATGCTGACGTTGCTGGTCTATGTGCATATACCGACACAATTCGTGATCCATGGTGGTCACCAGCTGGTTTCAACCGTGGTAACATCAAGAATGCTATTAAATTGGCATGGTCACCAAGCAAAACTTATCGTGACACAATTTACAGCGCAGGCGTTAATCCTGTTTGTTCTTTCCCAGGAAATGGTATCGTATTGTTTGGCGACAAAACATTACAAGCAAAACCATCAGCCTTTGACAGAATCAACGTTCGTAGATTGTTTATCACTCTAGAAAAAGCAATTGCTAAAGCTGCACAATACTCATTGTTTGAATTTAACGATGATTTCACCCGTGCTCAGTTTGTTGCATTAGTTACTCCTTTCTTGCGTGAGATTCAGGGTCGCCGTGGCATTTATGACTTCCGTGTTGTTTGTGATACAACAAATAACACAGGATTTGTAATTGATAGTAATCAATTCGTTGGTGACATCTATATCAAGCCTGCTCGTTCAATTAACTTCATTCAATTGAACTTTGTTGCAGTTGGAACTAGTGTTGACTTTACAACAATCGTTGGTCAGTTCTAATAAATAACCACGACAACAGGAGATAACAATGGCATTCAATGTAACAGAATTCAGAAGTCAAATGGTTGGTGACGGTGCTCGTCCCAACTTATTCCAAGTTACTTTAACCTTCCCAGCAATTGCGGCTAACGGCTCAGTTGCTGGCCAAAAAGCAACTTTCATGGCCAAAGCCGCACAATTACCAGGTTCAACAGTTGGTACTGTGCCGGTTTATTACTTTGGTCGTGAATTGAAGTTTGCAGGTAACAGAACTTTCACCGACTGGACATTACAGATCATTAATGATGAAGATTTCGTAATTAGAAATTCTTTAGAGTCATGGATGAACGCAATAAATAGTCACAGTAGTAACATAAGAAATAGCGCAGCAGGTACCCCTACAGGTTACACAGTTGACGCATCAGTTTCTCAGTACGGTAAAACTGGTAATATTTTGAAAACTTACAAATTTATTGGTTTGTTTCCACTCGATGTTGCTCCAATTGATTTGGATTGGCAGAATAATGACACTATTGAAGAATACTCAGCAACTTTTGCTTATCAATGGTGGGAAGCTGAAACAACTAATTAATTATTTTTTACTGGGAATACATTTCGTATTCCCTTTATGTTTTTTTGAATTGGAAAATTAAATAATATGGCAGCTTTAAATAAATTCTCTCTATTTGGATTCGAGATTGCACGGAAAAAATCTGAAGAAGATCAATCCGTGCAACAAACGTTTTCGCCCCCATCAAATGATGATGGTGCTTTGCAAATTACATCAGCTGCATATTACGGCACATATGTTGATTTAGACGGTACGGCCAAAAATGAAGTAGAATTAATTTCTCGTTACAGAGAAATGGCTATGCAACCAGAAATTGAGTCTGCGATAGATGATATTATGAACGAAGCCATCGTACAAGATGATGATGGCAAGATTATCAATATTGTTTTGGATGATCTAAAACAAACAGATAAGATTAAAAAAGCAATCAAAGAAGAATTTAATGTAGTTCTTAGATTGTTGAACTATAACAACATGGCACATGATATCTTCCGTAGATATTATATTGATGGCAGATTATTCTATCATATCATTATCGATAGAGAAAACCCTACTCAGGGTATTAAAGAATTAAGATATATCGATCCACGCAAAATACGTAAAGTGCGTGAGATGAAAAAGAAAAAAGATGAACGAACTGGTGTAGAAATGATGGATGTGGTAAATGAATACTACATCTACAACGATAAAGTTGTTACAGGCAGTTCGTCAAATTATGGTCCTGTTGGTGTTCGTATCACTACAGATTCTATCATATCAGTTGTTTCTGGTTTGATGGACTCACGTAGAGCAGTTGTACTATCATACTTACACAAAGCAATTAAGCCATTGAACCAATTACGTATGATTGAAGATGCAACTGTTATCTACCGTATCAGTCGTGCGCCAGAAAGACGTATTTTTTATATTGACGTAGGTAATTTGCCAAAATTAAAGGCTGAACAGTACTTACGTGATATTATGGTCAAGTATAAAAATAAACTTGTGTATGATGCAAACACAGGTGAAGTTCGTGATGATCGCAAATTCTTATCCATGATGGAAGACTTTTGGTTACCACGTAGAGAAGGTGGCAAAGGAACAGAAATTACTACATTACCTGGTGGTCAAAACTTAGGTGAGTTAGAAGATGTTAAGTACTTCCAAAAGAAACTTTATGGTTCTTTGAACGTTCCAATATCACGTTTAGAACCAGGTGAAGGATTCTCTTTAGGTCGTAGCACAGAAGTTACTAGAGATGAATTAAAATTTTCTAAATTTGTAGATAGAATTCGCAATCGTTTTTCAGATTTGTTTGATCAAGCTTTACGTGTACAATGTGTATTAAAAGGCATTTGTACCAATGATGAGTTTGAAGAATTCAAAGAATACATTCACTATGACTTTATGAAAGACAACAACTTCAGCGAACTAAAAGAAGCTGAGTTGATGACTAATCGTTTAAGTTTGTTAGGTGCTGTTGATCCATATACAGGACGTTATTTCTCACAAAAATGGATTCAACAAAATGTTCTGCGTTTAACAGATGATGATATTGAAGAAATGCAGAAACAAATTGAACAAGAGAAAAAAGATGGTTTAGGATTGCCTGTTTCTGTTACAAATGATGTTGCACAACAACAGATGATGAGTCAAGTACCAGGTCAACCACAGAATCCAACAGACCAACAGCACCAAGCAGATATGCAACAAGCTCAGTTGGATCAGCAAAAAGATGCACAGAAGAAGGAAGAAAGAACTTCCGATGTATTCACAAAATTGAAACAAATTTTATAAATATTTGAATTGGAGATAAAAAATGAACGAAACAACAAAAGCTATTATTGATTATGCATTTGAAGATGATGCCAAACAGATGCGGGATGCTCTGTATTCTGATATTCAAGATAGAGTTATGGCTCACCTTGATGCAAAAAAACAAGAGATTGCTAGAAATTTAATTGCGCCAGTTCCAGTAGAAGATAATACAGAGGAATAAGTTGAAATCTTTTAAAGAGTTTATTTCTGAAAGTCGTTCAGCGAAACCTAAAGTTCCGCAGGATCCTCCTGCCGTTTTACTTATGAAACGTAAAGCAATTAGAATGTTTCCAAATGGCCAAAGAGTAGCACTTTACTATGTGGATAAAATTAATAAATACGTAACAGTACCTTACGAAGCTATGCATTGGTCTAGCTCTGTACCGAACGAATTCAAGAATATTACATTAGGATAAAAAATGGCAAATTCATTTACATTTCAGCTTATTAAAGATACAACAGAACATACGGTTATTAAAATAACTGGTTCTTTTGATGGAACAGGCCAAGAAAGCAATACCGCAAGAATTCAAGCCAATACACTGTATGGTGCTTTGGATGCAAATAATGTGCCGTTGCGTTCCGCTTTAAGCGTTAGTAATACCGCAAAGCCTTACTATGGACTATCACTAAATCGTTTGTGGTACGACTGTGCAGCTGGCGGTGACGTTCAGTTATTTTGGAGAGCAAATACTAACGTTCCGTTGATCATCATGAATGGTAACGGTGAATTCGATGGTATGGGCAACTGGACAACAATACCAAACAATTCTGCTGGTAATCCAGGTTCTACTGGAGATATTGGTATCGTAACTAGAGGTATGGCCGCAAACGACAGTTATACAATGGTTGTTGAATTGCGTAAAGACAATGCTCACTATCAACGTGGTCAGTTTAATGATCCACAAGCATTCAACTACCCACCATATTCTATCACTCCAACACCTGATAATCCAGGTCATTAAAAGAAAGTAGATGGAAAACAATGAAACTTATTAAAGAAGTTTTCGAAACAATTAACTACCTTGTCGAAGAAAAAGACGGCAAGAAAAATCTATACATTGAAGGACCATTTCTACAAACAGAAGTGGTTAACCGTAATAACCGAAAGTATCTCAAAGAAACTATGGCCAAAGAAGTGCAAAGATACACAGAAGAATATATTAATAAAAACCGTGCCTTTGGTGAATTAGGACATCCTGATACACCATCAATCAATCTTGATAGAGTCTGTATGATAACTACAGGTTTACGCCAAGAAGGCAATGATTGGATAGGCAAAGCAAAAATTCTTGAAACCCCTATGGGTAACATTGTCAAAAGCTTACTTGACGGAGGCGCACAAGTTGGTGTGTCATCCCGTGGATTAGGTTCTTTGAAAGCCGTTAACGGTATCAATGTTGTTCAGGATGATTTTCGTCTGGCCACAGCGGCAGATATTGTAGCTGATCCTTCTGCACCCAATGCTTTTGTACAGGGTATTATGGAAGGTAAAGAATGGATGTTGGTAAATGGTGTTTGGACTGAACAGGACTACACTCAAGCTAAGACACAAATTCGCCAAGCTACTCAGGGAGAAATCGAAGAAGTGAGTCTACGCATATTCGAAAACTTCCTCAAAAAACTTTAAATATAAATATCCAATATAAATCAAGGAGATTTTCAAAATGGCAAAATTTAATCTGTCCGAAGCCGCTAAAGACATCCTTTCAGGAAACGTTTCTGCTAAGCAGAGTGGTCAAGATAAACCATCCAAGTTGTCTGGTGATGTTGCATACGGCACTAAAGAAGTTGGCGACATCGGCACACAAGTAACTAAAACTACTGACGGTGGACCTGATGCATACAAAGGTGCACCAACAGCAACACCTCCTGGTGCAAAACCACCTGTTGGTTCTGAACCAATGAAAAAATTAAAAGGTCAACCTTCTGACCAAGGTTCTGTTGAAGAACCAGAAGGCAAGCCAATGAAGCAAACTATGTCTATGAATAAAGGCGCAACTTTCCAACAGTACGAACAAACTGAAGAAGAAGATGATGTTTTTGCTGAAGAAAAAGAAGGTCATGAAGATGCTGCTCAAGATAAAGCGATGATTCAAAAAGCAGTTAAAAAAGAAAAAATGAAAGAAAAAATGAAAGAAGATGTTGATGCACTTCTTTCTGGTGAAAATCTTTCTGAAGAATTTAAAACTAAAGCAACAACCATCTTTGAAGCTGCCGTTATTGCTCGTGCAGAAGAAATTATTTCTGAAGCTGAAGAAACTTTAACAGAACAATTTGAAGAAGCCATTGAACAAGTTAAAGAAGAATTAGCTTCTAAAGTTGATGACTATCTTAACTACATGGTTGAAGAATGGGTTAAAGAAAACGAACTTGCAATCGAAAAAGGTTTACGTGCCGAAATCGTTGAAGATTTTATTTTCGGTCTAAAAGGTTTATTCGAAGAACACTACATCGACATTCCAGAAGATAAAGTTAATGTCGTTGAAGAACTAACAAACAAAGTTTCTGAGTTGGAAGACACACTTAATGAGCAAATTAAAGTTGCAGTTGAGATGAAAAAAGAACTCAATGAACATAAGAAATTAGAGGCTATACATACAGCATGTGAAGGCCTAACTCAAACCCAAGTAGAAAAAATGAAATCACTCGCAGAGGGTGTAGACTTTACTACGGAAGGCGATTTTATGGAAAAACTTGACATCTTAAAAGAATCATATTTCAAAACAGATGTTAAGGTCGCACAAAATTCATCTTTTGAAGAAGTTTTAGTTGAAGAAGAAAAGAAGGCTGTTAAATCTTCTGACGCTTCAATGGAAATTTACGCAAAGACAATATCACAAACTTTGAAATAATAAAAAATATAAATATTATTTCATAAAAGATACTAAACAAGGAGAACTATATGTATCTAACCGAAGAACTACAAAAGAAATGGGCTCCAGTTTTGGAACATCCAGAACTTGAATCTATCAAAGACCCATACAAAAAAGCTGTTACAGCACTTGTTTTGGAAAACCAACAACAAGCTATGGCTCAAGATCGTCAACAATTGAACGAAACTATTGATGGCCCAACCAACGCTACTGGTTCCGCTGTTGCTAATTTCGATCCAATTTTGATCTCTTTAGTTCGCCGTGCATTACCAAACCTTATCGCTTATGACGTTGCTGGCGTTCAGCCAATGACTGGTCCTACAGGTTTGATTTTCGCAATGCGTGCTCGTTACACAAACCAGTCTGGTACAGAAGCTTTCTACAACGAAGCAAACACAGCATACTCTGGCGTTACTTCTGTTGCTAACCCATACGGTTTCCGTGGTACTGCTGTTACTGACGTTGCAACAAACCCTGTTGCTGACTTGACTGCTAACGCTTTCACAACTGGTATTGCACGTACTACTGCTACTGCTGAATTCTTAGGTTCAGATAGCAACGCAATTTTCCAACAAATGGCATTCTCTATTGAGAAAGTTACTGTAACTGCTCAAAGCCGTGCGTTGAAAGCTGAATACTCTCTAGAACTTGCACAAGACTTGAAAGCAATTCACGGTCTTGATGCTGAAACAGAATTGTCTAACATTCTGTCTACAGAGATTCTTTCCGAAATCAACCGTGAAGTTATCCGTACAATCTACACTACTGCTGTAGTTGGTGCCAAATACGGTACAACAACTCAAGGTTACTTTGACTTAGACACAGACTCTAACGGTCGTTGGTCTGTAGAACGTTTCAAAGGTTTGATTTTCCAAATCGAACGTGATGCTAACGTTATTGCTAAAGAAACTCGTCGTGGTAAAGGTAACGTTCTGATCGTTTCTTCAGACGTTGCTTCCGCTATGGCAATGGCTGGTGTATTACAATATACTCCTGCTCTACAAGCTGACCTACAAGTTGATGATACAGGCAATACTTTTGCTGGTATGTTACACGGTCGTATCAAAGTTTACATCGATCCATATTTTGGTGGTTACACATCTAACCAAGAATTGGTAACTGTAGGCTACAAAGGTTCATCACCATACGATGCTGGTTTGTTCTACTGCCCATACGTACCACTACAGATGGTTCGTGCAGTTGACCAATTCACATTCCAACCAAAGATTGGTTTCAAGACTCGTTACGGCATGGTTGCAAACCCATTTGCTGAAGGTTCTGGTGCTGGTCTAGGTCTATTAAATGCACGTACTAACAAGTACTATCGTATTTTTGGCGTGAAAAACTTGATGTAATCAAGAAGTTCCCGTTAAGAGGAACATTTTAAAGACCACCTTCGGGTGGTCTTTTTTTTGGCTCCTAAATACACATATGAAACTAACTAAGATAAATCATAAATGACAGCACTCACTAGAGCACCTCAAAACACAAACTTGTTACAAGCTACCAAGTTTTTAATGACGTTTAGTAGAATACCAACGACAACATATTTTTGTCAAACTGTTAATTTGCCAGGTATCTCTGTTAGTCAAGCACAAATAGCATTTCCATCTATTACTGCATATAGTCCAGGTAATCAAATATCTTATAACAATTTTAATATTTCATTTACCATCGATGAAGAATTGTTATCTTGGAGAGAAATTCATAAATGGATGCTTTCTTTTGCTTCACCAAAAGGCACAGATGAAAGAAACAGATTAACGGCACAACAAAATCAAAACACTTTGAACAGTACCAATCTGAAACAATATTCTGATGGTACTTTGACTATTTTAAATGCTTTGAATAATCCGGTATCAAGAATACAATTTTACAATATGTTTCCATCTTCTCTTTCCGATTTGAATTTCGATACCAAATTATCGGCAGATGATATCATTACTGGCGATGCCACATTTTATTTTGAAAGTTACGACTTTATCTAACATTAGGCTTGCATTTTAACATTGGTTATGTTAGTATGTTGAATTGGTGTTAGACTATTGAATATATTATGGAAAACTTAGAACAAGTATTAAAAAATTGGGAACGTGATGCAGAGATCGACCAGACGGAACCTGGCAAAGAACTCATCAAGATACCCACATTACACAACAAATACCTTTCTATTCTCACAAAGCACAAGATTGCCTCAAAGAAGGCACATTTTGATTATCTCCGTATGCGGAAGATTAAGTGGGAATATTACACAGGTAAAATGTCCCAAGAAGAACTAGAACAGTACGGTTGGGAACCTTTTCAATTCACACTCAAATCTGATATCACCACTTATTTGGAAGCAGACTCCGATTTAATTAAATTATTGGAGAAAAAAGTTTACCATGAAGAAGTTGTATCAGTAATTGAATCTATCATGCAAGAACTGAAATCAAGAACTTTCCAGTTGCGTGACTTTATTAGCTGGGAGAAATTCATAGGTGGACAGTAAAGAACACGTTTTAATTGAAAAGGTAAATGAGGTATATTTACAAGTTGGGTGTGAAAAACATTTAGCTAAAGAGTTATCAGAATTCTTTACGTTTTTTGTACCTGGACATCAATTCGTTCCTGCATATCGTAACAAAATATGGGACGGAAAGATTCGCCTTTTTGATTTACGCAATAACAATCTTTACATTGGACTACTACCTTATCTAGAACAGTTTTGTGTTGAACGAAATTACACATACTCTCATAGTTTTGTTGAAGATGAGTTCTCAGTATATCATGCAAATAAGTTTATTGAAAGCCTCAAGATACATGGAAGAGGTGAACCATTAGAAGTTCGTGAACATCAACTCAATGCATTTGTTCACTCTATGCAGTCTAAACGTTCTTTGTTAGTATCTCCCACAGCATCTGGCAAATCTCTCATCATTTATTTGTTGTTTAGACAACTGCAACAATATCAAAATTTAAAAGGTTTGGTTATTGTTCCAACCACATCTTTAGTCGAACAGTTGTATTCAGACTTTGCAGATTACAACAACGATAATATGGAGCCATATCTTCATCGGATATATCAAGGCAAAGACAAGAACACAGACAAAGCTTTGACCATCTCTACATGGCAATCTTTATACAAGATGCCTAAAGAATACTTTGAACAGTTTGATTATGTGATAGGCGATGAAGCACACTTGTTCAAGGCACAATCACTAACAACAATATTGACATCGTGTATTAATGCCAAATATCGTATTGGATTAACAGGAACTTTAGACGGTACCAAGACACACAAGTTGGTATTAGAAGGGTTGTTCGGTCCAGTAAAACAAGTCACAACGACAAAACAATTGATAGACAAGAAACAACTTGCAGAATTTCAAATCAAGTGTCTAGTTTTAAAACACGATGAAGATATAGCTAAAGAACTTCGAGAAAAAACCTATCATGAAGAAATTGACTATTTGATATCAAATGAAAAAAGAAATAAATTCATAAAAAATCTTGCAGTAAGTCTACAAAATAATACACTGGTTTTGTATCAAATGGTTGACAAACATGGGCAAATACTGTATGATCTAATTAGAGAAACCAAGAATATTGGCGAAAGAAAAGTTTTCTTTGTTCATGGAGGAACAGACACTACAGACAGAGAAGAAATTAGAAAAATAATGGAGATAGAAAATGATGCGATTGTTGTGGCTAGTTTTGGTACCTTTTCTACTGGTATCAACATACGAAATTTACACAATATCATCTTCGCTAGCCCAAGCAAAAGTAGAGTTAGAAATTTACAAAGCATTGGTCGAGGGTTGCGGCAAGCAGAAGGAAAAGATATTGCCACACTCTACGACATCGCAGATGATTTGAGAGTTGGAAAACACATGAACTTTACTTTAAAACACTTCGTGGAAAGAACACGTATATATAATGAGGAGAGATTCCCATTCAAAATCTACAAGATAGGACTAAAAAAATGAACAATATCAGAATAGTTCGACTAAAGAGTGGTGAAGATATAATTGGAAACATATGTGATCAAAACGGTATGATACAATTAGACTCTCCGATGTCAGTTTCTTTGGTTACAAAAAACGGAACTAAAGGAATGTTGGTTATGAATCATTGGTTGCCAATACAATTAATTAAAAAGAATGAAATAAAAATTTCTTCTAACGATGTGTTAACAACTTTTGAACCAACCGATGAACTCTCTGAGTACTACTCCGATACAGTAAAAAAACTTGCATCATTGTTGGAAGCTAAAGAACTTGCAGATCAAATGAGAGATGAAGATATTCAGGAAATTATGGATGCCTTAGAAGAAGGTACTGGAGAAACAATACATTGATACTGAAGCAGCAACACACCGAAATTTACACGTTGTCAAGCTGTTTGTCAATACATTAAATGGTATATTTGAAATGGAATTATTATGACAAAGCAAACACATTATATAAACAACCAAGATTTTCTCAAGGCCTTGATTGAATATCAATCAGCTAGTGATTTGGCAAAAAAAGAAAATCGTACCGCACCTGCAATACCAAATTATATTGGTGAATGCTTTATGAAGATTGCAGAAGGTCTATCTCACAAACCTAACTTCATTAACTATACTTATAGAGATGAAATGGTATCCGATGGTATTGAAAATTGTTTACAGTACTTTGCAAACTTTGATCCAACCAAGTCAAGTAATCCTTTTGCATACTTCACACAAATCATTTACTTTGCTTTTCTTAGAAGAATACAAAAAGAAAAGAAACAGTTATATGTTAAATATAAATCAGCTGAACAAACTGGTATACTAGATGAACATGAGTTTATGGAACTGGAAGATGGCACATTTAAACAGTTTCAATTATACGATAATATTGCCGAATTTATAGAGAATTTTGAGGTAGCTAAAGAAGCCAAAAAGGCAACAACTAAAAAAGTAAAAGGTTTGGAGAAATTTTTAGATGAGTAAAATGAAAATAGGATTCACTTGTTCCACATTTGATTTGTTTCATGCCGGCCATATGATGATGTTGAAAGAGGCAAAAAAACAATGTGACCACCTTATAGTTGGATTACAAACCGATCCAACCATAGACCGTCCTGATACCAAAAATAAACCGGTACAAACATTATTTGAAAGGTTTGTGCAGTTGGATTCCTGCAAATATGTGGATGAAGTAATTCCATATTCTACCGAAAAAGAATTGATGGACATATTGCTTTCTTATCCAATTGATGTTAGAATTATAGGAGAAGAATACAAAGATAAACCTTTCACAGGTCGTGAATTAGATATTGATGTATATTATAACTCTCGCAAACATAGTTTTAGCACAACTTCTTTGCGTAAAAGAGTTCGTGAGTCTGAGGAAAGGAAACAAAATGTATAAGGTATGTTATTACCCAACTAACACAGAAACATCAGTTTTTTTTAAGTGGTTTAAATCACTACAAGAAGCCGTATCATTTACTAATACTAGACCCATCAATTCAGTTTTAGAAATTAAATATTATGACGATGTTGACCACAAAAAACCAGACCGAAACTAAAGTTGCCATTATAACGGATCAACACTTCGGTGCCAGAAACGATTCTGTTCATTTTTTAGACTTTTATGAAAAGTTCTATCGTGACACATTTTTTCCAAAATTAAAACAGGAAAACATTAAAACTGTATTGATACTTGGTGACACTTTTGATCGCCGAAAGTATGTCAACTTTTATTCTTTGAAACGAACAAAAGAAATGTTCTTTGACATTTTGGCAAAAGAATCAATCGATGTTTATATGTTGGCAGGAAATCACGATACGTATTTTAAAAATACTAACGATGTAAATTCTGTTGACTTGTTATTGCGTGAATATGACAACATCACAGTAATCGATACTCCACAAACCATACATCTAGAGTATGGAGATGTAAGCTCCGACGTTTGCATGATTCCTTGGATTTGTGCAGAGAATTATGAACAATCTCTGGCAGAAATTAAAAACACATCAGCCACACTTTGCATGGGACACTTTGAAATTGCTGGTTTCGCTATGCATCGTGGCATGCCTTCAGCGGAAGGATTGAATCGTGATATATTCAGACGATTCGATAAGGTGTTTAGTGGTCACTACCATCATCGTTCGAGTTCGGACAACATCACCTATCTTGGCAATCCTTACGAACTAACTTGGCAAGATTACAATGATGTTCGTGGATTCCATATTTTTGATTTGGCTGATAGGAATTTAGAATTTATTCCCAATCCTAATGTAATGTTTCACCGAATCATTTATAATGATAAAGAGGAATCAATTACAGAAATCAACAACAAAGACCTATCAAAATATACCAACACATATGTGAAAGTTGTGGTATTGAATAAGACTAATCCTTATCTGTTTGATAAGTTTATGAACAATTTATACAATATCAATCCAGTCGATATTACCATTGCTGAAGATTTTACTGACTTGACAGAAGGCGTTGAAGATGATATGATAGATCAAGCAGAAGATACCATCACAATCATTAATAAGTTTGTGGATGGAATCAAAGAAGAACACATTGATAATGAAAAATTGAAAACTATAATGCGTGAATTGTATGTGGAAGCATTGAATCTGGATCAAGCATGAACTGGAAAATTGTAGATAATATTTTTACTTCTGAAGAATTGGATAAACTGTGTGATTATTTTAGTACACATGGAAAACTATCCAAAGGTACCACACCATTAAACACAGGAAAGTGGAGAATATGTGATACATGTGACTATTCAAGAGATAATGAAGATTTGAAATGGTTTTTTAAAAAATTAGATTCTGCAATTTTAAAGATCAATCGTGAAGTGTTCAATTTCAAGTTGATGGGTTATTACAATATTATGTATTCTGTTTATAATGATTTTGAAAATGGCCAGTACAAGTTTCATCCAGATACAGCTGAAGGTCGATTGGGTGTCAGGAAATTATCTTTATCTTTAATCTTAAATGAACCTGGAACCGACTTTGAAGGCGGCGATTTCTTATTCAATCTAGGTAACGAATCCAAACCACACAAAGCATCTTTGAAGCGGGGTTCTATGGTTCTTTTTCCTTCCTATATGTTACATGCTGTTTCACCAGTTACTAAAGGCACCAGAAAATCTGTTGTTGTTTGGGTTGAGGGTCCTGAGTTCGTATGATAACTTTTCAATGTGTTAGATGGAAGAATTTTCTTTCCACTGGTAATTCATTTACCGAAATTAATTTTTTAAAATCTCCAAACACACTTATTATTGGTAACAATGGTGCTGGAAAATCAACCATCTTAGATGCGTTGTGTTTTGCGTTGTTTGGTAAACCTTTTCGTAAAATCAATAAACCACAATTATTAAATTCTATTAATCAGCAGCAGTGTGTTGTTGAAGTTGAATTTTTGGTGGGTAAAAAACAATACAAAGTTATTCGTGGCATTAAACCAAATATCTTTGAGGTTTATTGTGATGGTGTTATGGTCGACCAAGATGCCAAGGCAAAAGACTATCAAGAGCACTTAGAGAAATTTATTCTCAAAATAAATTACAAGTCTTTCACGCAAGTTGTCATCCTTGGTTCGGCTTCTTTTGTTCCATTCATGCAATTGTCTCCAGCTGATCGTAGAGCTATTATTGAAGATTTGCTTGACATTCAAATTTTTTCATCGATGAATGGAATCGTAAAAGAAAAAATGGTTAATATAAAAGATACTTCTGGTAAGTACAAATATGCCATGGACTTGGCATCTGAAAAGATCAAGATGCAGCAAGGCGCTATTGAGGAACACAAGAAACATAATAATGCCGAAATAGAAAAGAAACAAAAAGAAATCGAAGAATCACAAGTACAGATTACCAAGTTAAATTCAGACATCGAATTGATTCAAAAACATATTAATTCCTTAAATACTAAAATTTCTGATAAATTGTTAATAGAAAAGAAAAGTTCTAAACTAGTACAATTAGAATCTAAACTTGAAACCAAATTACGAAAATTAGAAAAAGAAGAAAAATTCTATGAAGAAAACCACGACTGTCCGACCTGCAAACAAAGTATCGATGACACATTCAGAAGTAACCAACTTGGTGGAATCAATCAAACAAAAGGAGAAGTTGGAGTTGCAGTTAAAGATATCGAAACTAAAATCGAAGAAACAAACCAACGCATCGAAGAAATCCAAAAAATAGTTAAACACATACAGGCACATAACAATGAGATTGTCAAACACACCTCCACGATTTCTGCCGTCAACATCTACATCGGCAAACTCAATTTGGAAGTTAAAAATCTTTCAACGCATAAGGATAGCTTGGAAGATGAAAATGAAAAGCTTAAGGAACTCAAAGGAGATTTGTCCGTGCTGCTCAGACAGATGGAAGAATTATCGTTAGAGAAGCAATACTATGAGTTTGCTGGTAACCTATTGAAAGATACTGGCATTAAAACAAAAATCATTCGTCAGTATTTGCCTATTATGAACAAGTTGATTAACAAGTATCTGACTGCAATGGATTTCTTTGTTAACTTCAATATTAATGAAAACTTTGAAGAAACAATTAAGAGTCGGCACCGTGATGAATTTTCTTATGCCAATTTCTCCGAAGGTGAGAAGATGCGTATTGATTTGGCATTGCTGTTTACATGGCGTCAGATTGCCAAGTTGAAGAACAGTACAAATACCAATCTACTAATTTTAGATGAGGTCTTTGATTCATCACTAGATGGTGTTGGTACAGAAGAATTTTTGAAATTGATACATGAAATGGGAACAGATACCAATGTGTTCGTTATTTCACATAAAGGTGACCAACTATTCGATAAGTTCAGGTCGGTTATTAAATTTGAGAAACATAATAATTTTAGTAGGATTGCAAAATGAGTGATACAATTGTTTTTAATACGGAAGATACATTAAAAGGTACCAGTTATGCTAAAACTTTTTCTATACCTTTGTTTGATTTGGTAGGAGAAGATAATCCAATTCTCAAAGAAGTTATGCCAGAATTTGATTTTAAAAATGCTCCTGTAAATCCTATGGAATTCGCATCTTCTTTGGTTGAAACCTGCAAGAAACACAAAGGATATGGATTGTCCGCCAACCAATGCGGTTTTAGGTATCGAGTATTCGTTATGGGTGCCGAAGATAACTTTGTGGCATTCTTTAATCCAAAAATTACCGCAACATATGATGAGTCACATATTGTTGAAGGATGCCTATCTTTCCCATTACTAGGACTTAGAATTACCAGACCTGCTGCCGTAGATGTAGAATACCAAGACTTTAATGGAGAAAATAAAACAGCACATTATACTGGTATATCTGCAAGATGTTTTCTTCATGAGCTTGACCACATGAACGGAATAGTATATACTGAAAGAGTGAAACCACTTGCGTTGCAAATGGGTATGCAGAAGCGTAACAAACTAATCAAGAAATTGCGTATAAAATAATGGCGACACCAGTTGAATTTGTGGACAAACAATGGGTAGAATGGCAAGAGTCCAACCCAACAAGTAAGTTTGAACACATAGATAAAGAAGAATTGACCAAGACTCTAATTGGAGACTTGACCAAAGCTTCTCAGATGGATGTTCGTGAATATACTTTATACCAAAAATGGTGCGAAGTTAAAGAACGATATCCCGTCTTTGAGGCCTCAACTCTTTGGGGTACAGAAGTTCAGATGGTTAATCCTGAACAAAAAGAATTGATTGAAAAAGTCAAATCTAATTTTTGGATGCCAGAATCACCTGACGATTTTGAAAAATTAAAACCTGTGATGAAATTATCAAATGGTCCATTGGCAGAAACTTGGAATGCCATACGTACCTTTTCATCCACAATGAAAAACAATTCTAACATTGGTCGTAATCTATTTTATACGGTTACTGATGATGTGACAGGTAAATATCTTGGTGTTATTTGTATATCATCAGATTTTTTAGACTTAACTCCAAGAGACAAGGCCATCGGTTGGTCAAGAGAAGTTAAGACACAACAAGGCATGATTAATCACACCGCAATTGGTTCTACTATCGTGCCCCTACAACCTTTGGGGTTTAATTATATGGGCGGTAAATTACTTGCCTTGTTGTGCCTTTCTGATACCGTCCAAAAAGACTGGAAAGAACGATATGACGATGTTCTAGTCGGAGTGACTACCACATCACTTTATGGTGCTACGAAGGCTGGAGGCCTATCCCAATACGATGGACTCGAACATTGGAATAAAATGGGTTTTAGTTCAGGTTCGGTTGCGTTTGAACCATCCAGAAAAACCATGAATATGGTATTTGATTGGATTAAAGAAAATCATACTCGTAAATATTTTGAATGGTGGGAAGCCAAAAATCAAAATGGTTTACCACTTAAACGTGACCATAAAAATAGATCATTGAACTTTGCCTACCCAAAATTAGGTATCGATAAAAAATTAATTCGTACCGAACATCAACGTGGTATCTATTTTAGTCCTCTCTATAATAATACCAATGAATTTCTCCGTAAGGAGATTACCGATTCTGAACTGGTAAAATCGTTTGATACCAGTGAAGAAGCCCTTGCCAATATTTGGAAAACCAAGTATGCTAAGGGTCGAATTAGGCAATTACAGAAAAAGAATAATGTTTCTTACGATTCTCTTTTCTATGATGACCTGATTTATTTGTCTTGGGAAGAAACCAAGGCAAAATATCTACCACAAGTTGGTAGATAAACACAAGTATACCACAATATGCTTGACACACACACATATATAATGTTATGATGTGAGAACTTGCTAACAAGGCAAGAATTTTTATTACTTTAATATGGAGTTTTTACTATGAAACAATCTGCTAAACAAAAAATCATTACCTTCTTGAGCAAAAAAGAAGGTTACAACACACTTACAACCGCACAAGCTCGTGCTCGTTTTGGAATTCAAAACGTTTCTGCTCGTATCGATGAGTTGCGCCAAGAAGGCCACGTTATCTACACTAACACCAAAACCCGTGGTGATGGTTCCAAAGTTGCTTCTTACCGCTTAGGTAAGCCAACTAAAGCAATGGTTCGTGCTGCCTATTCAGTAGGTTTCTAATCAAGCGTTAGTATAGGGAGAGGTCAAATTACCTCTCCCTTTTTTTTATTAAAACATTGGAGTCCAAATGGAAATATCAATTAAAAAAGAAGAACTGCAAAAGAAAAGTATATTCGTTGCTACCCCAATGTATGGCGGCATGAATCATGGACTTTATGCAAAAGCCTGTCTAGATTTACAAGGCATCTGTATGCAATATGGCGTACAGGTCAAATTCTCATTTTTGTTTAATGAGTCCCTAATTACCCGAGCAAGAAATTATCTTGTTGATGAGTTCTTGCATCGTTCAGAATGTACACACATGTTGTTTATTGATTCTGACATTCACTTTAATCCACAAGACGTAATTGCTTTGTTGGCACTTGATAAAGAAATCATCGGTGGTCCTTATCCAAAGAAAGCGATCAAGTGGAAATCTATTGCTACAGCATTGAAGAAGAATCCAAATATTGATATTGGCAACCTAGAAAAAATTACTGGAGATTATGTTTTCAATCCAGTTAAAGGTACCGCACAATTTTCTGTTACAGAACCTTTAAGTGTTTTGGAAATTGGTACTGGTTATATGATGATCAAACGTGAAGTGTTTTCTAAAATGCAAGAAGCATATCCTTCAATTAAATACAAACCAGATCATATCGGTCAAGCCCACTTTGACGGATCACGTTATATCCATGCCTTCTTTGATACTGTAATCGACACTAAAGATTCTATTACAGGTGGTGGTTCTGAACGTTATCTTTCAGAAGATTACATGTTCTGCCAAATGTGGCGTAAAATTGGTGGAGAAATCTTCTTGTGTCCTTGGATGAAAACATCACACATTGGTACATATCACTTCCAAGGAGATATGCCAGCAGTTGCAAATTTTGTTGGTGAGATGTAATGTCTGAATTGACCAAAGGTCGTAAATTTGATGGAGGCAAATTAGAGTATGGTTTGCTTCCACCACTTGCGTTAGAAGAAACTGTAAAAGTTCTTACCTTTGGAGCTCAAAAATATGAGCGTGATAATTGGCAAAAAGTACCTGAATCAAAACGCAGGTACTTTGATGCACTACAACGACATGTTTGGTCCTGGAAACAAGGTGAACAAATTGATCCAGAATCAGGATTACACCACTTAGCTCACGCTATGTGTTGTTTAATGTTTTTGTATGAACATGATGTCAAGTATTCCAAAGAAAGTATTGACGTTGAACTTGAACAAGTGTATGATACAAATGTTTTTATATAATGGAGTAATAAATGAAACTTTCTAATGAAACCCTTTCCGTTTTGAAAAACTTTGCAGGAATCAATTCTGGCATCGAATTCAAAAAAGGTAATAAACTTACCACGATCTCATCAGGTAAAACTGTTTTGGCAAAAGCCACACTTAAAGATGAGTTCCCACAAGACTTTTGTGTGTACGATTTGAATCAATTTTTGAATGTACATTCTTTAAACAAAGATACCGAAGTTGATTTTGATGAATCTAATATCATCTTTAAATCTGGCCGCAGCAAAGCCAAGTATCGAAAAACTGCCAGAGAAATGATTGTAACCGCACCTGATAAGGCTTTGAGTTTGCCATCAGTTGATATCGCTTTTACACTAACAGAAGAAGATTTTGGTTCCATTCTAAAAAGTGCAAACATCCTTCAATCACCTAATATTGCTGTTGAGTCTACCGGTGACAAGATTTGTTTGACTGCTTTTAATGCAAAAGACGATTCTGCACACACGAATTCAATTGAAGTTGCTGATGGCAACGACAATAAATTTAAAATGGTCTTTTTGACCGAAAACCTGAAAATGATTTCTGGTTCTTATGATGTTGAGATTTCTTCAAAAGGTCTTGCATCTTTCAAAAATAAGAATGTAGATATTCAATATTGGGTCGCAACCGAATCGAAAGATTCAAAATTTGGAGAATAAAACATGTTCGTATATCTTAATGAAGCAACTACAGACCAACCTATCGCTATCAATCCGCAACATGTCGTTGCTGTTTTTGAGGCAGCTGAAGGTGAAATGCAAGGAAAAACTATTGTTAACTTAGTTAATGGTGGTTGGGCAGTTAGTCAGACACAACTCGAAGTTGTTGGAATATTGAATAGTCAATAAACTTGAGACATGCACAATTTAGGTTGTGCATTAAATTGATTTAGTTTTGTATTTTTTTTATATTATGGGAATTTTGAATGACACATCATGTTTTGTGGGTGGAGAAGTATCGCCCCTCTAAAGTACAAGACTGTATTTTGCCTGAACTGGTTAAAACCACCTTTCAGGAATATGTTAACAAAAAAGAAATACCCAACCTACTTCTTTCGGGTGGTGCTGGCGTAGGCAAGACTACAATCGCCAAAGCATTATGCGAAGAAGTTGGTTGTGACTATATTGTTATCAATGGTTCGGATGAGAATGGCGTTGATACCATTCGTATCAAAATTAAAAACTATGCTTCATCGGTAAGTTTGATGGGTGGCCGCAAGGTCATTATTCTTGATGAAGCAGATTATCTAACGCCTAATGCACAGGCTATTCTACGTGCTTCTATTGAAGAATTTGCAAGTAATTGTTCCTTTATCTTTACTTGTAACTTCAAAAATCGCATTATTGATCCAATACATTCTCGTTGCACCGTCATTGACTTTCGAGTTAACGGTCAGAAAGCCAAATTGGCTGCACAGTTTTTCAAACGTGTAGAATGGATACTTGGTGAAGAAAACATCACTTATGATAAAGAAGTGGTTGCTGCTGTTATCACCAAACACTTTCCCGATAATCGTAGAATTTTAAATGAACTTCAACGATATGCGGTATCTGGCACTATCGACAAAGGTATTCTTGCAGCAGTAAGTGATATTCAATTAAATGAACTCACTAAAGCCTTGAAAGAGAAAGACTTTGCATCATGTCGTAAATGGGTCACCAATAACTTGGACAACGATCCTGCACGAATCTTCCGTAAGTTATATGATGGTCTGTATGAACTATTGAAACCAGACACCGTACCCGCACTGGTTCTTATTCTCGCTAAGTATCAGTATCAAGTGGCTTTTGTTGCTGATTCTGAAATCAACTTGATTGCTTGTTTGACAGAAATTATGGTGGACTGTGAGTTTAAGTAATGTGCGAGATCATATCAATTAATACCGTATTTGGTGAAGAAGAATTTCAAACAAAAACTTGTATCTATTGTAAAAAAAAATTACCTATTTGGGAATTCGCTAAGCACTCACAGAAGGTGGATGGATATGACACCAGATGCAGACTTTGTGTTAAAGAACGAAAATCAATAGTTAATAAAATTAGAGAAAATGCTCCGCCTCAACCACAAACTTGTGAGTGTTGCGGAAAGCCACCAAATAAAGGTTCTAATGCAAACCCTAGAAGAAGGATTATGGGATTAATGTTGGATCATGATTCTCAGACTAATACTTTTAGAGGTTGGTTGTGTGGTGATTGTAATAGAGCAATTGGTTCTTTGGGTGATAATATTGAAGGCGTGGAAAAAGCCTTAAATTATTTAAAAAGGAATCAAAAAAATGCCTGATTTATTCAAAGAAATCATTCCATCCATACTCACAACTAAAAAATCTGTAATCTATGATGAGTTAGATTTAAAGGACTATCATCCTTTCCTGGTCAACCGTGCCTTGTCTTATCACATGGATTGTGTTCTATATGCAAATGAAATTAATCTTCACCCACATCTAGACAAGGATCTACAATATCACTATCTTCTAAATACTGTAAGGTCGATGAAACGGAAATTTCAACCGTGGCAGAAATCATCAACCGATAAAGACATAGAATCCGTTAAAACTTATTTTGGTTACTCAAATGAGAAGGCCAAAGAAGCTCTGCGTATTCTTAATGAAGAACAACTCGCTGAAATAAGAAAAAAAACAGATAAAGGCGGAACAAAGTGATGATTAATATTACAGACTTAGTTGAAGTGACTTTAAAAGAAAAAGACGATTTTCTCAAAGTTCGTGAAACGTTAACACGAATTGGTGTCGCATCAAAAAAAGAAAACATACTATATCAATCTTGCCATATTTTACATAAACAAGGCAAGTACTACATCGTACATTTTAAAGAATTGTTTGCTTTAGATGGCAAACCAACAGACATTTCCGAAAATGATTTGTCACGCAGAAATGCAGTTGCTAAACTACTACAGGATTGGGGTCTTGTGGGTATTGTGAACGTAACGAAAATTGAAAACCCACCTCCAATTTTCTTATCACAAATAAAAATTATTCCACACAAAGAAAAAGACAAGTGGGAATTAGTACCAAAATACCAAATCGGTAAAAAAGGTCCTGCAAAAGAATCTTAATCCGGTAAACATCCGACTAGTGTGTTGGATTTATTGACACATTAGTATAAATACTAATATAATTATGGTGCCGTGCTCATCGAGGCGGCAATTTTTAAAACTCGCTTAACTAAGGAGAAAGCAATGACTTACATTAAAGATGTATTCGGTAAAGACCTTTTTGGTCAATTTCAACCATTCACGGTCGGTTTCGATCAAACTCTAGACACACTCAAACAAATTGCGGAACAATCTGCAAAAGTTGCTGGGTATCCTCCATACAACATCAGACAAGTCAAAGATAACAAATATGTTATTGAAATGGCTGTTGCTGGATTTGGAAAATCTGATATTGAAATGACACTAGATGGCAACAAACTAGTCATCAAAGGTGCAACAAAGGATGATCCGGAAACTGATTATCTATACAAAGGTATTGCAAATCGTTCTTTTGAACGCACTTTTACTTTAGCTGATAAAGTCGAAATTAAAGATGCGGAATTGGTAAACGGCATGCTTAAGGTTTGGTTGGAGAACATGATCAAAGCTCAAGATGCAATTAAAAAAATTACAATTAAAGAAAAGAACGAATAATGAAAAACCTTCTTAAAAATCTTTATCATACTTGGTTAGAAGTTCGTAAGATGCAAACTGAATACGCTTATCGCACCCGTGGGGTCTGATATGTGTAATTGGTGGCCCGTATCTGACGAAGAATGGGAAAATTTAAATTTTCCTAAAAACAAATAAGTGGTAAATAAATGGGGGATTGTTGACAATCCCCTATTTTTTTGTTATACTCCAGTGATTATGAAAAAATTGACCCAAAATCCCAAAGAAGTCCTAAAAAAAGTTCGTTCTCGCACGAACCTGGATACCTTTTATACATACTCCCACTGGCCATCTAAAGAAATTGATGGTGTCACTTTTGTTCCTGTGGTAAAAAACTTGCCAGGGGTCCAAACCCAAACGCTACACTATATGCGTAAAGATAATTTGGAATATGTCAGATGAAAATTTTGGGAATCAACACCTCACATAACGCTTCGATTTGCCAAATTACAGACGGCAAAATTGATTTCTATCTAGAGGAAGATAGGTTCAATAAGATAAAAAATTATTGTCCACATCATTCTGAAAAAACAGAATATCTATCGATTAAACCTCATGCAAATACCTTTTATGATAAGGTAATCCTTTCATCTTTTGATAGGTTTTTACCTTTCAAAGAAAACTCCCAAAATTGGGATGATATTATTAATGAAGATTTATTGAAACAATTAAATAACTTTAATTCATCTTACTTTAGTCTTAGACATCACCACTTGTATCACGCTTATTGTGGTTTCTATTTTTCCAAATTTGATGAAGCTTTATGTATCGTTATGGATGGTGGTGGAACACAACCATATAAACCAGGTTTCCAAGAAATTGAAAGCGTTTACTTTCTGACAAAAAAAACAAATACTTGTCGTTATAAACACATGACAAATTCTCGATTCATCAACAGACCATTTGAACCTATCGAACCAGAATATGATAATGTTGATGGAGTTGACTTACAATTTTCTTCCAAACACAGCTCAGGCCAACAATTTAGTATTTTAACTTCTCAGTTAGGATTTGGATCAGGTTCAGAAGCTGGAAAAACTATGGGACTAGCTAGTTACGGTAATAAATCTGGTAATAAACCAGAAGATGAAGCCAAACGATTGCAAATCTCAACAAAAAAAGATACAATTAAATTAATTAAAAAGGCAATGTCATACAACAAATGTAAAAACATTGTGTTGTCTGGTGGTTATTCTTTAAATTGTGTAAACAATTATGAATATGTTAAAGAATTTCCTAATTATAATTTCTTTGTAGATCCTGTTGCACATGATGGTGGTACTGCTATTGGAGCAGCTCTTTGGGCCTATCAAAATGGTTAATATAACAAACAAAACTGTAGCGGTTGATCATTTGATTGATCAAAAAGTAGTTGCAATATTTCAAGGACAATCTGAATGGGGTCCTAGAGCTCTAGGTAATCGTTCAATTCTTTTTGATCCTAGGAATCCAAATGGCAAAGACATTATTAATGGTATCAAAAAACGTGAATGGTTTAGGCCTTTTGCTGGAACAATCATGTTGGAACATGTACATGATTACTTTGAAATGTTGACCATAAAGGAATCACCTTACATGACTTTTGCTGTTCAAGCAAAAGAAAAAGCAATTAAAGAAGTACCATCAATTATTCACGTTGACAATACTTGCAGAATACAAACAGTCACTAGAGAACAAAATAAACACTTCTATGAATTGATTGAAGAATTTTACAAAAGAACAGGAACACCGATTCTATTCAATACTTCATTCAATTTGGCTGGAGAACCTTTGGTTGAAACCCTTGAAGATGCGATTAGTACCGTGAATAGGTCAGGAATTGATTACTTATATTTACCGGAATAAAAAAATGTTACAAACTATTTACAATTGGATAAGATATTCTGGAGTGAATATCACAATTAAATTAAATCCACTTCATTGGAGAATTAATTGTGGTTTTAAATCAACAAACGAAATTTGGGAAGTCGATTATTTTATTTTAGAATTTTTACCTATAACTATACGTGTGTGGTTTGACAATGGCGATTGGTAAAAAAATAATTGTCAATGGTACGTTCGATATACTTCATGTTGGACATATTGCGCTTTTAGAATATGCTAGAAGTCTCGGTGACCAACTGTTGGTCTGTATAGATAGTGATAGGCGAGTAAAAGAATTAAAAGGTGAGTCTAGACCAATCAATAATCAATACGACAGAATAAGAATGTTGTGTGCATTAAGATGTGTTGATATGGTTTGGATGTTTGATAGTGAACAAAATTTAATTGATCAGATTAAATTATATGAACCAGATATTATGGTTAAAGGTTCCGATTACGTAGGAAAACCAATAATCGGACAATCGATGTGTAAGGAGATATTATTTTATGACAAAACAGAACATTCAACAACAAGTACCATTCAAAATATTATTGATAGGCGATGATTGCCTTGATGAGTATCAATATGGTGTTGTAGAGAGATTAAGTCCTGAAGCACCAGTTCCGGTTTTTAAGTTTCAGCGAAAAGATCAAAAGCCAGGAATGGCTGCTAACGTATATCAGAATCTTATGAATCTAGGTTGTAAAGTTAATAGAATTTTTGGCAACCAATCTAAAAAAACAAGATTGATTGATTTAAAATCCAAACAACACATCGTTCGTATTGATGAAGATTTAATCAGTAAACCATTAGTTATTGAACCTGATCTATTACAAGATTATGACGCAATTGTTGTGAGCGACTATAACAAAGGTACAGTTTCTTATGAAACACTAGAGAATTTGCAAAACGTTTTTTCTGGTCCAATTTTTGTTGATACGAAAAAAACTGAACTTGATAGAATGAACAAATGTATTGTAAAAATTAATACTCCTGAGTTCATGGCATCAAAAAGCAAGTGCGAAGAATTAATTGTAACTGCCGGAGAACAAGGCGCTTACTACAAGGGAACAAGATATCCCGCAATGCCTGTGGAAGTTGCCGATGTCTGTGGTGCAGGCGATACATTTTTGGCAGCACTTACATACAAATATTTGCAAACAAATAGTATTGAACAATCTATTCCTTTTGCGATTCGAGCAGCCTCTATAACCGTGCAACATTTGGGTGTATATGCACCAGATTTGGGAGAAATAAATGCGTCTTGAAGGTTTTGTTGAAAAGGGTTGGGGGCATGAATTTATTTTTGCAACCAACGACAAGTATTGCGGCAAATTATTAAAGTTTAATAAAGATGCCAAATTCAGTATGCACTTTCATAGTGTCAAAGATGAAACTTGGTATGTGATGGATGGCAAGTTTAAAGTTATTTGTATTAATACTGCCAACGCCACACAATATGAACATGAACTAAATCCTGGTGATACATGGCACAATCCGCCTTTACTTCCACATCAAGTTATTTGTCTTGAAGAAGGCACTTTAATTGAAGTCAGCACTTCTGATTCAGTAGAAGATAATTATCGTGTAATGAAAGGCGATAGTCAAAAGTGAATATCTTATTAACAGGTCACCGTGGATTTATCGGTTCACATTTACTCAAAGCGTTAGAAGAAAAAGGACATAATGTATCGACCTATGAATGGGGTGATGGCAATATGCCTAGCGTTATGGAACAAGATTGGGTAATGCATGTTGGTGCAATTAGTTCTACAACCGAAAAAGATGTTGAAAAAGTGATGCGACAAAATGTTGACTTTACTGAACAGTTGTATAATGCATGTAGGACATACGGAGTTAACTTTCAATTCTCTAGCTCAGCATCAGTCTATGGGTTAACTAGTACGTTTAAGGAAGATGATCCTGTTGATCCAAAGACACCTTATGCTTGGTCGAAGTATCTAAGTGAAAGATACATCAATAGGCACATGGGTGGTAACATCACTCAGATGTTTAGATATTTTAATGTGTATGGTCCAGATGGTGAAGAACACAAGGGTGACCAAGCAAGTCCATATTTTAAATTCACTAAACAAGCCAAAGAAAAAAGAAGAATTAAACTTTTTGATGGCAGCAATAATTATCATAGAGATTTTATTCATGTTAGTAAAATAGTTGATACACACCTTAAATTTTTAAATATCAAAGAATCTGGTACTTGGAATGTTGGTACTGGAACAACCAAAAGTTTTATGCATGTTGCATCAGAAGTATCAAAAACATGGCCTTCTATTGTTGAATTCATTTCAATGCCAAAAGAATTGGAACAATCTTATCAAAAATATACTTGTGCTGATATGACAAAGATGAACAAGACATTAGAAGCTTTGCAAAGTGAGTGATGAAACAAATTTATTAAAGGGTCGTAATAGTTACGATAGTAATATTGGCGGCAGTTTGGTGGCGTTTTTAAACAGAAATGTGACGCCTTACCCTACAGAATCTAGTGGTCCAAAATTTGATCTAGTTCCTGTTACTGAGCAAAAAGATTTGATGCTGAATGTGGCTCGTATGCACGCTCAGCAAGAATATGATAGAATCATGGACTTGGTACAGGTGTTACAAAAACAAGCTGAACAAATCAAACGTAGATTATACATTACTGATGCAGTACATGCCGCCAAATATGATTTTAAAACTTATCCTGGTCAATGTTATTGGTTGATCTATGATACAGAAAAAAATATAACTAGACTAGTTAGAAATGGTCCAAATGATTGGAGTTCATCGGCTCCAGAAAATTATGATTATGTTTGCCAAGTTAAATGGTTAGGCGATTTTACCTGGATTGAAGTTTGATGAAACAAAAATTTATTGATGCTTATATGGATGTGGCACATCGATTTGCACAGTTATCAAGTGCAAAGCGTTTAAAGGTCGGTGCTATAATTGTCAAAGATGATCGAATTATTTCAATTGGTTATAATGGTATGCCATCTGGTTGGACAAATGAATGTGAAACTAAAGAATACATGAGTGACGATGCTGGTGGTTGGTTAAGTCCAGATGAAATTGAACAACGATGGCCTAACCAAGAACAACAGTTGCCAAAAGATTCAAATATTTGGAAGCGGTATTCTCTTAAAACCAAAGATGAAGTCATTCATGCCGAAGCCAATGCAATCGCCAAACTTGCTAAATGTACCGAATCTGGTGATGGATCCACCATGTTTTTAACTCATGCACCATGCATACATTGTGCCAAACAAATCTATACCGCAGGCATTAAAACGGTATACTTCGGTTCGGCATATAGGGACGATGCGGGCTTGACATTCTTAAAAAAATGTGATATACTAGTGAATCAGGTGAGTAAGTAATTTCGCCTGATGAAATTGGTTTTTTACCTAAATATTGGGAAACTTACTATCTCGTAAGTTTTTTGAATTGTGCATAAAGGTCTAAAATGAAACTGAGCATAATCGGATGTCCTGAAAAGAAAAAATTTCGTCCCTACGTTAAAAAAGCAGCATTATTCTATGCTGATCTGTTGTTCACACAAAAAATGACGGAAAATCTTTTTTTGCAAATCAAATTTAATAAAAAAATTGATGTGTTTGGATATGCATCAATTACTGGTTATAATGATAGTGCTAAACCTAGAGATTTTTTAATTGAACTAAATCCAAATGTTGCCGCTTATGATATATTGAAAACGTTAGCCCATGAAATGGTTCACGTAAAACAATACGCATATTCAGAAATGGATGAAAAAGGATTAAGATGGAAAGGATCGCATGTCGATCCTTCAAAAACAGATTATTGGACTGAACCGTGGGAAGTAGAAGCTTATGGTTTAGAACCTGGAATGTTTACAAAGTTTGCAGTTAAAGAAAAATTGTGGACAGTATTTAAAAACGTTACTAATCCAAATGATATAATAAAGCCGGAACCTTTAGGGTTCTTGGAAGAAACTGTTGTTGCAGAAATACAACAAATAGAAAATAATGCTTGACAATTTTATTGGTTTGTGTAGAATAGATATATGGAAGTGTGGATGAGTGGTTTAAATCAGCAGTCTTGAAAACTGCCGGCTGTAAAAGGTCCGTGAGTTCGAATCTCACCGCTTCCGCCAGATTTTGGAGAGTTGGTAGAGTGGTTAATACAACGGATTGCTAATCCGTCATCCAGAAATGGGTGCATAGGTTCGATTCCTATACTCTCCGCCAAATTTCCTCGCTTTCGTATAATGGATAATACAGTAGGCTTCTACCCTACGAATATGGGTTCGATTCCTGTAGGCGAGGCCAGAGTTTATGTGGGTGTGCAGCTGAATGGTTAGGCACCGGATTGCAAATCCGTATTATGCAGGTTCGAGTCCTGTCACCCACTCCAAGTTTGTTGTTTAAATACAACACCCAGTAAAAAGTGCTTGACAATTTTACTGGTTCATGTACAATACGTACTATCGATTGAGAAATCAATCATTGTTCTTTAAAAGTTTGATGCAGTATGTGCTCGGTTCATCTAGTGGCCTAGGATAGTGCCCTTTCACGGCATTCACACCGGTTCGAATCCGGTACCGAGTACCATATTAAAGTTTATTGCGTTGATAAGTCCATTAGGGGATTGTTCAAGATAACGGGACGGCGGTCACCGGTCTATGAACACTCATGATAGCCGTTACGAAGGTGATGGGTTGCTTGTTTGTAATGACCGCATACAGCGCAGGATCGCAGCCTGTGAAAAAGAAGTATGCAAGGTTCGCAATAAATTTTAATATGGTACATAGAAAAAAATAAAGCCCTCTTGGCGGAATTGGTAGACGCACCGGATTTAGGTTCCGGCGCCGTAAGGCGTGAGAGTTCGACTCTCTTGGAGGGCACCAAATTTAAATGCGACTGTGGTGAAATAGGTAAACACAGCAGACTTAAAATCTGCCGCTTCGGCTTGCCGGTTCGATTCTGGCCAGTCGCACCAAATTGGAAAAGTTTTTGGTTGTTCTAAAAAGCAAGGCCACGCTGAAAAGCAAAAAGGTCGAGCGGAGAACATTAAATGGAGACGACCGCTCCAGCCATTCAATGTTTTGGTCCCATAGTATATCGGTTAGTATAGCGGCTTGTCACGCCGTTGAGGCGAGTTCGACTCTCGCTGGGACCGCCAAGTTTATTCCTCAGTAGCACAGCGGTAGTTGCGTCTGGCTGTTAACCAGAATGTCGGTGGTTCGATCCCATCCTGAGGAGCCAAATTGGAGATGTGGCAGAGTGGTCGATTGCAGCAGACTGTAAATCTGTTCTTAACAGCACGGTGGTTCGAATCCATCCGTCTCCACCATTTATTATTTGCCTCCTTAGTTTAATGGTAGAACTCCGTCTTTACACGGCGGTTACGGCAGTTCGATTCTGTCAGGAGGTACCAAGTTTCGCCCGATTAGCTCAGTGGTAGAGCAACCGCCTTGTAAGCGGTAGGTCGTCTGTTCAATCCAGACATTGGGCACCATTTCATCCAAGTGTAGCGCAGTCTGGTAGCGCATCTGGTTTGGGACCAGAGGGTCGTAGGTTCGAATCCTACTACTTGGACCAACTATGGGGGATTAGCTCAGCTGGGAGAGCAGTAGCTTTGCAAGCTAAAGGTCAACGGTTCGATCCCGTTATCCTCCACCAATCGCCTCAATAGCTCATTCGGTTAGAGCACCGTCTTGATAAGGCGGGGGTGCCTAGTTCGAATCTAGGTTGAGGCACCAATATATCTCGATAGTGTAACGGCAGCATACCGGTCTCCAAAACCGTTGGTCGGGGTTCAAATCCCTGTCGGGATGCCAAATGCGGGGTTAGTTTAATGGTAAAACTGTAGATTTCCAATCTTCCGTTGAGAGTTCGATTCTCTCACTCCGCTCCAATTATAAGAAGGACCTTATCATGCGTAAATTAAATCTAGACAACGTTATTTCTTTCATTGAACAGCAATCACCTGAAACCAAAGTTTATATTGGTTGTGATTCTGAGAGAGTAATGGTTGATGGAACACCTTATGCAGATTATGTTCTTGCTATCGTAGTACATATTAATGGAAATAATGGATGCAAAATTTTTGGTGAAGTTATTCGTGAAAGAGATTTTGACCAGAAACGAAGTAAACCTAGATATAGATTAATGAATGAAGTTTACAAAGTTTCAGAGTTGTATTTGAAACTTGCAAATGTTCTAGTTGATCGTGATATTGAAGTGCATTTGGACATTAATCCAAATGAAATGCACGAATCGTCTTGTGTCATTAATGAAGCTGTTGGATATATAAAAGGAACGTGCAATGTTATTCCTTTAGTTAAACCCGAAGCCTTTGCTGCTACGTATGCAGCAGACAGATTTAAGACACTAAAAGCAGCATAACAAATGCGGGAATAGCTCAGTTGGTAGAGCACTTCCTTGCCAAGGAAGATGTCGAGAGTTCGAACCTCTTTTCCCGCTCCAATTAACAACACCCCAAAAGCCTATCACAGAAGCTCAAACCTTGGGGTTACTTTATGGTGTCTTTAGTGTAGTGGCCTGCACCCTGCTCTGTGAAAGCGGTAGTACCGGATCGATACCGGTAAGACACCCCATTTTCGGGCCTCTAGCTCATGTTGGTTAGAGCAGCGGACTCATAATCCGTTGGTGCCGTGTTCGACTCACGGGGGGCCCACCAAATTTACCAAAAATAACTTGACAAAGCGATATAAGTATAGTAGAATGATATAAATGCGGTGTGTAATAGTACGGCGTAGGATTCCCTCTTACGTTACCTGAGCAAAGCAGAACACCGCTCCATTTCTATTAAAGGCCTTCATCATGAATTTAAAACCAACTGCATCAAACGTATATATTACCAGAATCGCTTCAGAGAAGCAAACATCTTCTGGTATTATTTTAAAAAGTTCCGAAGAGCCAGATAAAGCAAGAGTCGAATCTATCGGCAAAGATGTAACCGACCTTTCTATCGGCGATATCATTCTTGTTAATTGGAACAAAGCAATCAAAATTGAAAAAGAATCATACATCATCCCATCAGAAGATGTGGTTTTGGTGTTCGAATAAAATATAGCGGGGTAGCGCAGTAGTAGAGCGCCGGGCTCATAATCCGGAGGTCGGTGGTGCGATTCCACCTCCCGCAACCAAATAAAGAAAGAGATATAAAATGGAAATCTTGGCACTCAAATTAATTACTGGCGAAGATGTTTTGGGTGAAGTTGAATCTCAATCCGAAACCGAATTTGTAATTTGTAATCCTGTTGGAATCTCTATCGTTCGAGGTAAAGATGGCCAACCCAACGTAGGATTCTCACCTTTTCCACTACACGCTGAACAAAAAACAGGCACAACTATTGCCTTGGCGAAGAAAAATGTAGTATACTCATACACTCCTGCGGAAGATTTTATTTCAAATTACAATCAAATTTTTGGTTCAGGTATTATTCTTCCGCAAACTAAATCATTGATTACGGGATAACAGTTGAGTTCTAATTTTTATACTAATGTACAATGCTTCGGTAATCACATACTTTATCGTGGCATTAAAGATGGAAAAAGAGTCAAAGAGAGGGTAGATTATTCACCCTCTCTTTATGTTCCATCCAAACGTATAACAAATTTTACCTCACTTGAAGGTGTATATCTCGACCAGAAAACATTTGAAACAATACGTGAGTCCCGTGATTACATTAAACAATTTGAAAGTGTTCAAAATGCTCCGAAGATTTATGGTCAAACTCGATTCGAATATGCGTTTATTGCGGATCAACATCGAGGTATGGTTGATTATGAACAGGATAAAATATCGATTGCGGTAGTCGATATTGAAGTTGCTTCTGAAAATGGATTTCCTGATCCATACGAAGCGAATGAACCAATCACAGCTATTTGTATCAAGTACATTAACGGCGATACATATGTTTTCGGTTGCGGAATATATGAAACAAAAGGCAAAGAAATTTATGTAAAGTGTAGGGACGAATACTCACTTTGCAAACAGTTTATGGCTTTGTGGACTAAAAAGTGTCCTGATATTCTCACTGGTTGGAATACAAAGTTCTTTGATGAACCTTACATTATCAATCGTTTCCGTAAAATTCTTGGTGAAGATGAAACCAAAAAATTGTCTCCATGGAATTACATCGGAGAAAGAAACACCTTTGTAAACAATCGTTCAATGATTGCTTATAATTTGATGGGTGTCGAATCACTCGACTACATCGAACTGTACAAATGGTATGCGCCAGGTGGCAAATCGCAAGAATCATATCGTCTAGATGCGATTGCTCAAGTTGAATTGGGTGAAGGTAAAATTTCTTATGACGAATACGATAATCTACATTCACTCTATCGTTTGAACTTTCAAAAGTTTATTGAATATAACATCAAAGACGTTGAACTGATTATCAAGCTAGAAGAAAAACTTAAACTCATCGAATTGGCAGTTACACTTGCGTATGATACCAAGACAAACTATCAGGATGTGTTTGCACAAACCCGTATGTGGGATTCAATGACATATGCCTATCTATTTGAGAAAGGCATTATTGTTCCTCCACGTATCGTCAAAGAAAAAGATTCCGCATTTGAAGGTGCATATGTTAAAATACCTCAGGTGGGATTGCATGATTGGGTGGCATCTTTTGACTTAAACAGTCTATATCCTCATTTGATGATGCAGTATAATATCTCGCCCGAAACATTGATTGAACCACAAGATTACACGGATGAAATGCGTGAGGTTCTTTCACAAGGAATTTCTGTTGAAAAACTGTTGAAAAAACAAATCAATACTTCAAGTTTACAAAAGGCAACACTAACACCTAACGGTCAATTTTTCCGTACAGATATTCAAGGCTTCTTGCCTAAGATGATGGAAGAAATGTACGAAGATCGGAAAAAGTTTAAAAAGTTGATGCTTCAGGCTAAACAGGAATATGAAAATGAATCTGACGGATCCAAAAAATATGAAATTGAAAAACGAATTGCCAAGTATAACAACATACAACTTGCAAAGAAGGTTTCTCTCAATTCTGCTTATGGTGCTCTTGGTTCTCAGTATTTCAGATTTTATGATTTGCGAATGGCTCTTGGGGTCACTACTGCTGGCCAGTTGTCTATTCGGTGGATTGAAAACAAAATAAATGAGTACATGAACAAATTGCTCAGTACAGATAAAGATTATGTAATCGCTTCTGATACTGATTCGATTTATCTACGCATGGGTGAATTGGTGAATAAGTTCATCAAAGATACTTCTGACAAACAGAAGGTGATTTCTCTCATGGATAAAATTTGCGAAGAAAAACTACAACCATATATCGACAAATCGTATAAAGAGTTGGCAGATTACGTACACGCTTACCAGCAAAAGATGGAGATGAAACGTGAAGGTTTATCGGACAAAGGCATCTGGACAGCCAAGAAGCGTTATATCCTAAACGTGTACAATAACGAAGGTGTTCAGTATAAAGAACCACAGATGAAAGTTATGGGTTTGGAGATGATTAAATCTTCAACTCCTTCTTCTATTCGTGAGAAGATGAAAGAAGCAATCGAACTCATGGTAAATGGCACACAAGAAGATATACACACATTTATTGCCAGTTTCAGAAAAGATTTCAAAGAGTTACCAGCTGAAGAAATTTCTTTCCCTAGAGGTCTGAACGGACTAAACACTTACTCGGATGCTGTCACACTATATAAAAAGGGAACACCGATTCACGTTAAAGGTGCTATACTATATAATCATTACCTTAAACAAAAAGATTTAACTAAAAAATATCCGCTCATCCAAGAAGGCGAAAAACTAAAATTTACTTATCTAAAAATGCCTAACCCATTTAAAGATACCGTTATATCATACCCGTCACGTTTACCTAAAGAGTTCGAATTACAGGAATACATCGATTATGATATGCAATTTGATAAGGCCTTTTTAGAACCGATTAAGGTGATTCTAGATTGTATGGGCTGGTCTACCGAAAAAACAAGTTCCATCGAGGATTTCTTTGTATGATATACATAACACTACTTTCAGCAATACTGCTATCCGGTATCGCAGCATATTATTCCGTTATAGGTCTTGCTGCTATTTTTACTGGCGCATTTTGGCCTATTGTTTTTATGGGTTCCGTACTTGAACTCAGTAAACTAGTTACAACTTCTTGGTTGTATAGGAACTGGAAAACTTGTCCAATTCTACTCAAAACATATTTGACTGCTGCTGTAGTTATATTGATGTTGATTACCAGTATGGGTATTTTTGGATTCTTGTCTAAATCACATATCGATTCTACATTGGATGCTGGTGCCAATTCAGTTGAAATTAAAACACTAACACAACAGGAAAAAATCACTAAAGAGAGATTGGATTATTTGCTTGCTCGTGCTAAAGATCCATCAACCGCAAGCAATAAACTAGACAAACAAATTCAAGATACGCAAAAAGAATTAAAACAAATTGCAAATAAAAAACTACCATTACTACGTGAAGAAAATAAATTAATTGCAGAAGTTGGGCCAATCAAATATGTTGGTGAAATGGTATATGGTAGTGAAGATGATAATGCCATCGATAAAGCAGTTCGTTTGGTAATCATGTTGATCATGGTTGTATTTGACCCTCTAGCTGTGTTATTATTAATAGCAGCAAATATGTCCATGAAAAAACCAGAAGTTGAAGAAGAAATCAAAGAAGAAACACCAGATCCATATGTTGCTGATGTAGGAGAAAAACCAACCGAAGAAGAAAAACAAATTGTAGAAGAAACACCTAGTGAAGTGATTTTGACCGAAGAAAAAATAATTGAAATGGCAAATGAGATAAACGATAAAATACAGGAACTCAATAATAATATTGCCAAGATGAATGAAAACAAAGATGAATCGACCATCAATGTTGACAAAGAAAACGTAACAACAATAGAAGAAAATAAACCAGAACCATTTGCATATGATCCTGTGACAGATGAAGAAGTTATTTTAGAACCGGTTCGTAGAGAAGAACATCATGCTCCTGGTGTATATACCGAACACCATGAGGTTGTTGAGGTAAAAAAAAAGTTGGAACCAAAATATGATTATACTGCTGAGTACGCTTTTAAAGAAAAAGAAAAATAATCATAATGTCTAATATAGAAAAATATGGTTTTCATGTTGTGCCTAATATTGTAGGAAAAGAGACTTGTGAATTAATTTCCAGGTCTTTATTGCTTTTGAGGTCGAATTATAACCATGAAAATAACTTGAGTGATGATTCTTTTAAAGGTGATGGTTTAGTTGAAAAATCTTTTAGTAAGTATGGAGTAAATTGTTTGGAAGCATTGTCTGAGATGTTGTTGCCAAAAGTCGAAGAAATTGTAGGTAAACGACTAGTACCAACATACACATACACTAGAATATATTTTAATGGTGCTGAAATGCAAGAGCATACGGATCGACCGAGCTGTCAATATTCAGCAACACTAACACTATCAATTTCCGACAAACCTTGGGAGATTCATTTTAGGGACATTACAAAAAAAGAAAGATCAATAAGTTTGGACGTAGGTTCAATGTGTGTTTATAGAGGTATGGATGTTCCTCATTGGCGAAATAGATATGAAGGCAAAGAACAAATTCAAGCCTTCATTCATTATGTTGATATTGATGGTCCATATGCAAAATTTAAGTATGACGGTCGACCAATGTTGGGACTACATCCCAGCACAAGGCGTAAAGACATTTAATAAGGTGATTACATGAGCATTTTAGACAAAATTAAAAAGAATAGCAGCATCAAAGAATCTGCAATTTTATCCAAGTCGAAGTTCTTCACGGACAAAGACATGATCCCCACAGCGATTCCAATTATCAATGTGGCACTTTCTGGTAAGTTAGATGGTGGCTTAACTCCTGGTCTTACAATGTGGGCAGGTCCATCAAAACATTTTAAAACCGCATTTAGTCTGTTGATGGCTAAATCTTATTTGGAGAAATATCCCGATGCTGCTCTTTTATTTTACGATTCTGAGTTTGGCACTCCTCAATCTTACTTTGATTCATTCGGTATTGATACCAATAGGGTGTTCCATACTCCTCTTACTGATATCGAGCAATTAAAGCACGATGTTATGCAACAATTAACTCAAATTGAACGTAGTGATAAGTTAATTATTATTATTGATTCAATTGGAAATTTAGCATCCAAGAAAGAAGTTGATGATGCTGTTGAGGGAAAAACTGTTGCAGATATGAGTCGTGCAAAACAAATCAAATCATTGTTCAGAATGGTCACACCACATCTAACGATGAAAGATATTCCTATGATTGTTGTGAACCATACATATAAGGAAATTGGTATGTTCCCGAAAGATATTGTTGGTGGTGGCACAGGAAGTTATTATTCGGCTGATAATATCTTTATTCTTGGTCGTCAACAAGAAAAAGAAGGAACAGAAGTCGTTGGTTACAATTTCATAATTAATGTTGAGAAGTCTAGATATGTTAAAGAAAAATCTAAAATCCCTGTTACTGTATCTTTTGATGGTGGCATCAGCAAGTGGTCTGGTCTACTTGATATCGCACTCGAATCAGGACACGTTGTTAAACCCAGTAATGGTTGGTATTCCAAAGTAAACAAAGATACTGGTGAAATAGAAGATAAAAAATACCGCATCAAAGAAACAGATACAAAAGATTTTTGGTTGCCTATCATAAAACAAAAAACTTTCCGAGAATTTGTTGAAGGAAAATATAGAATCGCTACAGGTAACATTATGAAATCGGAAGATGTAGAAGAAGCATTTAATGTAGAAACGATTAACGGTGCCTAAAATGGACATTCAATGTCTGGAGAATCCTCCTCATGTTTTTGTTATTGAAAATTTTTATACAGAAGATGAATTAAACAAAATATGGGAAGAATTGGATGACCTTTACGATAAAAATTTTTTAGATAATTCTTCTAATGTGGGTCCAGCAAGGACCCGTGACGGTATTTCTTTAAAGAAAGCTAACGGTGTTTTTTTATATGAAAGTAAATTTCCAAATTCAAATATAATAAAATTAAATAAAAAAATAAAAGAGTGTTCTTTACTATTTGCTCAACAAGATAAAACATACGCAAAACTTGGTGAATGTGTTTACAATACTTTGATATCATATTATAGTAATGGTCACTATTACAAACCGCACGACGACCAATCAATATTTACCGCTTGTAGTTATTTTTTTAAAGAACCTAAAAAATTCTCCGGTGGAAATTTTATTCTAAATGATTTCAATAAAGAGTTTGAAATAAAAAATAACATGGTGATTATTTTTCCTGGAAAATATACACATCAAGCAAGAAAAGTTGAATTGAAGAAAGAATTTCCAGATTACGGAAGATATTGTATATCACAATTTTTTAATATTCCTGTACCAGAAGAATCCGAGGAGAAAAAAAATGATTGAAGGAATAGACTATTGTTTCATCTATCCAAAAGATGATGCGGCCTCAGTACACGTTAGATTACTTGATGGACCTTACAAAAATACCATCTTCAAATATGGCAAAGTAAAGTTTGAGGAAAAGAATGAGCAAATGTATTTACTTTTTGGTTACGATGTGTTAGAATCTGATGTGAGTACACCGAAAAAGTTAGAAAAGAGTGGTGAGTTTAAGAACCATATTGGTGACCTTTTGGTACAAATAATGTCATCTAACATTGAACAGGAAATTATTGATGAAGTTGGAACAAACGATTCTCAAGAATCTATTTTACAATGAAGATTATCTCAGAAAAGTATTACCATTTTTAAAACCGGAATATTTTACCTCGAATACTGAAAAAGTTTTATTTGATGAAATTACATCATTCACACAGACTTACAATAACACACCAACGATTGAAGCAGTTGCATTGGCCGTCAAAGAAAGGCGCAATCTCACAGATGACGAAGTGGAAAAGTGTTCGTCTTATCTTAAAGAAATTGAATCTACTAAAAGCGAAGAATCCAAAATTCAATGGCTTGTTGATAAAACCGAACAATTTTGCCAAGAGAAAGCCATATACAATGCAGTATTGGGGTCTATTTCTATTCTCGATGGAAAAGACAAGACCCACGAAAAAGGTCAGATTCCCAAGATATTATCGGACGCCTTGGCGGTAAGTTTCGATAACTCGGTTGGTCACGATTATTTGGAGAATTCAGATGAGCGTTACGAATTCTACCACCGAAAAGAAGAACGTATTCCTTTTGATCTGGAATACTTCAACAAAATCACAAAAGGCGGCCTGCCTGCCAAGACACTCAATATCGCTCTAGCGGGTACTGGTGTCGGTAAATCATTGTTCATGTGTCACGTTGCTTCGTCTTGCATGGTACAAGGTAAAAACGTATTGTACATCACACTTGAAATGGCAGAAGAAAAAATTGCTGAACGTATTGATGCAAATTTATTAAACGTGACGATTGATGATTTGATGCAACTACCTAAAGACATGTATGACAAGAAAGTTGCTCGGGTCCGTGAAAAGACTACAGGTAAACTTATCATCAAAGAATATCCAACCGCATCAGCTTCAACAATTCATTTTAGGACATTATTAAATGAACTTAATCTTAAGCGCTCTTTCGTTCCTGATATTATCTTTGTGGATTATCTTAATATATGTTGTAGTTCTCGGATTAAGGCTGGTGCGAATATTAACTCATACACATACGTTAAGTCCATCGCAGAAGAGCTTCGAGGCCTTGCCGTTGAACATAATGTTCCTATTGTATCTGCGACTCAAACTACCAGAAGCGGATTTACATCGTCTGATCCGGGCTTGGAAGATACGAGTGAATCGTTCGGGTTACCTGCTACCGCCGACCTGATGTTTGCTTTGATTTCTTCCGAAGAATTGGAAGAACTTGGCCAACTTATGGTCAAACAATTGAAAAATCGTTACAATGATCCAACATATTACAAAAGATTCACGGTTGGTATTGACAGGTCTAAAATGAAGTTGTATGATATCGAACAGGCTGCTCAAATTGGAATTGCAGATGCTGGCCACGATAAGCCAATAAACACATTTGGTGACCGTGAAAGACAACCTAAAAAGTTTAGTGGATTTAAAGTATGACGTTGACCTTTGAAGATGCAGTACATTGTGCCAAAGTATTCGAAGATTATTTTGGGAATTTTGATCGCATCGATGAGTACATGAGAGATCAGAAATTAAATTCTCTGGCCGAACTTCCATCCAATCCTTTATTTCCAATTGAAGATGAATTATTTCAAAACTTTACGATGCATCCAAAAGATATGGATTTTGAAGTACTTGAAATAGATAATGAAACATGGACTAATCTACTGAACATTACCTCATCACACGTAAACATTCCACCAGTTGGTCGTAATGTCAAGTTGGCCGTGCGTGAGAAGAATACAGGAAAGTACGTAGGATTCATCCGACTTGGTTCACCAGTCATCAACTGTAAACCCCGTAATGACATGCTTGGACAAGTGTTTACACAAAATCCTGACTGGGGTAAACGATTCAACGACTCTGCAATGATGGGTTTTGTTATTGTACCGGCACAACCATTTGGTTATAATTATCTTGGTGGTAAACTTCTAGCTGCAATCTGTACATCACATGAAGTCCGTCAAATCGTCAACAAGAAATACGGAATGAATTTGTGTCTTTTTGAGACTACTAGTTTATATGGTAGTTCAAAAACAGTATCACAATATGATGGTATGAAACCCTATATCAGATATAAAGGTCTTACCGATTCCGATTTTTTACCCATGATGCACGGCAAACCATATTCTGATTTACGTGACTTTGTGGAAAGTAAAGTTGGTAAACTTGTCGATGAAGATGCGTCTAGTAAGAAACTAAAAATCTCTATGAAGATTATATCACTCACTAAAGCAGCACTTAAAGGTACATCTGAGGGCGGCACATTCCAAGCAACGATTGAGAAGGCTAAGGGGTTGACAGAACAGAAAAGATATTATATAAGCGACTATGGTTTTAAGAACATGGTTGATTATGTAAACTGTAAGACGGACGTACTTGTTCCTGGTGAAAACTATGAAAAACATAAAATGGTAAACTTGATTGAATGGTGGCGAAATAAAGCTTGCAATCGGTATGAAACACTATACAATGAAAACAGGTTAAGAAACGAACTTGAAATCTGGACATCAGGAAAAGATATTCAGATTATCAGATAAATACTTTCATTTGAGATTAATATGGCCACCAAAATCCATCCTGTCATTAAGGTGTTGAATAGTTTTCCTTCCGAGTTAAAGAAAAAGACTCGAAATAAGGAAGTTTATGTTGTTAAATCCAGCAACAGAGAACAAACACAAAAAGAAATTGAAGGCCTTTTAACTAAAATTAAAATCTACAATTATAGAAAAAAAGATCCTTCTTTATCAGGCAGCACAGAAGTTACAGTCATCGATGATCCTGTAGTAAAAAATAATCAGATCGTTTTAGTGTTTAAACCTGCTGCCGGTGGTATGCAAGAAACAACTTTGAATTCTACTATAACTGAACTTGCGCCTGCGGTTGGATTCACACAAAAAATAACACCAAAAGATTTCAAAGATTTTTATGATAAGGTCAAGGCAACCGATCCAAAGAAATTAACAGTATATGTTAATGACAAAGATAGAAAATCAGGAACAGATTTCATCAATAATTTTCCAAAGTCATCCAAATTCGAAATTAAAATGAAAAATGCAATTGGTGTTTTGAATTGGTTAAAAGATGAAAATAAAAAAAATCCCATAGCAAATGTTATTTGGGGTTATCGTGCCAAACCTGAAGGTGTAGATTCAAAACATAAAGGTGATTTGTTTGTAGAATATAAAACTGGAAAAATGTTAGGTGTGTCACTTAAAGCGGGTGATGAAAATACTAGTGAACCAAAATTAAATACTTATGTCAAACCTATTTTAGAAAAACTGAATGAATCAGAAATACAAAAATTAAGAAATAAATTGTATGATGAAATTTATTTCAAATTCAGTACATCAAAAGATGGTTACGATAAGATAGCCAAAAGGCAAACTATTTCTAAGTTGGCTGAGCTTGAAAAGGTTGACGTTAACGGATACAATGAACTTTACGATAAAAGTCTTGATATTATACGCAACGCCTTAGTTAAAATTTTTCCTAAAAATACTACCAAAACAGTTAATTATCTAAGAGAAGCTATTACAGGACAAGCTGGAGATGTTCCTCTAATAGTTTTAAAAGCTTTCAACAGCTCAGTTAAAGTGTTGACTGATGAAGATGATGTTGAAGTATTTTTGAACAAAACCAAATCAATTAATTCTTATGCATCAACAACATCGAAACAAGATTTTTTTATTGAATTGGTTGCTAGTTCTTCAGATAAATTACTAATGAAATTTTCAGTACGTACAAACAAAACTGGAGATGAACATAAATTAGGACAATTTTTTAACTTGTCTGTAAAATTTAATGGAGTTAAATGATGGCGTTAATAGACTTTGACAAACTTGCGAAAGAGTTTGAAACTAACGATAATGATTTTGGTTTTTCTGCTGTGTCTGAAGAAGAATATAATTCAATTATCAATAAGACAGCACAAACTGCCGATGATTATAAAGAAAGATTAACGGAATTAGAAAAAATTATTGTTCCGTTTCTCACCAAGTTACATTCGACCGGAGATAAAGAATACATATACTGGCCGAATAGAAAACCACTAATCGAAAAGCAGATAGAAAAAATACTTAAATTGACAAGGAATTAATTATGAAAGCAACAGTGATTATACCCACCACGGGTGCATTTGAAGTACGTGATGCAATCGATTCTGTACTTGACCAAACAATAGAGACACAAGTTTATCTTGTTTGTGACGGTGATAACTTTAAAGGTAAAGTTAAAGTTATTTCTGATGACTACGCAGGAAATCCATTCGTAAAAGTTTGTTATCTGCCTATCAACGTTGGTGGTAATGGTTTTTACGGACACCGTATATATGCTTCCTTCACACATTTGATTAACACCGATTATGTTTTTTATTTGGACCAAGATTGTTGGTTTGAAACTAATCACGTAGAAGAATGTATCAAAACAATAGAAGAAAATGATCTGAGTTGGTCTTATTCTTTGCGTAAAGTTACAAATAAAGAAGGCGAATACATTTGTAATGATGATTGTGAATCTTTAGGCAAATGGAAAACATATCACGGCATCAATCATATAGATACAAATTCGTATTGCCTTAAAACTGATGTTGCGATAAAATTGGCTAGTGTATGGCATGGTGGTTGGGGTCAAGACCGTGTTTTCTTTGGGACCCTTGCTCAACACTTTGCAAGATTTCATTGCACAGGACAATATACAGTAAATTATCGTGTAGACGGGAATCCAGGTTCAGTTAACGCCGAATTCTTTTTGAATGGTAATAAAGTAATGAATGAAAAATATAATGGAGAATTCCCATGGCGCAAAAAAATCTAATTATCGGTGGTTACACAAACTACGGCATCAACCAACTTAAACCTTGGGTATTATCTGCAAAAGAAGTTTCAGGTGAAAACGATGTTGTTTTAGTTGCTGGTAAAACATCAAAAGAAACGGTGGAGTGGTTACAGGAACAAGGTGTGGTTGTTGTTCCGATGATATCGGTCAACAATGTTCCTATCCACGTATTGCGTTTTCTTTCCATTTATGATTACTTAAACAATCATTGGAAAGATTATGAATATGTTGTCACAACAGATGTGAAAGATGTTTACTTTCAAACAGACCCGTTTTATCCAATGACACGTTATCTTAAAGATGATTATAAACTTATTATTGCTTCTGAAGGATTGAAATACAAAGATGAATCTTGGGGCAATGAGAATTTAATGCAGTCTTATGGACCTTATGTCTATGAGAAGTTTAAAGATAACGAAATCTTTAATGTTGGAACGTTCGGTGGTGTCTCTGAGTATGTGAAAGATATGGTGTTCAACATCTTCACTAATGCAATCAACAGGCCAATTCCTATCTGCGACCAAGCGGTCTTTAACGTACTAATAAATACACAACCATTTAAGAATATCGTTTTCAAGACATCAACTTGGGCATGTGAAGCGGGTACGGTTGCTGATCCATCAAAGATTGATAACTTTAGACCAAATCTATTATTTAAAGAACCTATTGTAAAAAATGGTATTGTTTTAAGTGATGATGACTGCGAAATACCTTTTCCAATTGTTCACCAATATGATCGTGTACCTGATTGGAAAAAATTTGTCCAAGAAAAATATGGCCAAGAAGATGAATCGGAATATTTTATTTACAGGGCTTAATTATGAAAACTTTAGTTGATATCATGGTCGAAAAAAATTTAAGAAACGACACACACTATGAATTTGGAACGGACAAAGAATTTAATCACAGATATTGCACCGCTTTTTACGATAAAGAGTTTCCGAAATATCGTGACAAGAGAATTCGTTTATTGGAGATTGGAGTACACCGTGGCGGTGGTCTCGCAGTATTCCACGAATATTTTTCCGATGCTGACATCTATGGTGTAGATCCTTTTGAGTTTGGTGCTGCAAAGAATTGTTTGCCTTATCCTAGAGTTAGAGTATTTACTGCTGACGGGTATAGTAAAGAATTTGCAGACACACTTCCAAAATTTGATATCATTATTGATGATGGTCCACATACAAAAGAGAGTCATCTAAAGTCATTACAAATTTACCTCAACAAATTGAATGATGGTGGCGTTTTTATTATTGAAGATATTTCAGAAATGGAATGGACAGAAGAATATAAAGCTTTAGTTCCTCCTTGGATGACATATGAAATTATTGATGCTCGAGAAATCTCTGGCATGTCAGATTCTATTATGTTTGTAGTAAGATAAAATGTCATCACTATCTTTTTTACACCTAGCTTCTGCGAATAAAAAAATATCAACAGGCCATATTGTATCAAATATAAGGAAATATCATCCTGATGCATACTACTTTTTAGGTTCTGATGCAGCTGATGATTTATCTGAAATCGCTGCAACCAACAATTGTGACTATGTTTATTACACAAATAAAATAGGATATCCAAGTTACAAAATCGAAAAGGTTATTTTGTGGTTAGAGAGATTTCGTTATGCTTGCGAAAAATCAAATACTACACATATTATGATGGTCGAAGATGATGTGTGGATCAAAAAGCCAGTAACAGTACTCGATGAATGGGAAATGTCCTGTCATCACATCACACACGGTAATGAAATGCCGCCTCAAGTTATTGATTTGATCGAAAACTTTTCCGGTAAAAGACCTCTCACAAATTATTATGGCGGCGGTGGAGGTTCAATATATAAAGTAGACACGTTTCTAAACAACTATGAACGTGTATTGGATTGGTTTAAAACTCATCATAACGACATTCAAAGTTATTATGAACCGTTTGGTTTTATGGACTGTTATATGGTAGCATACTACATGCTGTGTGGAAAAGATTACAACGTCAATCCATACATGACAGATACACACCATCACAGAAATAATGGTTTTGATTGGGATGAATTTGTTGAAACTAGAAAAGAAAATATTGAAATTGTAAATAACTATAAGAAATATTATTGGGTATGAATAACATAAGTATCGTTACTGCTTTCTTTGACATTGGTCGAGGTGATTGGACTCCAGACAAAGGATTACCACATTATCTACAAAGAAGTACAGACACCTATTTTCAAAGATTTGCACACTTAGCCAAATTAGAAAATCACATGGTAGTCTTTACCTCCGAAGAATTTGTTGACAAAATCAAAGAGCTACGTGGCAGTAGACCGACACAAATACTTCCTTTAGATTTCAAAAATTCTTTTGATAAACTACGTGAAGAAATTTCTAGGGTACAAAAGTTACCGCAGTATCAATCAAAAATCAATCCAAGTCAGGTTAAAAATCCAGAGTATTGGAATGCCGATTACGTGCTTGTAAATTTATTAAAATCATCTTTTGTAACTAAGGCCATGGAGTTAGGTTATGTACCAACTGAATTGGTTGCATGGATCGATTTTGGTTATTGCAGAGAACCTCTAAAAACTATAGAATGGTCTTACGACTTTAATCCAGAGAAGATACATTTCTTCAATATCAAAGATTGGGTTGAGGGTACATACATTCAAGATGTGATTGCAAATAATGATGTTCACATTACAGGACCTTGTATTGTTGGTGGCAAAAAATGTTGGCCAATATTAGAACATCTTGTACACCACTCTGTAAATGAATTATTGAAAAATGATTTAATTGATGATGATCAAACACTACTTTTAATGTCGTATCTATATAAACCACAGATGTTTGATTTACATAAAGTTTCGCCTGATAATTGGTTTGTTGCATTTGAGGATTATAATGAAAGTATATCTTAGTTCTACCGCCAATCTTGGTGACTTCATCAATGGCATGCCTGTACTTTCGGGCTTACGCAAATCTTATGGAAAATTTGAACTTGTCATTAAAGGTGAAATGAAAAAATTTAATGGTATAAAAGAATTTCTTATGTACCAAGATTTGTTTACTGAAGTTAATTTTGATTCTGATATATGGATGTATGGTTCAATCATCAACCTTAGTTCTTGGACCAGAGAAGATAAAAGACATCCTGATAGACCAATCGAGACATGCCGATATGAGAATTGGTTGAAAGAACAATATGGAATGGAATTTGATGTTGATGATGGTTTTATTGTAAAAACTCCAGAGTTTGACATTGAAATAAAAGATGATTATTATGTTGGTGATCGTTGGGATGTAGGCAACATTGATGATCGTAGAGAAACACACATTCTATCGCATCTTGACAAATACGAATTTATTGATTACAATAAAACGATGTTGGAGAACGCATACATTATTAAGAATCTAAAGAAACCTTTCATCACAAACTTTACTGGTGTTGGTATGCTTGCTGATATGTGTAATGTTCCTTTGTATTGTGTTTGGAAGGCAGAAGATTGGAAACCTGAATTCCGCAGAGGTGAGGATGTGTCTTGGGATGATGGTAAAAATATCAACAAAGTCTTTGAGAAACATTTCTATTTAAATCGTCAAGCAAAACTGGTTCATGCCAAAGACTTAGAAACATTATTATGATTATTAATATTCAGCCAGATACATTTGGTACAATTAGAAATGGTGATATGATTGCTGCAGCGAATGCTGTTGCTTATCTAAGAAAACAACAACAAAAAGATATCAAATTTTATTTTGAACCAGGATCAATCAGCCCAGCAAAACATTGCCAAGATTTTCACTCTTGGTTGATTGAACACACAGACTATTTTTCTGCACAAGAGGGTGTTGATAAGTTATTGTGGAAAAAAGTTAATCTTTGGGATTTCAGGGATATATCCGGTGATCTGGTCAAAATACCAAATCCACACGCAAGAGAAAAAAAGATTGTTATATGTCCAATTTTTGATGCACCATATAACAAATATCGTAATTGGCCAACAGATTTATTTTTAGAAATAATTAAAAAGTATGATAAATTTGATGGTCAAAAAATTATAATCAGCGAAAAGAATTTCAATATTGAAGGATGGACCGATAGTACCAATTTTATAGAGAGTCTGAAACATATCATGACTGCTGAACTATATGTCGGTGGTGATACAGGACTTTCACATTTTGTTGGTGCTTTAGAGGGTGGTCCTGTTCCAATCTATTATACGTCTAGCCGAGGACTCCTACATACTACTCCATTTTATTGGATGACAGAAAAAAAAGGTATAATGAAAACATATTGGTTAGATTTTGAAGGGACAAGATGGCAATGAAAAAAGTATTCATAACAGGTGTTGCAGGATTTTTAGGTAGTCATTTAGCTGATGCATTTTTAGCTAAAGGATATAATGTTGCTGGTATTGATAATTTATTAGGGGGTTATCGTGATAATGTGCCTGATAGCGTTGAATTTTATGATTGCGATCTATTGCATTTCGACAAACTAAAAGAAATGATGAAAGGTTGTGATGTTGTATATCACACAGCCTGTACCGCCTACGAAGGCCTATCTGTATTCTCACCTTCACTTATTGTTCAGAACACAACTCAAATTGCTGTTAATGCTATGACTGCGGCCATCCAAGCTGGCGTACCAAAGTTTGTACATTGCTCATCGATGGCAAGATATGGTACACAAGAAATTGTTCCGTTTACAGAAGATATGACTCCGAAACCGCAAGACCCTTATGGTATTGCCAAGTGGGGTACAGAACTTCTTTTAAAGAATCTGGCAGAAATTCACGGTGTTGAATTAGTAATTGCAGTACCACACAACATCATTGGTCCCCGTCAGAAGTATGATGACCCGTTCCGAAATGTTGCTAGTATTATGGTCAACCTGATGTTACAAGGCAGACAACCAATCATTTATGCTGACGGATCACAGACTAGGTGCTTCTCCGATATATCAGATGACGTAGATTGTCTTGTTGAATTTGCAGAGAATCCTAAGGCGGTTGGAGAGATTTTTAACATCGGTCCTGATGAGAATCCAGTAACTATTTTGGAACTTGCACAAGTAATTTCTGGTCTACTGAACTTCAAGTTGGATCCAGTATTCATGCCAGGACGACCACAAGAAGTTAAACATGCGAATTGTTCTGCCAATAAAATCAGAGAATTTTTTGGTTACGAAACAAAAACCACTTTGGAACAGTCATTACAAAAGCAAATTGACTATATCCAAACACGGGGTACCAAACCTTTTCAGTACCACTTAGACATAGAAATCGTTTCCGATAAGACACCGAAAACTTGGACACAGAGATTGTTCTAAAAACCCAACAATCGTGAGACTATGTATCTAACCCAATTTTTACACCTTTTAGGTGTGAAAATATGGATGTTGTATAAATAGTATGTCCATATAACATTTTGGTAACCATAGTGTGATACCAATTCAGTAAGGAAACCCATGTTAACATTCAAAACCTATTTAACGGAAGAAGCCGAAGAATCTTCCCAACTTAAACATATTCATCATGCTGAAGATAGGCCGTTGATGCATGGCCATGCTGGTTTTGAACACGCATATGGTGCTTTACAAAAAGCTCACGAACACATTAAGGCTGGTCAAAAAAGTTCCAACCTGACGATGAAATATGATGGTTCTCCATCAATCGTTTTTGGTCATCATCCAAAAACCGGTAAATTCTTTGTTGCAACCAAATCAGCGTTCAATAAAAACCCAAAAATTAATTATACAGAAAAAGATGTTGAAAAGAATCACGGACATGCTCCTGGTCTTGCCAAAACTCTTAAACATGCTCTTAAACACTTACCAAAAGTGTCACCCAAATCTGGTGTTTATCAGGGTGATTTGATGCATCACGCAGAAACAAAAACGCTTCACGAAGAATATATTGCGGAAGCAAAAGGTGACGTTTCGTTTACACCAAATACAATCACCTATACTGCTAAAGGTGAAAATGCAAAAAAAATTAAAAGATCAAAAGTTGGTGTTGTCGTACATCACAAGTATGATGATGAATTAAAACATGCTTCACCTCATGTTGATCACCAGAATTTCAAAGAACATCCTGATGTTCATATTCATGGTGCAGAACATGACACAAGCAAAGTAAAACATTCAGCTGCCAACGAATCTGGTTTTAATAAACATATGGCTGCAGCCAAAGAGATTCATGACACCCATGGACATAAGATGTATGATGCCGTTCACCCAAAACACTCTGGTGAACATGGACACTTATCTACCTATATCAATAAGACTGTAAGAACCGATGAAGTTCCTTCTGTTAAAGGATTCAAAGAACATTTGAAATCTGAACACGATAAACAAGCTGCAAAAGTTAAAACTGAAAAATCTAAAGCTGAAAAAACAAAAGAAGGTGAATCACAAATTGCTCATGTTGAAAAACACAAAGCGCAGTATGGCAATTTGTTGAGTATGCATCACCATCTACACCAAGCAAAGAATCATTTGGTTAAATCATTAGAAACACATGAAGGTGATTATGAGCACCACATCGAAGGTAAGAAATCCAAGCCAGAAGGCTTTGTTGTACACCATGATAATGAACCAACTAAACTAGTTAATCGTGCAGAATTTGCCAAACAAAATCTGTTAAAGGTTAGGAAATGAAATCTTTTTTAGATTTAATTAAAGAACAAGAAGAATATGAGAAACATCATGTGATAACCTTTGGTCGCATGAATCCGCCTACGACCGGTCATTTAAAATTAATTAATAAAGTTAAAGAGATTGCCAAAAAACACAAGGCATCATATGAAATTATCGTTTCTCATTCTCAAGACAGTAAGAAAAATCCATTAAGTTCTGAACAAAAAGTTAAACATTTAACTAGGTACATGGCTTCTCCAAAAATAGAAGAAGCTGTTTCCATCAAATCGTCAGTACATAAAATTGCATCTAAACCAAAAATTACTGCTGCATCAAAAGAAAAACCAACTATATTACATCACGCAGTAGCATCATATAAGAATGGAGTAACGCATCTCCACGTTGTTGTTGGATCGGATCGTGTTAAGGAAATGCATGATCTATTACATAAGTATAATGGCGTTAAAGCTGGTCATGGAGAATACCACTTTAAAAGTATAAAAATTCACTCAGCAGGTCATCGTGATCCTGATGCTGAAGGTACAGAGGGTATGTCCGGAAGTAAGATGCGTGAACATGCCAAAAATAAAGACTTTAAAGAATTTAGAAAAGGCGTTCCTTCCCATGTGTCGGATGAACATGCCAAAGAATTGATGCATGATACACGCAAAGGTATGGGTTTACATGAGAGCCATTATCATGGAATGTTCAAAGCTGTTTTTGTAACTGGTGGTCCTGGCTCTGGAAAAGATGTTGTTATTCGTGAATCTATTCCACTATCAAACGCAGTTGAAATAAATTCAGTACAGGCTTTTGAATATCTTGCAGACAAACATACTTTGTCACAAAGAACTTCTGATTTTCGTAGAGAATCGATTCGTAACCGTGGTCCATTAATTATCAACGGACCAGCAGATGATATCGAAAGAATTTCTCACATTAAAGAAGAACTAGAAGATTTAGGTTACGATACACTTATGGTGTTTGTTAACACAACGGATGAAGCCAGTAAAGAAAGAAATTCTAGACTAAAAAGAATGATGAGTGAGTCCATTAGACATGATAAATGGATAAAATCTCAGGAAAACAAAGATTTTTTCCTCGAAAGGTTCTCATTCTTCAAAGAAATCGATAACAATCAAACAATACAACAGATTGAAGAAGATATTACTGACACATATCAATTTATAAATAGGTTCATAAATGATCAATTCTATAGTGATATAGCTACAGATTGGTTTACAAGACGTAATAAATCAAATATATTTGAGGATAAAAATGTTAAAAGCTATAGTCAATTTTCTAAAATTAAAACCTCGGGTAACCGAGCAGAAGGACCTAGTGATATCCCAGCCGACAATCGAGCAGGAGCCACAGACACCGGTGACGACATCCGTGGAAACACCTTCCCAAGAAAAAACACAAACAAAACCTACACGTTCAAAACCTACAGCGAAGAAAACAACCCCAAGCTCACCATCAACCCGAGCCCCAAGGAAACAAACTTCTCCAAGGACAAAGAAAAAAGTAGATTAAAGAATAAAAGATTCTCTGATTCTCCTACACAAAATCAGAGAATGAGAAATGCAACAGGTATAGGTCCAGAATTTGATACTCGCCAGCAGGGAACAGTATATCCCATGTCCGGTCTAGGCGATGTGACTTACCGAGAGCAAAAAGAAATTATTAGTTTTAGGAAATTTAGAGAAGCGATTGATGATCCAGGAGCTGTTGACATGGGAGTTGGTGGAACACTTAATGGATCAACAAATAAAGAGCCTATGCAAACTTATAAAGACTCGGATAGAAATATTAACATTCAAATCAAAAAGAAAAAGAAATAACGGGAGAAAATTATGTTTGTCAAAAACACCAAAATCGAATCTATTGCTGAAGCAGTTAAACAAGTTGTTGAAGCTTCACCTGTAAAAATTCCTACTCCAACAGGAACAAGAGTTCTTGGTACAAGTTATGGAAATTCTGCAAAGACCCATCGTGATCAAATATCTGATCCTTTTGCTGCTGTTAAAGGTCCAGGTAAAAAAGATTTGGAAAATATTGAGAAACCAAAGAAAAAACAAGAGAGTTTTTCTGCCTTCACAAACAAATTGCTCAATAGTTTAGAAGAAGATAAACAAATTCAGAAACAGATTGATGAAGTTCTTAAAAAAGATGCATCAGCTGGTGATTGGATTCACGATTTTGTACATTCAGACAATCCTAAATTTGCAGGTAAATCTAAAGCCGAGCGCAAGAAAATGGCTCTTGGTGCCTACTATGCAAAACAAAATGAAGAAGTTGAGCAATTTGACGAAGCCACAATGACACATATTACTCTTGGTAAAAAAGTCAAAAATGATGATGGTGGCCATAACCAAGACGTTCATTACAAAGGTAAAAAAATAGGTTCTATCGAATCCTATAAACATAGAACAGGTTTACGTTATGGTGGCAAACATGATGCGACCGGCGATATGGAGGCAGGTTCTAGAAGTCCAGAAGAAGCAATCCATTTTGTTAGAACTTCACACGCTGACCATTTAAAAAGCATGAAAGAAGAAGTTGAGCAATTTGACGAAGCAGCCAAGCCTAACGAACTTCATGTAGTCGATGATGGCGTCGGCAGGTATAAAGTCCGTGCCGTTGGATCTAACCACGCTCACGATATCAAGGTTGGTGAACATCTAACCAATAAACATCTGGATGATTTCCACGATAAGGGTGTTAGGGTGATGATTCATGATTATTTTGATGATTCCGCCGAACGGTTGAAACATAAACAGGTTGGTGAAGCCAAAAAAGAATCTAAAAAAGATTTTGATGACCGCCAGAAAAGATTGGCTGCAGCTAGTAGTGAAACTGCAAAAGATCCAGAGCGTTTAAAAAAATTATCGAAGATTCCTGGTTATACTGCTGCAATGGATTTGGCTAAAAAAACAACAAAAGAAGAAGTTGAGCAGATCGATGAGATCGGTAATACACCAGCCGGTCAAAAAGCACTTCAAGCAGTAAATGCTAGAGGCACCAAAGCAATGGATACTTGGAATAAAAAACCAGAAAGTGGTTATAGTTCTGTACCTAAAAAGACCACACGACAATTTGCGGGGGCAATGAATGCCGACCGTAGACAGCGTGGATTTGGAATTGATGCCAGCGCCAAAGGTCGAGCTCAAAGACAGATTGATTATGCAAAAAGGATGCGTGGTGAGGAAGTTGAACAGGTTGATGAAGCAGTAACACGTAAACACTTCCAACAAGTTGCAGATTTAATTAAAGCACATGATAATCCAGGTAAACGTAAAGAGTTAGCACAACATCATGCTGAAATCTTTAAACAACAAAATCCACGTTTTGACCATGGAAAATTCATGAAAGCTTGTAATGTAAATGAATGGAAAGAAGAAGTTGAACAACAAGACGAAGCTTTGATTGGTAATCAGAAAAAAATTGATAAGAATCACAATGGTAAAATTGATGCACAAGATTTTAAGATTCTTCGTGGCAAAAAAGTTGATGAAGTTTTAAACCCTTCAAATAAAACTATTGACACATTAGCGGGTCGTAGTAAAAAAGTTCCTGCTGAAGCCAAGTTGGATAATAGCCACACTTCAGCAAAAACTCAATTAAAAACTGAAGCAAAAACTCCAGAACATGACGATGTGCCTTTTGATCCTCCATACAGAAGAACATCCGATGACGATACAGTAACAGACAAGTCTGGTGCAAAGCATACACCAATGTCCCGTGCTAAACACTTGGCTCAAACGGCATTACAACGTGTAAAGAGTGACCTAAAGGCAAAATAATGTATAATACTGCCAAAAAACTTAAAGAGATTGTCAAGGGACCTGCACCAAAATCAACTTTTGGTACAGACCCTAGAGATCCTTGGTCAGCTAAAGCCGGTATTACTGAAGGCGCCTTAGAACAATATTTGATGTCAAGAGGAATTAATCCAAACTTTGTTTCTAAAGATACTAAAATCTCTCATGCAAAATCATCATCTTTCCTGAAATGGAAACGTGATCATATGGTGGAAGAAACTGATAAAAAAGACACAGTAGTTTTGGACATTCCTCTTTTAATTCGTGTTCTAGAATTGGCCAGAGAAGATATTAAAACTGACATGGACTTACACCGTGTAGTTGAGAAACTAATCTCAATACGTACTAAGGGTGTGTTGACCATGGACGATTACAATACTATTGCTGACATCAAAGAGAATCACATTGCAATCGCTATGGGTAAGATGTTAGATGATGAAGGAAGTATGGTTCTTGATCAGATGGATCAATTGGAACGTGCTATCACAATGATTCGCAACCATATTGGCAAAGACTATGAGAAACAACTTCCAGCATGGGTTCAGTCCAAGATAACACTTGCAACAGATTATGTTGATACTGTTGGTAACTATTTGTCTACCAAAAATGAAGAAGTGGTTTCAGAAGTTAGTTCTGAACTATTGGATCGTTACAAAGAGAAAGCCAAGAAGTCTGCTGATGAGTTGACAGCTAAAGGCCAACATAAAAAGTCCACAGACCGTTGGATGAATGTTATGAAGGCAACTGGTAAACAAATTGAAAAAACTACCGGAAACATTAGAAAAGCTTTAAACAAAGAAGATAAGTTTCAAGATACCTATGCAGCTACACAGACAGTAGGTCCAGAAGTTGAAAGTGCTGATAATAATTCAAATAAAATGTCCAAATCAGCAAAAATTATCAAATCTTTATATAAAAATAAAGGTGTGGAGGAAGGCTTGAAATCTATGTATCACAATGCTGTTGCTAAACATTATGGTCGTAAAGCAGACGATGCGTTTGACAATGGCGATGAGGAGGGCTTCAAAAAGTCTATGGACAAAAACATCAGCCATAAACTGAAAGCAGGCGAAAAGATTCCTCAAGTCCGCGATCCTAAAAAGTTTCAGCAAGGCATGGCGGAAGATATGTATGATACCGAAAAAGAAGATAAGTCGGTCGCATCGTATGGTAGACCACCAAAAATGTCATCGATAAATCCAAATAAAAATATTGGTGACAAAGCTCAGGCTGCAGCAGTTTTAACTGGTGGAAAAACTTTGACAGGAAAAACCAGAGATACGTTAGAGATTGATCCTATAATGCGAAAAGCAGGACCTTTGGATCAGAATAAAAAAATATAAACATAAATAGTACCATAACCAGAGGTTAACAAGGAGATTAAAATGCCATCATGGGGAAATACAGATTCGGCGAATAACAAACCACATTTCTCATCATTGAGAGAAGTTGTTCCTGTTACATCGCTAGTAACAGCAAACGCAACGACTGGTGGTAACACAATCGTGTTCACTTCCAATGCAAACTTTTCAGTATTAACAACTGGAATGTTTGTTTACTCAGCCGATGCCAACAATGCAGTTTCACGTAACCAAAAAGATTTATCTATTTTGGATGGAAATGAAGCAGCATTTTGGAAATCAAATAACACAATCGCTAGAATTGATACTGCAAACTCATTAATTCAGATTAGAAACGTTGTAATGGGAACACTTGCAACCGGTTCAACTGTTTGGGTTGGTAATAACATTTCTTATCAAGCCACTTCAGATGAAGCTGGTTTTGGTGCTGCAAACGATGTTATTTTAGTTACAGCAACTCGGATGGCCAACACACAAGGCACAACTGGTGCTGGTGGTTCAAATGTATCAAACACCAAACTAGGTAGTGTAAATGCAGGTTGGAACCGTATCACTCAGAAAATTAACAATGACGGTACAGTTCGTTTCTTAAAAGAAACATTGGTTGCTCTTGCTAATCCAGTAGCTTCCAATACAAGTTCTGCTAATACTAGTGCTAACGCTATTTTTGGTGGTCTATAATTCACTATAAAGTAACCTTGCGGATTAAACTCCGCAAGGTTTTTTTGAAACATAATAATAAAAATAATGATTGATGATTTGAATGAAGAAAATTTCATGATATATGCAATGAAGTGTTATAATTCACCTCATTGTATTATGTCTGAATTTGAAGGTGATATCAAAAGAACAAAATATTTAAAGAGATTGTTCCGTAGATATAAAATCACCAAATCTCTAAAAGAGAGATTAATACTTAATCACATTATTTTATTGAATAATGTTTTTGGTCCGTTGGCGACATCGAGAATATTATTCTATAAAACCGATGAAAGAGACTACGATATACTTAAAACGTTTTTGTCGTACCTTGATATTATGCCGGAAGAAATTAAGGGTATTAGAGGTATGAATTTGCATACATCCAGTATTCCTTTAGAACCTAATGTTGTAGAAATATTAAGACGCATATGAAAACCTTTAGACAATTCATCAATGAAAACTCTTATTGTGTTACAGCTTTAGAAAAAGGCTTAAAACAATTAGATAAACATGATTATGATTCAATTAATAAATTGATGATGGATATATCTAAAAAAAACAACACTACCGGTAAAGATTTACACAACGATTTTGTATCCAAACACGGCAAAACTCCCGATGAATGGATTAAACAAGGTTTGAAAGAAGATTTAAGAAAATGGTTTAAACAAAAGTGGGTTCGCATGGACACCAAAGGTAATATTAAAGGTGATTGTGCTAGAGAACCCGGTGAAGGTAAACCAAAATGTCTACCTCAAGCAAAAGCTCAGGCTATCGGTAAAGATGCTCGTGCTTCTGCTGCTCAAAGAAAACGTAGGGAAGATCCAAATCCAGAACGCCGTGGCGCACCAATCAATGTTAGAACCAAATGAAAACTTTTAAAGAATTCCAAGACCATTTGTTTGAAAAAAATGTTCCAACCAGTCCAGAAAAGTGGGCTGCTGCAAAAGCTGCAGCTAAATCTAAATTTGCTGTTTATCCTTCTGCTTATGCGAACGGATGGGCTTCGAAGAAATATAAATCTATGGGTGGTGGATGGAAAAGTGTTAGTGAGGAATTTGAACAATCTGTATTGATAGATTTGGAAGAATTATTTGATTCTATTGAAGATATCGTTGAACATGTTGCCGAAAGACATGGAATGGATTCAGAAATGTTGTGGGAAGAACTCGAATCTATAACTGACGAAGAATTAATAGAAGCTACCGCAGCATGGCAAAGATCAGCAGGTAAAGACCCTAAGGGTGGATTGAACCGTAAAGGAATTGCTTCTTATCGTAGAGAACATCCAGGTTCTAAGTTATCTATGGCTGTTACAACAAAACCATCAAAATTAAAACCTGGATCGAAGGCTGCTAAACGTAGAAAATCTTTCTGCGCTCGTATGGGCGGAATGCAAGGTGCGATGAAGAAACCAAATGGCAAACCAACCCGCAAAGCATTAGCTTTAAGGAAGTGGAACTGTTAATGAAAACATTAAAACAATTTCGTGAAGCTTGTTGGTCAGGTTACAAACGCAAAAAAGGCACACAAGAATACGAAAAAGGCAGCTGCGTCAGAGAAGATGGTGTTGCTGTTGCTGGACCAACTAACGCAGTAAGTTCCGGTGCTATTGCTGGTTCTGGTGGTGCAGGTGGAGAACCTGGTGTTCATCTAAAGAAAAAGAATCCTATTATTTTGCCTATGGGTAAAAGAAAGTTGCCTGTCTAATGTGGTTATTATCTTGGTTGCCTGATTGGTTATTCTACACAATATTTTTTGTTGGACTATTAGGTCTTTTGGTAACTTATGTTGTAAAATTTATACCTTTCATAAACACATTTCAAGAACCTATAAGATTAGTTTCGATGGTTGCAATTATTTTTGCAACATACATGATTGGTGGAATATCAAATGAAGCTTCATGGAAAGAAAAAGTTGCTGAGATGGAAAAGAAAGCATCTATTGCACAAGTAGAATCATCAAAGCAAAATGTAAAGATTGTTGAAAAAGTAGTTAAGAAAACAGAATATATTACACGCAGAGGTCAAGATATTGTTACGTATGTCGATAGAGAAGTAACAAAATATGATACAAAATTTGCACCAGGTGGTATATGTGAGATACCAAAAGAATTTATTAAAGCGCATAATGATGCAGCTGAGGCACCAAAATGAAATACATTGCCTGTTTGTTTATTGTTCTGTTATCAGGTTGTTCTACGGTTGTTCCCGTTTCGATGAAATTTCCTGATGTACCCGAAAGGTTGTTACAAAAGTGTTCTACACTTGAGAAATTGGAAAATGAATCAAAACTTAGTGATATATCGAAAACGATTACAAATAACTATACAACATATTATGAATGTGCAGTAAAAACTGACGCATGGATTGAATGGTATAATATACAAAAAAATATATTCAATGGAGTAAAATAATGGAATTAACATTAGACAAACTAAAAAAAATTATGGGTAATAACCAATATATCGAATATTGGTACCAAGCTTTTGAGAAAATATTACCAGAGTATGAAATTGATTCTGCTCCACGGATAGCAGCTTTCTTAGCGCAATGTGGCCACGAATCTGGTAATTTCACAGCACTCCAAGAAAATTTAAATTACAAAGCAGAATCTTTGATGCGTGTTTGGCCTAAATACTTCCATGATATTGATACTGCAAATCATTATGCACATAAACCAGAAATGATTGCAAACAGAGCATACGCAAATCGTATGGGTAATGGACCAGAAGAAACTGGTGATGGTTGGAAATTTTGCGGTAGAGGTCTAATTCAATTGACAGGTAAATCAAACTACCAAGCTTTTGCTGATAGTTTGGAGATGGATTTAGAAGAAGTTCCTGCATATCTTGGAACATTTGAGGGTGCAATTCAATCTGCTTGTTGGTTTTGGGAAGCCAATAACCTTAATAAGTTTGCAGACTCAGATGATATCAAAGGTATGACAAAGGTCATCAATGGCGGATATCTAGGTCTGGAAGATCGTGAGAAACACTATCATCATGCAATCGAAATACTAAGTTCTTAAATAAATTTTTTGCGAATTTTATAAATGGCACCTTTGGAGTATGTTATGAACTATCTTACTAAGGGAAATTATAAAAAATGCAATCAAAAAAGTACGGTAAAATATTCGCTGCCGCATTATTAGTATTCTCAACATTCACATATGCTGATGCAATCGTAACAGATTCCACATCAAGAAGTTATAGTGATTCAAATTCAACAACAACGGTAAAATCTCCGCCTCCAACAGCAGTTGCGCCAACAATCACATCCATCAATAACGATTTATGTATTGTTGGCGCTTCAGGTGCAGTTCAGACACAAATCTTGGGTATGTCGTTCGGTTCGACCACAAGAGATATGAATTGTGAAAGAATCAAGCTATCTAAAAATCTATATGATATGGGTATGAAGGTAGCCGCAGTTGCAACTCTATGCCAAGACGAAAGAGTTTTCATTGCAATGATGAACGCAGGAACACCTTGCCCAATCGATGGCAAGATTGGTACTGAAGCAAGAGAATTGTGGGAACAAAATCCTTCCCGTCAGCCAAAAAATTCAGAAGAAAAATCTGTAGTAACAAATCGTAAATAATGAAAAGCCTTTTGTTATGTCTGGCATTTTTTTGTGTTGGTGCTAATGCTCAGATAGTTTCTATACCAATTCCTGGAAGTCCACTTTCTTTAAGTGTGCTTGCTAATCCTCAGCCTTTACAGGAACTAAAAAACAATCCATTAGCAACTGCTCACTATCTAGGAGATGATGGTTGGGCAAATGTACCGCTGCCATTTGCTTTCCCCTTCTACGGACAATCATTCAATGCATCCACCATGTATAGTAATGGTGCAGTACAGTTTGGTGCAAATCGTTCCGCTTCTAACAATAGTTTTTGTTGTGCGGGGTTGCAACTCTCCTCATCAATGGGTCCACAATATAACTATTCCATAATGCCATTATGGACCGACTTGATTGGTGCTGAGGGAAACAATCACTACACACTAGGAACAACTAACTCTATGACCTATGGATGGTATGGGGTTCAACAGTACGGCAGACCTGACAGTAGAAGCAGTTTTGAATTGAAGGTTGATTCCTCTGGTGGTATCGATATGCGATGGTCTGGTGCTATGGTAACTGCACATCCTGTGACCATCGGAACGATTGGTAATTCTGCACTGGGTGAATTCACACAAAACTATTTCAGTCCATCAGGTATCAACATTACTAATCCCACTCAGCTTAGTACCGGCGGCATCGATATGTGTCTTTTGAGTCCTTTAAGTTCACCAACTTGTCCTAGTTATCAAGAAGCGTACAGAACACAACAATGTACAATTAATGTGTTATATGACCAGTCTTGTCCTGGTTATCAAATGGCATATTTCAATCAACAATGTTCAATCAATCCTCTGTATAATATAGACTGTCTAGGTTATGCACCAGCATATCTAAATGCACAATGCAGGTCAAATCCATTATATTCAACTACGTGTGAAGGATATGAACAAGCATATTTAAATGCTGAATGTATTAAAGATTCTTTGTATAGTAAATTATGTTCTGGTTATGCAACAGCTTATGCAATTAAGTATCTTGTTCCAAATATTGATTCAACAGCAGTAAACTCATCTTTATCCTCTACAGCTGCAACCAGAGCGAGTGATCCAACTAGCATCAATACAAACGGTAGAGTATCAACTACCATGGCATCCACAACAATAAACAATGATGGTTCAATAACGACCGGTGTATCACCAACAGGTAATAGTAACGTTGATTCTGTCATACAGAATAGAGCAACCTCAGCAACAGGAACATCTCCTGCCGCAGCAGTTCAATTATCTCCACAACCACCACAAAACACACCTACAACTCAGAGACAAGAACAAAAACCTGAAGGTGGCCAACAAAATGCTCAAGGCGGATCTCAACAAGATAAAAAAGATCAACCTAAAAGTGCGAGACAAGAATTACAAGAACGTAGAGAAGCTGCAGCTAAAAAAGAGGCTGTTGAAAAATCGAAAGACTTAGCTAATCAAATGTCCCAAGCTGAAAGTATGCAACAACAGGTTGCTGTTCAAAATATTGTAATACAAGCGATGGGATTTACTCCAGGTTTCGATGTGTACAACAGAACAATTGTTCCTGATGGAAAAATGTATCGACCATACACCGTTTACAATAATCAACAAAACGTTGACAATCGTAGAGCAAATATTGGTTTGTTTGGAACAACAAATTCAAAATATGAAGAATTGTTAAATTCGCAGTATGAGGTAGGAAAATAAAATGGCAGCAACAGCTTTTGTTATTGGTTTTTTTACAGCATTAGGTTGGTGGTCTGCTGGAAAAATAACCAAAACGATTGACACTCCACCAGCAATAGTTAAACAAGAAAATGAAAAGGAAAAATAAAATGTCAGATGAAAATAAACAAGATGCAAAAGGTGCATTTATAGAAAAACTATTATTTGCTTTGTTGCCGTTATTAATTGGTAGTACAGGATATTTGATTTCAGCACTGGGATCATTACAACACGATGTAACTATTCTTAACCAAAAAGTAAGTTTAGTTGTTACAACTGACAATAAACAAGCAACAAATAGCGGCGCAGAATTAGCTCGTGAAAAATTAAGACAAGATTTGGAAAAAGAAATTCAAAAGAATCGTGATACAATTATGGAAAATCGTATGCATATTGCAATTCTTGAAGAAAAACTTGCTGTAGAAAAAAAGATTAAAACTAAAACCGTAAAGGAATAAAAAAAATGTCAGAAGAAATCAAAGACGTTAATGCAAAAATTGATGAATTGGAAGCTGCAACTAAAAAGTATGCTAGCAAAGATACAGTCATCAGCATTGGTGGCTATGAATTTACCCCTGCAAAATTAATGGTTGCATTTACTATTGTATCATCAACACTTGGTGGTCTCTATGGTGCATTTGAAGTCTATAAAGATTATCAAAGTATGAAAAAGAAAATTGCTGAATATGTTTCTCCAGATTTAACAGAAATCTACAAAAAGATGGAAGTATTGGATGCAAACACAAGCAAAATGACTGAATATACTAATAACATCAAGAACGATCTTAAACAAGATGTTCGTAGAGTTGAATCTGTAGTTGAAAACATCGAGAGATCCACAAAATCTAATCAAAGAGATACTGACCAAACAATCAAAGAAATAAAAAAAGACTCTGATGCAACTTTAAAAGAAGTTAGAAGATATAGTGATCAGAGTGTTAAAGAAGTTACACAAGAATTGGTTAAGAATCAAAAAGAAACAACGGCAGAAATTCGTGCTTTGAGAAATGAAGTTGATATGAAGATTAAAAGAGCTTTAGACAATCCACTCTCAAAAGACTGAAATAACACTTCAAATAAATAATGTATAGTCCATACATTTTTTTCGATATGTGGATACAATATTCACTAGAAATATATTTTTTACCATATAAAATAATTGGAATTCAAAATGGCAGATAGTAAACCATTATCCCGCTCAGAGCGGGAAGCACTAATAAAAGATAAAGCTGGTTGGGTTATCACGGTACTAGCAGCATTACTTGCTATCAACACCCTAATGGGTGGAAGTAATTCAAGTAAGGTATTGAATAACACCATTGAAGCAAATAACACTTGGGCATTTTACCAGGCAAAATCTATCAAACAAACCCTCGCAGAAATGGCATATGATGATGCTACTAGAGCCAAAGATACAAAAAAGGCAGAATTTCTAAAGGCTAAGATTGATCGTTACGATAATGAGCCGAATGAAGGCAAAAAAGATTTAATGGCAAAAGCCAGAAAATTAGAATCCGAAAGAGCTGTTGCCAAATCACGTAGTCCGTGGTATACTTATGCGGGCAGCTTATTTCAAATTGCTATCGTGTTGCTTACCGCTAGTATTTTGGCAGTTAATAATAGACTATACCACGCAAGTATTGGTGTTGGTATTTTAGGTGCAGTATTAATGAGTCAAGCCGTTTGGCTTTGGATACCTATCGTAATATAAAAAAAGGATTTTATTATGGAAAGAAGATTGATTTTTTTTAGTGGTGGACTGGATAGTACTGCTCTTTTAACAATGTCCACACCTGATGATATTATCGTTACGATTGTTGATGTGCCGGATCAGAAGTATAACTGGTTTCACGATGTCGATGTTGAAAAAGTTAAAAAAATAGCTAAACATTTTAATAGATTTATTTATTTTAATCCTGTTCATATACCAGCTGTTGAGATTGAACAGGGTGTTGGCGTAGATCAGACTAATATATTTTTTTCAGTTGCGAATAATTGGGCAAGAATAAAAGGAAAAAGTTTAAAGGAAGTTTGGTGGGGTGTGTACGATTTAGAATATCAAAATAATGTTGTGAATCAAAAATTAAGAAATGATTGGTTCAAAGCTTGGGAGATATTACATCCAAATATTAAGTTTCATAACCCTTTAGGTAGTTCGACTAAAGTTGAAGGATGGAAAATGATTCCTGATGAGGTTAAACCTCTTGTTACTCCATGTAGAGCGATACCAAAAGGTGATCCCGAAACATGTATTTGTCATAAATGTATACAACACCGAAAAGGAATATCTGGAATGTATTCCGGTGCATGGAAAAGGGCTCTTATACCAGAAGGAAAAAATGTTGGGAATTATATTCTTTATGATCCATCTGGTGAAAGTGAAGTAGTGTTTCTCATAAAAGGAAATTCAAATGGCTGAAATAAAAAAAGAAGAAGATTGGATGCAAAAGAAGTGGCGTCCAGCCATGGGTTGGATGTACATGATTATTTGTACATTGGACATGGGTGTATTTCCAATATTGTGGAGTTTGTTGCAGGTGTTTACACACCAATCCATCACACAATGGAGTCCACTAACGTTACAAGGTGCTGGACTGTTTCACCTTGCTATGGGTGCTGTTCTTGGTATCGCTGCTTGGGGTAGAACCCAAGAAAAATTAGGTGGTGCAACAACTGTTTCGACAGCTGTACCTGAATCAATACCGTCACCGGCAGCAAAGCCAATCAGTATGCCAATGAGTTCACCTACACCACTAGGACCAACTCCATCAAATCAACCTGCTATCTGAAAGTAGAACAATGAAAAAATTCTTAATCGTTTTAAACATCTTAATCTGGTCTTTAGTTGGTTGCCAAACATCCGTTTATGCTGCCGAAACAAAAAAGGTATGTAAGACTAATGCAAAAGGTAAAGAAGTTTGCAAAAATGTAAAAATCCACAAGAAATTTGATGGTACCAAAGTACCCGATAAAAAAGACAAGAAGAAATAAAATGGCAGACGAAGATGTTAAAGTGGACATTGGTGTTTTAAAGACTCAAGTGTTGACATTATCAGCATTATGTAATAAAATGGATCAAGTTATTGAAAAACTTGTGGATCAACACGACAGACACATATCGAAAGTATATACCGACATGGACATCAGAAGAAGGGAAACGGACGCAGACATCAAAGAACTACATAGCAGGATTGATACCGTTATAGAAAAACTATCCGAACAAAATGAAAAAATTATGGAAGAATTTAAATTTCTTAGAAAAGAAATGTCTAACCATAACTCGCAAGAAAAAGAACAACTAGATAAACTTCTACAATGGAAGTGGATGATTGCCGGTGGTGTACTTGTTCTGTCTTGGTTGGTTTCCCATGTAAAATTGGACACAGTATTTTTTAAATAATTTTCTCCGTTTGAATTAATATATTATGAGTGTTTTCATCGACAGGAATTTCCTGTTACAACTTTCACCCAAATTGCCGAGATTTTCTCAAAAAAAGGATGATCTCTACAATTTCAGGTGTCCGCTCTGTGGCGACTCACAGAAAAATAAAACCAAATGCCGTGGATACGTGTATCGCAAAAAGAATGATTATTTCTATATGTGTCATAATTGCGGCGTGTCTACCACATTCTTCAATTTTCTGAAGCAAGTGGATCCTTCCCTTGTGCAAGAATATCAACTAGAGAGATACAAAAACGGTGAATCTGGCCATAGTAACTTTGAGAAGCCTGAATTCGAAGAAGTTAAAACATCCAAACCAGTATTCAAAGAATCTTTACAGCTTCCGTCAATTGATTCTCTACCAGAAGCACATTTCGCCAAGGTCTATGTGCAGCAAAGAAAGATTCCGGAAAACCTACAAACACAGTTATACTACGCAGAAGATTTTGCGGACTTTGTGCAGGGTTTGGGAATTGAAAAAGACAATCTACATAAAAATGATAAACGTCTTGTAATACCATTCTACGATAAAGACAAAAAACTTATAGCGATTCAAGGCAGATCATTGGGTGAATCCAAACTCAGATATATAACAATTAAATTACATGATGATAACAAAAAGATTTATGGATTAGACAGACTGAATCCAGAAATTTCTAGAATTTATGTAGTTGAAGGTCCTATCGATTCTATGTTTTTGGAAAACGCCGTTGCAACAGCAGACTCTAATTTGGAATCGATTGCGGACACACTGGATAAGTCTAAGGTAGTTTTAATCTTTGATAACGAACCCCGCAACAAGGAAATAGTGAAACAGATGGAACATGCCATCGACAATCACTTTAATGTTGTTATTTGGCCAGAAATGATTGTTGAAAAAGATATTAATGATATGGTATTGAATGGATTCTCACCAGACGAAATTCAAGATATTATAGATAAAAATACCTTCATTAATTTGAGAGCAAAATTTGAATTTATTAATTGGAAGAAGGTGTAATATGGAAACTACAGTATATGATTTACCAGAGTTGGAATACTTGGTTAGAGAATTTGATAGAAAATATGTTGAGAGTGGATTGACTTATGGTTGGAAATCCGAAACAAAAAAAGAATATGATTTTGGCCACTGGAATAAAGTTGTATTGAAATCCAATAAACAATTTGTATTTGATAATGCAAAATTGCCTTTTATTAAAAAACATCCTGAAGTTGAAACAATTTGGAATATTGTTCAGTCAAAAATTGGTCGTAGAAAATTATTAAGAGCCTATGTCAACGGTTACACTTATGGAACTGATGCCTATTTTCATAGAGATGATGGATGGATTTCGGAAAGATACGGTCAAGGAATTTTGACAGAAACAGTTATAGTTTATTTGAACGATAAATGGGATGCTGATTGGGCAGGAGAGACTGTTATACTAGATGAATCTGGAGAAATCGAAAAATCTGTATTGCCTAAGAAGAATAGAGTATTAATTTTTGATTCGAATAAACTTCATGCTGCAAGACCACTCACAAGAGCTTGTGCTGAACTAAGAAAGGTTTTAGTGTTTAAAACTATCGATTATAATATTCAAACTAAAGAAGTTGATTTTATTCATAAGTTGACATTAAATGATCCTAGACTATTTTATGTTTCATTTAAAATGTCTATTGCTTTGGATGAAAGATTACAGAGTAAAGATGTATGTCTAGCTGCACTATATCATGCTGTGTACACTTATCCAAATATTGAGCGCCAGACCGTTAAAGATTTAATTGGTGAATCTGCTGAACAATTAGTATATGAATATCACAACAAATTAAATATGGAAAATAAAGATTTAATGTATATTGAATTTGCAAAACTTATGCGTACAAATAAAGATGGTGTTCACAATGAGACTTTGAATACATTATGGAGAAAACTAAATGAAAGTTGAACTGTTTAGTTATTCAAATACACAAAACGGAATGACCGTATTGGAACAAATTGCATATGCAGCTCGAGTTTCAAATCCATCGAATCAAAATAACAATGACACAGCTGAAAAGTTGGTTCGTTATTTGATTAAACACGAACATTGGTCACCACTTGAAATGGTGAATGTGTGTTTAGAGATAGAAACTACCCGTGATATTGCAAGACAAATTTTAAGACACCGTTCTTTTTCTTTTCAGGAATTTTCACAACGTTATGCTGATCCGACATCCGAACTTTCTTTTGTGATGAGAGAAGCACGTTTGCAAGATACCAAAAATAGACAAAATTCTATTGAAATTCCTGGTACTACAATAAAAGAACAAACATTGTTAGAAGAATGGAAATGGCACCAACAAGATGTACTTAGAACAATAGATCACGCTTATAATTGGGCAATTTCAAATGGCATTGCTAAGGAACAAGCAAGAGCTGTATTGCCAGAAGGTATGACAGTATCTAGAATGTATATGAACGGAACGCTTCGGTCATGGGTTCACTATATACAACTACGGAGTGGAATTGAAACACAAAAAGAACATCGTAAAGTAGCTCTTGCCTGCGCTGATGCGATTGAGCCAATTTTTCCGATGATTAAAGAATTTTTAAAATAACAATAAGGCAAAAAAGTATGATGGATTATCTAGGTATAAAAATCGATTTGGAGAGAGACAAACTCTTTGACGATCTGGGAATTAAAAGATTAAAAGAAAGTTACATGAGGGATGATGAAGAAAGTCCACAACACAGGTTCGCATTTGTATCAAAAACATTTTCAACAGATGAACAACACGCACAAAGACTGTACGAATATTCTAGTAAGCATTGGTTATCTTACAGTACTCCCATTCTTTCTTTTGGTCGCTCTAAGCGTGGTATGCCTATATCATGTTTCCTTAATTATATCGAAGATACTGCTGAAGGTCTAGTTGATAATCTATCTGAAACAAATTGGCTTAGCATGTTGGGTGGCGGTGTTGGCATTGGCTTTGGTATTCGTTCGGCTGACGATAAATCTACTGGCGTTATGCCTCACCTCAAAATTTATGACGCATCTAGTTTGGCATATCGTCAGGGTCGCACCCGCCGTGGCAGTTATGCTGCTTACTTGTCTATAGACCATCCAGATATTATCTCCTTTCTAGAAATGCGTAAGCCTACGGGCGATCCAAATGTTCGTTGCTTGAATCTCCATCATGGTATCAATATCACCGATGACTTCATGCAAATAATTGAAAAATGTATGTTGGATCCGGAAGCAAATGATGATTGGCAATTAAAAGATCCACATTCAGGCGAACTTAGGGAAGTTGTTTCAGCCAAACGTCTATGGCAAGAGATTTTAGAATTACGTATGCATACAGGTGAACCGTACATACACTATATTGATACGAGCAATAAAAAACTTCCGTATTGGTTAAAAGAAAAAGGATTAAAAGTCAATCAATCAAATCTTTGTTCGGAAATAATTTTACCGACAAATGAGGAAAGAACAGCTGTTTGCTGCCTATCTTCATTAAATTTGGAGAAGTATGATGAGTGGGAATCTAACAATTTATTTCTCAAAGACGTTGCCGAAATGCTTGATAATGTCCTCAATTACTTCATTGCTAATGCTCCTAATGTTATCAGTCGTGCAAAGTATAGTGCCGAAAGAGAACGTTCTATTGGTGTCGGTGCTCTTGGGTTCCATGCTTATCTACAACGTAACAATATTCCTTTTGAAGGTGTTATGGCCAAAGTCGTCAATAATAGAATTTTTAAACACATAAGAAAAGGTCTAGATGATGCAAATAAAATATTGGGGACGGAGAGAGGTGAAGCTCCTGATGCAACCGGTACTGGTTTCCGTTTTAGTCATCTTATGGCTGTTGCTCCCAATGCTTCTTCTTCCATTATCATGGGCAATACTTCTCCTAGCGTTGAACCTTATCGTGCCAATGCTTATCGCCAAGATACTTTATCGGGTTCTCACCTAAACAAGAATCGTTGGTTGGATAGAGTTATTCAAAAACATCTTGCTGGGGATGGCGAAACAATATCACAAGATGAATATAATGCTATTTGGTCATCTATCATTGCTAATGATGGTTCGGTACAACACTTGACTTGGATGGACGAAAACACCAAAGCTGTGTTTAAAACATCAATGGAAATTGATCAGCGTTGGGTAATTGATTTGGCCGCAGACAGACAAGAATATATTGATCAAGCACAATCATTGAACTTGTTTTTCAGACCAGATTCGAATATTAAATATATACATGCAATTCATTTTATGGCATGGAAAAAAGGATTAAAAACCTTATATTATTGCCGTAGCGAGAAATTAGCTAAAGCTGATAAAGTATCTAAGAGAGTTGAAAGAGAAATTATTAAAGAATTAGATATGACACAAATTGCTCAGGGAAATGACTGTATAGCTTGCGAAGGATAAAGATGTTTAAAGAAATTACAGAAACGTTAAGACAACAAAGATGGGACGACCATCGATATTACCATCACAGTAGAATCAATCAATTTCTACATTTAATTAGTGCAACATCATTTTTGGTTGCATATGTTTATTTGTTTATTGATCCTATTGTAAGTGCTTATATTGCTTGGTTAATTTCAATGACATCACGGCAAATTGGCCATTTTGTTTTTGAACCCAAAAGTTATGATGAATATAATAAAGTTACACAAGAATACAAAGAAGAAATTAAAATAGGTTATAATTTAAATCGTAAACGAGTTTTGATGAGTCTGTTTGTTTTGATACCCATTCTTGCATATTTTGATTTTGCATTTATGAATTATATGGTTCCAGATCAAAACACAGAAACATTTTTAAATCGACTTGGTATTGGTTGGTTTTGGTTGGGCATTTCTGCTATCTTATTCAGAATGATCCAACTAACGATATTTCAAAGTTTTAAAGTTGCATTTGTTTGGTGTTTGAAAATTGTTACGGATCCAATACATGATCTATGGATTTATAGAAAATCGCCATACTACTTGATGCGTGGTGAGTTAATAGATAAAGATTTAAAACAAGATTACGAATTAGAAATAGGAATTAAAAAATGAAACAATTACTAAAATTTTCAGCAACATGGTGTGGTCCTTGTAAATCATTGGCCAACAATTTTAAACATGTCAATCTTGGTGATGTTGAATTGATTAACATTGATATTGAAGAAGAAAGTGCAAAGACGATTAGTTATGGTGTACGTGGAGTACCTACTATGGTTTTATTGGAAGATGGTGTCGAAATCAAACGTAAAACTGGTGTACTTATGGCCGACCAAATCGAGGAATTCATTAAATGATAAGCAAAACAAAATCAATTTTAACTGATGAACGCACATACTTTAAACCCTTTAACTATCCATGGGCCTACGATGCTTGGTTGAAACATGAACAATCACATTGGCTTCACACGGAAGTTCCAATGGCTGAAGATGTTAAAGATTGGAAAAAGAAGTTAACAAACGAAGAAAAACAATTTTTAACAAACATCTTTCGTTTCTTTACACAGGGTGATATTGACGTTGCTGGTGGTTACGTCAATAATTACTTGCCTTATTTTCCCCAACCAGAAATACGGATGATGTTGGCTGGTTTTGCTGCTCGTGAAGCTTTACATATTGCTGCATATTCACATTTGATTGAAACACTTGGTTTACCTGAAACAACATACAACGAATTCATGGAGTATGCTGAAATGAAGGAGAAACATGATTATGTTATGGACATTGCCAGCAAAAATACAACAAAAGAAAACACCGCAACACACATTGCTGTGTTCTCAGCCTTCACCGAAGGTATGCAATTATTCTCATCATTCATTATGTTATTGAATTTTCCTCGTACAGGAAAGATGAAAGGTATGGGTCAGATTGTAACATGGTCAATTGTTGATGAGACAATGCACGCCGAATCAATGATTAAGTTATTCAGAACCTACATAGAAGAAAATAAAGAAATTTGGAATGATGAATTGAAAAGTAGAATATATACAATAGCTGAAAAAATGGTTCAGCTTGAAGATAAATTTATTGATCTAGCATTCGGTATGGGTGAAATGGAAGGTTTGAGTTCTGCTGACGTTAAGCAATACATTCGTTACATTGCTGACCGCCGACTCATTAGCCTTGGACTAAAAGGTATTAACAAAGTAAAACGCAATCCATTGCCATGGGTTGAAGAAATGATTAACGCACCAACACACACTAATTTCTTTGAGAATAGAGCAACCGACTATGCAAAAGGTGCTTTATCCGGAAATTGGGGAGATGTTTGGGCTAACTAAAAAGAAAGAAAAAAATGACAAACAAATCTATGACTGGAGACTGTTCTAGCTGTGAATCAACCTACAGCATAGAATTTACGGAAGAACTTGTATCAGAAGAATTTCCGGAATATTGTCCATTTTGTGGTGAGACTATCGATGAATTATCAGAAGAATATGTAGAAGAAGATGATGATCCAGAAGATGAAAACCGATGGGATTAAACTGGACATATAACGATAAAGAATTTACGGAAGACTTGATTGGTGACAATTTAGGATTTGTATATGAAATAACAAATCTTGAAAATAATAGAAAATACATTGGTAAAAAACTATTTCATTCATCCAAAACAAAACAAGTAAAAGGTAAAAAGAAGCGTATTAAAGTTCCAAGTGATTGGCAAACTTATTACGGAAGTAGTGCCGATCTTGCTAAAGATGTGTTATCATTAGGACAAGAAAAATTCCAGAGAAAAATAATACACCTTTGTAAATCTAGAGGTGAGTGTAGTTATCTCGAAGCCAAAGAACAATTTTTAAATTGTGTTATGGAAAGAGATGATTATTATAATACGTGGATTATGGTTAGAGTTAGAAAATCGCATATTAAGGATTATAATGCTAGACTTCTTAGTGGAACTAAAGAATGATAATCAGGATTTTGATTTCCTGAGTTTCACTTCAAACGATAATGGTGAGTCATTATCTATTACAGGTGAAAAATATAAAGATCCAGGAACACCAGTCGGAGGCAGCGCTATTGGTCCACAGTATCATATAGTCTTGTACAAGGATCATCCAACAGATAAGAAAAGATTCTGTGATGTGGAATGTTTTAATGGTATACTTGCTGATCCTTGGGAATATATTTCCGGACTAATTCCTGTAGGTTTCTATGGCGTAATCGCAAGAACAACTACCACTTCCGAACCAATCATAGGCAGGCTGGTTGACACAATCAAAAAAGTGTGTTAGAATTGAGTCTTTAGAAACTATTGAAAGTTTGTTATGATTCTGGTAGATTTAAATCAGGTACTATTGTCTGGCCTGATGGCACAGATTTCGAATCAAAAAGGTGTGAAGCTTGAAGAAAGCTTAGTTCGCCATATGATTCTAAACATTATTCGGATGCATGTTAGAAATTTCCGCAAGGACTATGGTGATATAGTTCTTTGTTGTGACAACAGAAAATACTGGCGCAAAGAATTCTTTCCTTTCTATAAAGCAAGCCGAAAGAAGAACCGTGAAAAATCCGACCTAGACTGGCATATGATTTTTGATATGTTGGCAAAATTCAAGTTGGAACTGAAAGAAAATTTTCCCTACAAGGTTATCGATGTTGAAGGTGCAGAAGCTGATGATATCATTGGCACATTAGTACCAATCTATGCACCACACGAAAAGATTTTAATTCTTTCTAGTGACGGTGACTTCCTACAACTACAGATGTATGGTGAAAATGTTAAACAATACAATCCATCACAGAAGAAGTACATTAAGTCTATCGAGCCTCTTTTAGAATTAAAAGAGAAGATTATTCGTGGTGATAAAGGTGACGGTATACCAAACATCTTTTCACCATCAGATTGTTTTGTGCGTGAACTTAGACAAAAACCAATCACACAAAAAATAATTGAAAAATACCTAAATGAGTCAACCGACAAATGGAGTGATGAATCAGCAATCACAGGATTCTCACGAAACGAAACCTTAATTGATCTAAGGATGATTCCATCTGAAATTAAACAGAAAATTATAAATAACTATAATGAAGTTAAACCTGCATCTAAACAACGGATGTTAAATTACTTTATCGAAAACAAACTAAAAAACCTAATGGAAGTGATTGAGGAATTCTAATGAAAAATATCTATGAAGTGTTTGATGAATTTGAAGAAGCAAAAAATAAAAAAGAAAGATTGACAGTAATTGAAAAAAACCTGTCAAAAACTTTAGTTGAAGTACTACAATACACATTTCATCCAGATTACAAATGGAAAATAAATGAAATGCCGGAAAACTATAAGATTCCTATGGACGTAGCTCCTGGGTTATCACGTTGCCAACTATCCACAGAAATTAGGAAACTATATTTGTTTCAAAGTGGAAACGAAGTTGCAGAATCTTTATCTCCCAAGAAACAAAATGAGTTATTAATACAACTATTGGAATCAATCGAACCTAGAGAAGCTGAAGTGATTATTGGTATCTTCAAAAAAGACCAAAGTGTTAAAGGTCTGGATTATAAATTTGTCAAAGAGGCCTTTTCAAATCTTTTACCTTAATGGCTAACAAAGATAAATTAATAGTAACAAGTGGTGAATTTGATCCTTTAACATATGATGAATTACGTTATCTACAAAGATGCCGTGAGAAAGGCAATTGGTTAATTGTGGGCATACACTCAAATTGGTGGATGACCTATGCCCGTGGCGGATTCACTCAAAACTATTTTGAACGCAGTCAAATAGTCAGTAATTTAAAATGTGTCGATGAAGTATTCCAATTCAATGATTCTGATGGAACGGTCTGTCAGTTACTCAAATTAGTAAAATTCTGTTATCCGAATGCTGATATAACTTATATATCGCAAGACGATATGTTCAACATGCCCGAAACAAAAATACGTGGCATCAATTTCGAAACCATGAAGTAGGAGAAAAGAAAGTGACAAAGTTTGTCGGTAAATTCCGTAAACAAAAAGATTACAACGATGATTACGAATTTAGTAGGAATGCGTTGAATAACCGTAAACGCAAAGGTGAGCACGCCGAAGTTAAAAAACTATTAAAAATGTATGAAGAAGAAGAATACATGTATGGATCTTCATACGACACAAAATCCAAAAAAAGAAGTCATTAAGAAAGATTAAATTATGTTTGATATTTTTATAAAACCAACTACCTTACATATAGATTGTTTTACTTCAAGTAAAAAGGTATATGACTTTGCTCCTATTCAATATTCAAGTAAATTTTTTCCGGAGTGGTGGAAAAAATTACCTAAAGAAACATTTTCGGAAAACAAAGATAAACTTTACTCAACAATGAAAACTTGCACGGGATTTTTATCATTATATAAAAATTCAATTATAATTCCATGTTGGGAAGATATTTTGTTTAATGTAAACGAAACGGAATTAAAATGTTCATCCGTAAGTAGGTCTGTTAAATTTGAAGCACATAATTATAAACAAAGGGAAGGTTATTTAAAAAACTTTCATCACACAAAAATAATTTCTCCTTGGCACTTTAAATGTAAACATGACGTTAATTTTTCTTGGCAAAAGCCAATGTACAATTTTGAAAATCCTATAGATTTTATTCTTATGGACGGTGTACTTTCTTTCAAATATCAAAACGCAACAAATATAAATTTATTATTTCGAAAATCACCAAAAACGGTCATGATTGAATTTCTTCAACCTTTGGTGTTATTAACACCACATACAGAAAAAAGATTGATATTTAAAAATCATTTAGTATCCGAACAAGATTTTGTGCAACAATTTAATGATAAAACGATAAAATATATTAATTCACATAATACAGTAAAAAACTTGATTGATGAAAAAGATCGTAAAAAATGTCCTTTTCATTTTTAATTTAATTTTCAAAAAAAATGACGCACCAGGATCAACGGTGGTGCGTTTTTTTCAACTAGTCAATAGTCCGATATGGTACGAATTTGTTGTTTTTTCGCAACAAATACCAAAATCTGCTTGACAAAGCTCAAAATGTGTGTCATAATTATATCTCTTGACTGGAGAATCAAAATATGATTGTTTATGGACACATTCAAAAATCCAAAAAACGTAAAGTTCCAAAAGCTGTTAAAAAACAGCACGATGAGTGGTTGGCTTCTGTTATGAACATGTCTACCAACTTTTCAAAAACCAAACCTAAAACAAATTCTAAAGTAATTCCTTCACCTAGTACGTTTGTACGTCGTGAAACGCCTCATTATCCGTCTTTGGATACAGGATATACAGGAACACTAACGAAAGTTGGAATTATGAAGGATTATCACAAAATGTCAAAAGAAGAAAGAGCGAAAATTGATGAAATTAACGCTTGTGTGGCGCCTTTACATAAAAGTAACTATGTTTATGTTTCTCCTGGTATGAATCCTGCCGGTTTTGGCAGAAAAAATGAAATTCTTTGAAAGGAATATTTAAAAATGTACGCTCCGCACGAAGAAACTCAAATTCTACGTGGTATTGATGAAATTATGTTCAATTTACGTCATGTTCCAGTTGATGATGTTGCTCATTTCCTAGTAAAATTTAACCCCGAACTTGCCAGTGAGTTGGCAAATTCAATTTCTTTTCATTTTTTCGATAAAACAGAAGGTCAAACACATGAATAATCAACAAACTAACACAAAAGTAGAAAAATACAATCTTTGGTTGAATGCCAAATCTGATGATAGTGAAATTCCTGATTGGAAACGCCTAGATATCGTTATGAGACAATGGGCAGTCATGTCACAATTTGAAAGTGATCAGTCCGAATACTTAAAAATGAAAGAACTGTACCAATGACAGAACAAATTTTCTATTCAAAAATAGAAGATGCTGATGACGGAAGCGGAGACGGCATTTTAACGATACCTCCAGAAATTTTAGAATTTTATGGATGGAAAGAAGGCACAAAACTGGATATTTCCGTTATGGAAAATGGCAGCATTTTAATTAAAGAAGTTCGGGATGTTGTAGAAAAACAACAGCCTTAAAAAAAACACTTGACCTTGATCTGGAACTATGAGATAATACTTGTATTACCTCGGAGAAAACATGGAAATTATTCAATCTAAATCGCTTCTTGCAAAATTAATGGCAACCGAAAATCTGGTTGTAGAACAAAGAAAAGTAAATACAGCTTCATTTGATGTTGTAAAGCGTGTTTTGACTGTTCCGATCTTAGATAAAAATATTTCTGGTTATTTGTATGACCTATTCATGGGTCACGAAGTTGGCCACGCCCTAGAAACTCCTGCCGAAGGCATGAAAAGGGCTTGGGAAATGAAAATCCCAATGTCAATTATGAACGTTCTAGAAGATGTTCGTATTGAGAGGAAAATCAAAAACAAATATCCTGGACTCCGACTATCGTTTGTCAAAGGTTATCGTGAATTGATTGAAAAAGATTTCTTTGGTACAAAAGATATCGACTTAAATGATCTGAATTTCCTTGACCGCATAAACCTCTACACTAAAGGTGGTGCTGCACAAGGTATTAAATTCAACGAAGAAGAAAAAGTTCTTCTTGAAAAAATCGAGTCAACAGAAACATATGATGATGTGATCGATTTGGCTAAAGAAATCATGGAATACATGAAGAAAGAAAAAGAAGAAAAAAAGAAAAACACTTCTAATGATCCAGATGAAGATTATGATGAAATAGATGATGGTGATGATGACTGGTCGCCACAGGATTCCGATACTGATATGTTTGATGATTTAGATGAAATGGACGAAACCGAAGATGATAGCAATCATCCAGATGAGGCTAAAGAATCTAAACAAAAAGATCAGGAAAAATCTCAAAACGATGATTATGTATCACATACTGATGAATCTTATCGTAAAAACGAAACCAAATTATTTGCTAGTGATCCTGTAAATTATTATTACGGAAATATTCCAGATATGGATCTGGATAAATTGATCATTAATCATAAAACTATTTGGAAAAAATATCGTTTGTGGGTTGAAGGACAAGAACTTGACCACAGAGGCATAGATACAAAAGAATTTTTAAAAATTCGTAATGATGCAAAAAAAGTTGTTGGTTATTTGGCCAAAGAATTTGAATTACGTAAAAATGCCGAACAACTAAAACGTGCTTCAGAATCCAAAACCGGTGAGTTGAACATGAATAAAATCTATTCATATAAATTTGCTGAAGATATCTTTAAAAAGATGACGATTGTTCCTGATGGTAAATCACACGGATTGATTATGTTCCTTGATTGGTCTGGTTCCATGCACGACCATATGGGAAACACAATTAAACAATTAATCAATTTGGTTATGTTCTGTAAGAAAGTAAATATTCCTTTCGAAGTATATGCTTTTAGTTCAGACTATGACCGTGTGTACCGACCAAATGAAGTTGCTGGCGACTTACAAGTTTGTCCTTTTAATTTGATGAATCTTTTTTCAAGTAAAATGAGTGCTTCAGAATTCACTTATGCTGGTTCAGCATTGGTTCGGATGTTTATATCTCACCGAGGTTACAGACCATTTTGGTTAAATTTGGGTGGAACTCCATTGACCGAAGCAATCATTGCCGCTTTGAAGGTTGTTCCTGCTTTTCAGAAACAATACAAATTGCAGATTGTAAACACAGTTTTCTTAACTGATGGTGATGGCCATTCGGTGTCACAAGTTTATGTAAAACATCCAAATGATCCAAGCCGGATGATGGCGGTATGGGGTGATGAATATTCGGAAGTTACAAGTATCTATAGAAGTAGTACCAAAAAATTAGTTATTGTTGATCCTGTAACTAAGCAACAAGAATTCTGTACACATGATACAGGACGACCTTTAACATCGCACTATATCAAAATGTTAAAAGCCAGAACAGGATGTAATGTTGTTGGATTCTATATCATGTCCGGTCGTGAATTTGGTAGAGAATCTAGACACTTTTTTCCAAACGTTTTTGATGTGTCTAGGTTAAAACAAACATTTCGAAAAGAAAAGTGTATGGTAGTTACTTCTGCTGGATATGATGAATACTATTTGCTCCGTGCAGATGGCCTAGATACAGAAGATGAGGTTGCATTTGAAGTGAAAGAAAATGCAACAACTAGAGGTCTTGTGTCGGCCTTCAGTAAATATACAGAAGGTCGCTTGGCCAATCGTACAGTTTTGAATAGATTTATAGGAATGATAGCATGAAAGAGTTAGCAACTTTCTTTGGTAAAGGTGGAGAAACCGTAGCTTTTCTTTTTGAAGGTGACAATATTTGGAAAGTAAATTATGGTGAAGTCAAAGTAATTCCCAATCTTCCGGGAATTCCTTTATCAACCAAAACTTTTGCAACAGAACAAGAAGCCACAGAATTTATTTCTGGTTTTATAAACGGAGAATAAAATGGAAATTTCGAAATTTATGAACGGTGATAAAGAAGCCGTTGTGATGCGTGGTTACGATATCATGCGAGAACAATACATATACACAGTACATTATTACTTGGACAAAAAAGTGTTGCGTAAAGAGTCCGTATCAGTATATGAAGAAGCAGCAGTCTTGGCAGAAAAATATATTTTCGAGGGCAAAGATTCTGGTCCAACTCTACTGATGGAAAATGTCTGATACATTTGATGAGTTTTTAGATCCTAAAAGGATTTTCGATAACTTAATGAAAAGTTGTCGTGAACTTAAATTTTGGAATATAAGATGCATCGTTGATGAAGCCTATTGTGTTGCTTTAGGAGAACTTCCTTTTAAAGTTATCATTATAGATGGAATTTACTATTGTACGGTTATTTCAGAAAAGAGAACCGAAGCAATGAAAAAGATTTGTGATCATTTACCCGTTATTAAATTTTTAGACAATGAACAAGAAGATTAATGAAATCCTTTTGATTACTCAAGAGGAATGTGCAGAAGTTACACAAGCCATCAGTAAAGTTTTTAGGTTTGGCATGGACGATTCACACAAAGGTGAAACGAACCGTGAACGACTAGAAGAAGAAGTTGGTGACTTAATGTGTATGATTGACCTTTTGATAGAATCTGGTATCGTTAGTGAGTCTGCTGTAATGACTGCCAAAGACGAAAAGATGATGAAATTGAAAACATGGTCAAGCATCTTTAAAGAAGAAGGTGAACAAGTTGTTGTTCCTAGGTGTTCAACTTATCCAGCCTGTTTACTTAAAGGTGCAGAAGGACAACTTACCATAATTAACAGACCGGAGATTCCATATCCAAATGACGAATTCTGATAAAAACCAACACATAGACAAAATTAATGAAATGTTGCCAAAGCTTGGCAAGAGAGTGCCATCATTTGTAATGATGTTGCAACACATCGGTCAAATTGACAATCCTTTGATTGTTGAAACTGGTTGTGCCAGAATGGAGAACAACTTTGAAGGTGATGGTATGTCAACACTCATCTTTAATGAATTTTCAAAGATCAAAGGTGAGTTCTGGTCCGTTGACATCAATCCGGACAATATTGAATTTGCTAAGAAGTACTGTGACAATTCAAACCTGGTTTGTTCCGATTCTGTGGCCTTTCTACACCAGAAGAACAAAGAATGGACAGAAACAGGACGAAAGATTGATTTGTTGTATCTAGATTCTTATGACTTTGATATGAACGATCCACATCCTTCTTCACTACACCATATCCTAGAATTGACTGCCATCATGCCATCGCTCCGAGAAGGCACCATGATTTGTGTTGATGACAACTTTGGTGATATCGGTAAAGGTGGTTATGTACACCAATTTATGCTTGCTCTAGGCAAAGAACGTGTGTATAATGGATATCAATGGGTGTGGGTTCTATGAAGCTGATAATCGATGAAAAGAAAGGTTCATATTACTATGTGGACGAACTTGATGAATCGATTAGGTTGTCACCAAGATTTGACTATCTTGAGGACGCCGAGCAATGGAAATCCCGTATGACCTATATTATGAACAAACTACTTGATGAGGACAAATATCATGAACAACCAAAACCAAATCTCTAATATTATTGAAGTACTAGAGAACGAACGAAACGTACTACTTACCGAGTTCTACAGACCCGAAACAGAAGGCACCGGTCATTTCAACACCGCAGCCTCGGTTCTCGAAATGCGTATCAACGAATACAAAAAAGTTCTTTCATGCTATCATTCCTATAAATCTAATCTAAAGCTTCCTTTTCTTTTCAGTTAAGCTAAGGCGTTTTCAGCGATTTCCGGCGCTTCCTAGAACACCATGAATACTTCAAACATACTCAACGAATCCAGTATATTTCCGGTTTGGCCAGAGCAATCAAGAGCTGATCCAAAGCAAATCGAAATAGAATTCTTTTGGCCTCTAACCGAGCAACTTAAATTGGATTTAGACTTCACGCCTTGCGAGAAACCTAAGACTTATTATTATGGTGTCGGTTCCATCGGATCGGTAACATACACACCTAATGCCTTACTCACAACCAATTTCACAAATCTCACAAATACGGTAGAGTTGAACTTAAACTTAGACCGTACAAATATTGTGATTTCAGGAAAGCCACCCCTGATTCGTAGGTGGTTATACAAACTCTTAGGGTTTAAAATTAAAAATGGGAATTAAAATAATGGATATGGACTCAGCAGCATACTTTCTATCTGGTGCAATTTTGACCATGTTAGGCTTTATCATCGTTGCAATGGGTATCGTTGCAATCAATAACATCTTCGCACACTACTGGCAACCAGTAAAGTTCTTTCTGTATAACAATTACAATCCAACGTTTGTCACAGAAGAAGAATACAAAAAGACTATCGAACCTACTATGGAACCTGCAAAGACCACTAAAAGTAATACCACCAAGTAATTACTGTAGATAGTACTGTATATGGAATATCAGAGCACTCGAACGATACTCTCTAAGGTTACAACATGAGCTACGTTATATTCAAACACAACACAGAATATACTGCACGTAAGGGTCTAGAAGGACCCTTTCACTATCCTAACGGACAGGTTCTCTACTACGACCCTGTTGCCGGTGAGTATTGGGATCCACGCACAGACTTCTATGTGCCTAGTGAAGATGTTCATCGCCTTCAGAATTCGATCTTTGGTACCATCAAAGACTGAGATACGTTCCATATACAGAAAAAGTCTTTCTCACTAAAACCGGTCCAGAAAAAATTTTTAGGACCTCGAAAAGCAAAAATTCGAAATCCTCTGGTGGGGCTGGAAAAATAAATTTTGCGCTTAATCAGTTTGGGCCACCATAGTTTTTTTTAATATACACTGCTCGGCCCATAAATTTCCCCTATCCCTCAGAGCAGCTCCCCAGCAATACTTGACCAATCCGGTCAAGCATTATCCCCAATAAAATCAACAGCTTACCGGCGCCAAACCTAACGCTTGCCACTTTCGCCAAAAAGTGTATAATTGGCAACATGAAAACAAAAAACGGTGCAAAATTTACAAAGCTGACCGGATTGGTCAAGTATTATTTAAATGCTTGCCATTTCCACCAGCTCCTGTATCCTTGCACCATTGTTTGAGATTTTAACGTCATTTTATAGGAGATTATATGACAACCAACTACACCTTCCCTTGCGGTTCCGTTAACGGACTCACCCTTAGCCAAAAGCGTGAAGCACTTGCTGCTTTACGTGCTTCCATTAAAGCTGACCGTGAGCTACGTGCTGCTCACCGTACAGCTACTAAAATTGCTAAAGTTGCAGCTGCTAATGCTAAAGCCGATGCTCTTGCTCAGAAGCGTGCTGCTGCTATTGCTAAGGCTCAGGCTCGCTTGCAGAAGCTGCTGGATAAGCAGAGCGCTCCAGTAGGTGCTAAAGCTGCTAAAGCTGCACGTAAACCTGGTCCCGTCACCGTGACAAAATTCCAGTCCGAAGCTCGTGCTGCTAACGATATCGCAGCAGCACTGGTTGCAAAGCGCAAAAACGCTTAATTAATAATAGTTGACCTCCACGGTCAGCTATTATCTCAAAGCTTGCCATTTTGGTTGGTTTTGAGATAATGGTTGAAATGAAAGGATATAGAATGTTAAGTAAATTTGAGAGTATTGTTTTTCCTATAGTGTATGCTATAGCTCTGGTTGTGATTGTTTTGGATATTTTTGTTTTTAGGAGTGTAGTATGATTCAAACGTTTGCTACTTTGACGATTATATCAGCTGCAATGGTTGTAGCTACGGTTCTGGTTTCATTGCCGTTAGCTGTCGTAGCTACAGTAGCTACAGGTTTCAGTTTGTTTGGTTTTATTGTTGCAGGTTAATTAATATATGAAATTGCTATCTACAGGTAACCCGAAAGTGCTCAAAGGCCTTTCACAAGGTTACAACACTTATATTCTACACTTGGCACCTGCTAATATTTCAGGTTACGAGGTTTGCCCAAAACGTACTAAAGGTTGCACCGATGCTTGCTTGAATTTAGCTGGTCGAGGTGGAATGTTTAAGCGTGGTGAGGTTACCAATGTAATTCAAGAAGCACGTAAGCGTAAAACCAAAATGTTTTTCGAAAATCGTGCCGAATTCATGAGGTTGCTAGTTGCTGATATTGAATTAGGTATTAAGCAAAGCAAGAGGTTAGGTCTTACGCCAGTTTTTCGCCTGAACGGTACTAGCGATTTGTCATGGGAAAAGTATTCCGTGATTCGCAACGGTCAGGAATTCTCCAACATTTTCGAAGCTTTCTCTGAGGTACAATTTTATGACTATACTAAAATTCTTGGTCGCCGTGTTGCTAGTATTGATAATTATTCACTTACTTTTTCCGCTGCTGATGGTAATGAGCTTGACGTTTATCGTGCTATTAGCCAAGGTTATAATGTTGCCGTTGTTTTTGGTATAAAGAAAACTGAACCGATGCCAGAATATTATCTCGGTCGTCCTGTGTTTAACGGTGATGAGTCAGATTTGAGATTCTTGGATCCAAAAGGTGTAGTTGTCGGGTTGTATGCTAAAGGTAAAGCTAAAAAAGATACCACTGGCTTTGTGAAATATCCTAATATTATATTAAAGGTTGCTTAAGATGGATATACTATCTAAAATGTTGCTTTGTATTGTTGTGATTGCTTTTTTGATGGTCACATAATATTAAGTTGATGTTGCGTAAAAACAACATCATTCTAAAGGTTGCTTGCCATTTTGTCGAGTCTCCTTTAGAATGGTAGTTTAAATTGTGAAAGGTAATTATGACAGAATTTGAAAAACGTTGTTATGGTATGACCGAACAGGAAATACGTGAAGAATATATGCAAAGTATCACCGCAAAATTCTCAGGTCTCGAAATGGTCGTGATGGGTATTTTGTCTGATTGTCAACACCTGATGGAATTAGGTGATAATCGTGAAATGATCCGTAAAAATCTGAATGTCGCCAAGTTTATTCTAGGTGAAATGATGGAAGAAAAACGTGAGGTAGAAATTTGATAGTATTCAATGATAGTTTCAGTAAGTATTCTAAGAGAGGTGCAACAGCTATCTTTACTAGAATACCAATAAGCGAGTTAGAATGCTTTAAGAAATGGATAGGAGTGAGAGGTGTCGTTAAGATAAGGTACAGAGGTCCAAGATTCAATGTGCCGTCCGCTAGAAGTCGCTCAGGTCTCTCAAAGCAATCAACGTGCTTAAAACAGGATGCGACACACTTCTCAGTTTATCGGATATAGCTTTGAGGTTGCTCTGGAATGACTAGGAGAAGGTAGGAAAACGTTTTTGGATCGCATCCACAAACTAAGAGCCGCTAAGCAGCACCAGATTGCGACAGGTTTGCGACACTTTTTTGCACTTTTTGACACTTTTTGACACTTGATGAGGTAACTGATTATATACTGAAGCACATTTAACTAAATTCGGGTTTCATCCGTGAGATTTAAGTGTGTTTCAGTATATTTGTGGAGGTATTATATTATGACTGTAATTGCTAAGGTTAATAATAGGGTGGTTGAGATTGTAAAGACTGCTGGTAATGTACCTTTTTCGAATCGTTTTGGTTGGGTTATGATCTGTATGGACTTTCATCAGCCTGAACGGATGAAAAGTCAATTCAAGTGGGTACCTGCGGATACTCGGTTTGAATGGGTGAGAGAGTTTTGTTTTGAGTAGTTGACCAATCCGGTCAGGTATTGGTTGACTATTCCTAGGATTTGTTGTATAATTTAGTCTTTATTGTTTGGAGTACATGATGTTTGGTGGTAAAATTCTGGTAAAAACACGTAAAACCGTTGAAGGTTCTTATAGGCAGGAATCATATTCTGATTCATGGCAGGATTCTATCGATATTGCCTATGATGGTGAATTGACACATGAAGTTTGTGAGGCAATTAAGAATGCTTTTTTCAAGTCAAAGGCACGGCAGAAGCCAGAATCTGGTTACGGCCAATTGCGTTGGTCGGCTGGTGATTATGTCTCCCATATCGATGTTGCCAAAAAGCAGTTGATTTTGTCTTGTTCCGTGAATATTTGTGATTGATATATGATGAATGAATTTTTGCAAAAACTATACGATGCGTCTGTGGAATATGTTGCAGACCAAGATGATGGTACGATAAGTCAATTGGAATTGAATCATATTTGTGCTGAAACATTTGCCGATTCAATTACCTATATGTGTTTGGATATATGTGAGAAAATTGGTGACCAAGGACTCGATGCACATTATGCTGCCGATGAAATTTGCAGAATCTTTGGAATGAGAAAATGATAGTAAACAATCACAAACCTAATCGCTCTGGCGTTTATCTGGTCGACCGTACTTCCGAGAAACTAGGCACACCTTTTCGTTTCTATAATGCAGAAACGGACACCTGGGGCCTTTGCTCTTATGATTACGACACGGCACTACAAAACAAAACCAATACCACGCTCGGTGTGTTGCCTTGGGTCGGTCCTGCAAAACCGTCCAAACCACCGGTTGAACAACCAGAAAGCGTGACAACAAAAACTAAATTGGCTCGGTTGGCTCGGTCACCAAAAACTGTAGAACCAACCAAAAACCTATTGATTGATGGTTCTGTATTCTTCCGTGAAGATCGTAAAAAATGGGTTGTAGTCATTGACGGCAAACAACCTTGTGCCCGTGATACCAAAGACGGCGTACTTAAATGGTTATCGAAAAATTTCCCTAGTGTTCGACCTATTCTTTAAAGAAAGTTTAAATTAAAAATGGATATTAAAAAATCATATATTCTGTCCTGTACTATTGCGTTTTTGTCAGGATTAATCACGGCCTACATTTTTGCAAATTTGCTCAATGATTGGAAAACAACCAATAACATCAAAACTTGCCTAAAAGTCGAAGGCACGGATTTGGATTATTGCAAAAAGTTAATAGAAAGAATGTACAAATGAATTTCGAAATCTTAAAAAATACCGAAAAGTTAAATTTTAGTTCCTACCAAGGCTACGTTATTACCAATTATAACGATTTAGTCGAAAAGTTTGGTTTACCGCTTTACGGCCCCCATGCCGATATCGATGGGAAAGTGACCTGTGAATGGTGTATCGAATTTGAAGACGGTTCCGTAGCGTCCATCTATGACTGGAAGACTGGAGGAACGCCCCTAGGCGAGTATGACTGGCACATAGGCGGTTTCACGGATGAAGTCGTGGAGCACGTCCAATCTTTGCTTCACAAATCTGTCACAATGAAGGAAGTCTAGGACTGTTGTATAAAAACAACGTTGTTCCTGTACAACAAACCACCATCTTTTGCTTGACGGACCGTCCTGGAAGTGTATAATAACCATTTTAATCAAGAGAAAATCTATGTCTAATTTGAACCCTAACATTAAACTGGTCAACGGAAAATATACGGCCGTTATCAACGGAAAAGTTGTAAAACGTACAAAACTGGAACATATGGAATACGTATTGCGTAAAGCTGGCATGGCACCAGAGTCTAAGTCTGCACCTGTCAAAGAATCCAAATTCACCATCAACCAACGCTTTGGTTTCCTGTCAGATATGATCACCATGCTTGCCAAAGGCGACCAACCGTCCGTTGTTGTGACTGGTCCAGGCGGTCTTGGCAAGTCCCATACCGTGACTGCATCATTGACCAAAGCCGGTTTGCGTGATATGTCCGTGCTCGATGAGTTTGATGTTGGTGCTGGTGTACCAAAAAGTGCGTTTGTTGTAATCAAAGGCTATTCTACACCTAAAGGTCTGTACCGCACCTTGTATGAGAATCGTAATTCTACCATTGTTTTTGATGATTGTGATTCCGTTTTGCGTGATCCTGTCAGCTTAAACTTGTTGAAAGGTGCTCTCGATTCTTATTCTAAGCGTGTGATCAGCTGGCGTGCAGATATCAAAGATGAAGATTTGCCTACATCTTTTGAGTTCAAAGGTCGTGTTGTGTTTATCTCTAACATGAGTTCTTCCAGTTTAGATCAAGCAATCATTACTCGCTCTTTGGCTGTTGACTTGTCAATGACAGCAGAACAGAAAATCGAGCGCATGAGTTTCTTGTTGTCTGAAGGTTCATTTATGCCTGAGTATGATATGCAACACAAACGTGATGCTCTTAATTTGATTTCAGAGCTCAAAGATGATGTAAAAGAATTGTCCTTGCGTACCTTGATTCAAGTTACCAAGATTCGTAAATCCAATCCTAACGGTGCTTGGAAAAACTTGGCAGAATATGCCATCTGCGGTTAATAGGAGAAATTATGACTAATGCAGAGTTGATTAGTAAATTGGAACAGGCACAACGCCTATTGTCGGACGTATATCATTGGGCGGATACACCAATGACCTTGGTACGCACAACAACGTCTAATGGTTTTGAAGGTAAGACAATTAGAACAAATTCCGAAGTTGCCAGCCAAATGAGTATGGCAGACTCTTGTATTATTGATGCGCTTGAAGCATTGGATTGGAATAGGGGAATTGATTAATGTCTAGAATGTCTGATTTGGTTGTTGATGTTAATGGTATACACAATGAAAGTTATTAAACATGACTTTGGCGTTCGTCCAATTTGTATCACACCAAGATGCAAAAACGAATGCCAATTTATGGGAACATACCGTGTTGACGGTAGTCCAATATACCGGAGATTTTGTGGGAGTTGCCATATTGAAAAACAAGCGACTAAAAAAGGACAAACAAAAGCGGAATGGGTAAATGCAATGCACCCATACAGAAAATACCGCAAAGATTATTGTGAGAATATAGACGGCAGATTCGGATTCAAGTGCAATTACAAAATAAGATTCTCTGGCCAATTGCAGGTTGACCATAAAAATGGAAATCCAACCGATGATAGGTCAAAGAACTTGCAAACATTGTGTGCCAATTGTCATATTTTCAAAACCTTCAGTAAAGGTGATAATAAGACACATGGCAGGAAGTATTTTACAGAATTGTTAAAGGCGGCTTAAGGAGAAAAAAATATGGGTTTAGATATGTATGCTTTTTCAGTTGCAAAAGAAAATGCAATTGATGATTTCAAAATTGCTTTAGGCACAGATGGTTTCATGATTCAAAAAGAAGAATTGTTCTATTGGCGAAAGCACCACGATCTGCACGGTTGGATGGAACGTTTGTATCGTTCAAAAGGCGGCAGTAAAGAATCTTTTAATTGTGAGGCACTAAAACTTACCAGTAGAGATTTGGATGCTCTAGAGTTAGATGTGACGACCAATTCTTTACCGGAAACAAAAGGTTTCTTTTTTGGTGTTAATGTACCAGATGAAGAATCTATCGAATCAGATTTGGAATTTATTTCAAAAGCAAGAGAAGCTATTGAAATGGGTGATTGTGTTTATTATTATTCTTGGTGGTAATTATGAGTAGAATGTCTGAATTGCATATGGAAATTTGTGAATTGTCTAATCAGGGATACAAACCTACCAGTATTGCTACTATGCTGGGTTTGCCATTAGATACCGTTAATAACGTTCTGTTTGATGATGTAGAAGAGCCGTATGAACCGGAAGATTACCGATACTATGATGGTGAGTAAATCAGTCAGTCTTTACATTTTAAGTAAATGATTGTTTTTTGGATAATTGTTGGAATTTTTGTTTTTGAATTTGTTTTAGGATTCATTGTTACCCTATGTATTAGAAAATGGGGAATTTATGGTCGTCATTAATTTGTTAAGGAATTGGATATGATTACAATAGATGGTTTGACCAAAGCACAAACTAAATTGCTCGATACAATGTGGAGTATCGATGGTTATGATGATTATTTGAAATGGAAATCGGAACTTTCCGAATCCAAACAATTAGAAGTAGAATTGTTGGAAGAAATGTTGATGTTGGCCGATATAGATGATATTGAAGATGTTTCTCAAGCTCGAAACATACTTGCAAAGTTTTAAGGAATGAAAATGAAAGTATCAGAATTAATCGAATATTTGGAAGGTATGAATCAGGACGCTGAGGTCCATTTTTCATACAATTACGGTGATCATTGGCGGACAAAAGTAACATCTTCAGTTGATGAAGTATTCGATGGTCGTGTTGAATATTCTGATTACCACCGGATGCATAAACTAGTTGATGAATATAGTGATGATGTAGGCGATGCACGTAAAGTGGTCGTTTTAAGTTAATATGAACGAACGAATTCGAGAACTTGTTAGACAGGCTGGCTTAGATGATGCTGACTTTCCTATTGAGAATTGGGATAATGTTCCCTTGGCAAAGTTCGCCGAGTTGATTGTAGAAGAATGTTTAGAGGCTTGTAGTAGAGCAAATGAGATTAGACATTTTGTACCACCTACACAACAGCAAGTGGTATTGAGTTGTATAGATGAGATTGAAAGAACATTTAGGAGTTGAAGAATGAACGAACGGATTAAACAACTTGCTGAACAGGCTGGTTTGAATGATGCTTATATGAATTTTGACCACAAATACTTCGCCCAGTTGATTGTGAGGGAATGTCTATCTCAAGTTGATAAGATCCGTGATGGTTTAGAAGCAGATGGTGAAGATCAACAAGCACTTGGGGCCGATTGGGCAGGATTAGCAGTAGCAAGACATTTCGGAGTTGAAGAATGAACGATTATGATGCCACTGGTGGCGAACAAGGATGGATTATGAAAAGCAAATTGAATGAATTGAGATTGGATGCTGGTATTGCCAGAATTGAGAACCAACAATGGTTATGTGTGCTGGACAAAGAAACTGGCATGATGGTTGACCCCTTGATTGGTCTAGAAAAGTTCGCCGAGTTGATTGTGCGGGAATGCATGAATCAAGTAAGAGAACAATATCTGCCCGTGCTAGAAGATGAACTTATGATGAAGGACACGCATTGGAAGGGTTATGTCCAGTGCGGGGTTGATAGTTATGTAGCGATTAAAGAACATTTTGGAGTTGAAGAATGACTATTAATAGTGATATAAAACAAAAACAAAAAGAAGCCAATCGTTTGTATGAAAAAAAATGGCAACGTCAACAGACCATCGAAGTAATCAAAGGACTAGTATTTTTAGTAATTTTTATGGGTGCTATTGTGGTGCTGTCTTTGTTATAAGGATTGAAGAATGATTGACTATACACCGGACAAATGGATCATGATTAAATTAACCAATCAAGAAAACGAATCACACTATAGGATTTTTGCTTGTTGGTATGGTGGTTATCTTGGTAGTGATAGTTGGCGGATGAATTCTGGTGTTACCGAAGTATCCGAAGATGAACAAGGATATCATTTTAAAGGGTCATCTGGTTCGGTGTATCATTGTAATAAGCGTATGTATGGAACTAGTGGATATGGCCAATCAGTATTAATTGATATGATTGAAAAAAGCAAAGAAAAAGTTATAATGAAAATTATGCCAGAAGATGTTAATTTTATGGAGTTAGATTATGGGAACTAATTATTACGTTGCAAAGAACAAGTGTGATTGCTGTAAGCGAGTTGATCATGAGTATCATATCGGCAAGTCATCATATGGCTGGGCATTTTCATTTCAGGGTTATAAATGGAATAAACTCACTTCATGGAAACAATGGAAAGAGTTTCTGAAAAGTCAGCAGATTATCGATGAATATGGTGATGATATCTCATATGAAGAATTTGTTAATATGGTTGAGACATATAAAGCTCCAGGTTTTGTCCGTGAAGATGGTCATGTCAATCTTCAGCACAACAACTATGTGCGTGAGAACAGCAGATTTCCCTCCGACTACAATCCTGAATATAACTGGGATGATGAGGACGGGTATTCTTTTACTACTCATGAATTTTCGTAATATTAATGGAATACATAGAAGGTGTGGACACTTGTAATAATTACATTAATAAACGGTGGTAAATCTCCACCAAAAATACAGGAACTACCATATAAAACAAAACAAGAATGCCTTGTTTCGAAAAGAAAAATGGAAGTTCCTGGAACTATCTTTGGTTACTGTGAACAAAGAAATGGAGAAAAAAATGAGCAACGAACAAGATAAATTTAAACACTCTAAAAGATTATATCGTGATGAAACAGCAATCGCAAAACAAACTAGGATTGCCAAAGAATATGGAATCGATGTAAAAGAACCAAATCGTTTTAATAAACATCACCCAACAAACTGCGGTAATCCAAAATGTGTAATGTGTGCAAATCCCCGAAAAGTATTTAAAGAAAAAACAGTCAAAGAAAAGTCGTTTGAGCAAAAAGGTTTAATTCCACCTTGGGAATGTTGATGTTGTTTTAAAACAACAAACTTAAAATACTGCTTGACTATCTCCATTGGTATGATACAATGGTATCTTTAAATTGATGGAGAAGTCATCATGGAAATTCTTAAAGAAGTTACTGTTTGGGATTCTGAATTTCAACCCAACCACACATATTTGCTTTCTGGCAAAGGCAATATTATTGCGTATGCAAAAAATCACGGAGATGAAGTGTTTGTATCACCGTCAGGTAAAATCACACTTAATAAAAGTCGCCGTAAATTCATAACATCTAAACATACTGGTTTGTTGAAAGTTATGAAATCTGTCTCCAAACCAATACATACCAATCCACAATGGAGTATTCTCTCCGACTCTGGTAAGACTTATACCGTAGAACTGGATAGCGGTAAATACACCTGCAGCTGTCCTGGTCATACCTATCGTGGAAAATGCAAGCATACCGAACTTGTTGCGAAAAAACAACAAGAAGGAAATAATGCTTGACTTTTGCCGTGGTACCTGTACAATTACATACATCTTAACTTAAAGAGTAAACTATGAAATTGCCTTTTGATTGCACCGTTATTGACAAAGAACCTCAATACATTACCAACCCATTTTCTGGTGAAGGTTGTATGTTGTCTCCTGAAGCAGTTGCTGTGTATGATACAATGCGTGGTTGTGAAATGTTTGGTGATTACAAAACTTTGCGTAAAGGCCTCGATTGGTTTCGTAAATACTTTCCTCAAGAATATATGATTTTATTGGATTAACATGGAAAAATCTACTAGAAAAAAAACTAGAGCGCACTATGTTCTTTTTTGTATGAATACACCTTACAAACCAAAACAAGTGCAATCTAAAATTGCTTACAATCGAAAAGATAAACACAAATTGAAAGAAAGTTTAAATCATGAATAAAAATGCAAAATCATTTATTGTTGCAGCAGAAACAATTTTTGGTAAAAATTCACTTTTGACCCGTGACGGCATTGATGAAGTTTGCAAAGAATCAGGCGCACCTTATCCATATTGGCTTGTAACAAAAACAGAATACCGAGCAGGCCGTGGCATGTATCGTGTTCCAGATTCCGGTGAAAATATTAAACAAGTGAAACAAAGTGAAACTCAACATGAAAGCGAAGAAATGCAAACAGAAGTAGCCTATGCTCAAGTCGTACAACTACGACAACCAAAACTGATTGATGAATCTGATTCTGCTATTCCAGAAAAATATCCAGATTATGTTCCTTTTGGTTTCTTTAAAGAACTAAAAACTATCATTAGTTCAAATCGTTTTTATCCAGTCTTTGTTACTGGACTTTCAGGCAACGGCAAAACCTTGATGGTCGAACAAGTGTGTGCCGAGTTGCAACGTGAATGTATCCGTGTGAATATTTCCATCGAAACTGATGAAACTGACCTGCTTGGTGGTCCTACACTAGTTAACGGTAACGTAGTTAATCGTGATGGTCCTGTTCTCCAAGCAATGAAGCGTGGTGCTGTACTGTTGATTGACGAAGTTGATCGTGGATCAAACAAACTTATGTGTTTGCAAGGTATCATGGAAGGCAAACCACACTACAACAAAAAATCTGGTGAAATGGTTTTTCCTAAGAAAGGATTTACCGTAATTGCAACAGCAAACACCAAAGGTCGTGGTTCAGATGAAGGTAAGTACCTTTCACAAATTCTTGATGATGCTTTTCTAGAACGTTTCCCAATTACTGTCGAACAGGAATATCCTGATGCTAAGACAGAAAAGAAAATTCTGAAACCCCTGATCAAAGATGAAGATTTTGTGGAAAACTTAATCCAATGGGCTGATGTTGTTCGTAAATCATATCAAGAAGGTGCTACTGATGAAATTATTTCAACACGCCGTCTTGTACACATTGCTACTGCCTTTGAAATTTTCAAAGATCGCATGAAAGCAATTACATTATGTGTCAATCGTTTTGATGAAGAAACGAAAATGGCATTTCTAGATTTGTATTCCAAAGTAGATGCTTCCGTTGCATCGCCAGCGAATACAAGTACCACTACCGTTAGCACGGAAGAAACACCGTTCTAATACTAGTGGTAAACAACCGAATGGGGCTTGCCAACCTAGTTTCATTCGTGTATAATGGTACTGTAGCTGTATTATGCTATATTATGTTTAATTTGAATAGGAAATATTAAAATGAGTTTGACAATTCGCAAAGGTAAAGTTAATCGTCACGAAAAAATCACACAGGTAATGCTTACAGGCAAACCAGTGTCTCCCGAAGAAATCAAAACCGTATTTGAGGGTACCGACCAAGAAGCAGTTTTGTATCGCCTTTCTACAAATATCTATAACATCCGTAAAGATGGTGGTATTGTAAAAGTTATCAAGAATGGTCGCAAAGTTCAGGCTTACCAATTGGTTAACTTTGATCAGTTTGATGCTAATGGTCGTTACAAAGGCACAGTTAAAACTGCACCAGTTGTTGTTGCAACTGAAAAAGTTGAAGCTGCTGCAGAAGTTTAATTAATTCAAAATGAAAAAGATTGTAATTAATGCCTGCCATGGTGGTTTTGGTTTATCTGAATTGGCTATTGAAAAGTACAAGAAGTTAACCAATAACACCAATCCATATTTTCATGACCTTACGATTCCCCGTGATTGTTTTCTATTAATCAAATTAGTAGAAGAACTCGGTGAAGATGTTAACAGCAGATTTTCCAATTTAAAAATTGTGGAAATTCCCGATGATGTTGATTGGGAAATTGCTGAGTATGATGGTTTCGAATGGGTCGCTGAAATGCATAGAACTTGGAGTTGGCATGAACCAGAAGCTAATTGATTTGGTCCGAAAACTGAAAGATCATGAAACAAGGATGAACCAATATTTGAATTCCATTCCTTCAGATTTAAATTCAGTATTTTTTGATAATGCTTACGTAAACAATCTAGCAATGCAACGTGATGCGTTAATCGAGGAATTATTTGGTGATATGGCCGAAGATGTCTATTGGTTTCTGTATGAGTTTGAAGCAGGAAAATCTCCTGGTCCACATTTGATACTCGCTGATGGTACTAAGTACACATTTGTTACTAATGAATCTTATTATGAATATTTAAAAAGTCTATAATGAACGAACAAAAAACTCAACGAGGTTTATCTATAGATAATATTGCAACAGATCCAGTTAGAATGAGAAAACGATGCGAATCATTAGTTGTTGCCATGGTGGGTAAAGAGTTAGAACAACAATGGTGGAACGGTCCAAACAAGGCATTCTGTGGTGATACACCAGAACAGATGTATAGTGTTGCACCTTCAGTAGTGTATGCTTATCTGATGAAATCAGCAGAAGGAGAATGGTAATGAACGAACGAATTGTTGAATTGATTAAACAATCCGGTACCGATGTTTCTGGTAAGTGGATGAGTATGTATCAGGTAGAAAAGTTCGCCGAGTTGATTGTGCGGGAATGTGTCGCTATTTGTCAAGATGTGGATGGCGAGGATAACATTGATGCTAAGTCAGGCAGACAGGATTGTGCGGTGGAGATTAGAGAACATTTCGGAGTTGAAGAATGAATAAATGGGCTGAAATGAAAGATAGATTTGATTTTGAACAGGCTTTGCTTGAGTGTTGGAAAATTACCGATGAAATTGGTTTACTTAACAAAAATGTTTTAGAAGGAAAAATCGGCGGAGACGAAATGTCTCAAGACGAAATTTCCAACTTTCTGTTAGGACTAGAAACCATCTATGAACACAAATTTGATGTTTTGTGGAATGGGTTCGAAACAGTAGTTATGAATATTGTTAGAGAAAATTCAATTCTTAAAGAAGAAGTCTCGGCTCTCCGTACACAATTGGTAGAAATTCAAAAAGGCGAAAAATGAAATATATTGCAAAACCTCGGATGTCCAATAGTCTAGGAATGAAAGAATTCGACAACCAACTTGACGCGGTGATGTACTTAAACAGCGTATTGAGTGCGAAGGATGGCGATGGGGAGCGATTTGATTACACCTACGTAGTACCGTCAGCATCTCCTAAGAACCTGCGTAGGACAGTCGAGGAATACGTCTGGATAGGCAAATTAATTGTTGTTTAATTACAACAAAATGGCAGAAAATGCTTGACTTATTTTGTGGTTGTGATACAGTATTACTTCTTAACTTTTAAAAAGACTTTACACTATGATTAATTTTATGGCCGGATGTGTTCTTGGTTTTTTTGTTGCAACGATAGGTTTTACTGGAATTGCAACGTCCTTGGATAAAGGAATCGAAACAATTAAAAACACCTCAATTACTGTGGATAAAAAATGAAAAAACTTTTACTGATTTCTTTATTGTTTGTAACTGCTTGTAGTAGCACTCCTACAATTAAAGGTTACGAAGGGCCAAAAGCAATGCAACGTAATGATGTAATTGAAGGTGCTAGATCATGTGTCAACACTCGCATGAAACCGCAAATCATTTATTTACCACAAAAAACAGAATTTGGTTCAATTTTAGTTCCCGTTGATGTACATTGCGAAGTCTATAGATAACAGGTAAACTTATGGAAATGTTTTATCAGTTTGGCTTGACACAAAGAGCATTAGAAGGTATTATTATATTTGGTGGTGCAGCAGCTTTGTTGGCCATCTTTTGGCGTTTGATTGTGATTGGTGGCGGCATTATTTTAGTTGCCTATATCTTTATGCATCATCAACTTGAACCTGTTGATCCTGTTGTACAAGCACAATCACAAAAACAAGAATTTATGCAAGATTGTATGGGTATTGCTATGAACGATAAAGATCATTGCGAACTTATTTGGAATGAAAGAATGATCGAAGAAAGGAAACTAAATGGCTCTGTGGAAAATCGAACCTCAATTTAAAAAATCTATTATTGACCGTAACTATTGGTCAAACGACCTTGGCCAAAACATTGTACACGAAACAGGTTGGCGCTGGGGTGAATTCTTTATTGTAACTGAAGATGATAATCCTCCAGATTTACCGGCAGATGGTAACTTTGATATTCTGGATTGTGGATATGAACTTCAAGACTTTTCAACTGACGATGGATGTTGGGAAGATTATGAATATGATGGATTTATCGAAGAAGAGCAACAAATCATGGAATCTTGGATTGAAGAAAATTCAATTTTTGATTTAGAGAATGAAGAAGGCGGATGGACTTGTAATGAATCCGAAATGTTTATTAATTGTCCAATTACAATCGAAAAAGTAGAATGATCGATGATGAAAAGCTGCTGAGCTTTGTTACAGAAGTCGATGAATTTATTATGCACGCTTGCGTTAAAGAGAATTTACCTCCACTAAACGTAACGGCAATTATATTGGCTCGATTAATTTCTTTGAACAAAAGATTTGGCCATGCTGAAGAAATGGTTAAATTGCTAGAAGAAGTTTGTAGTAAAATTGAAAGCCGTGAAATTGACATGGATGAATATAAGGTGATACATTAATGAGTGTAAAATTCCCAACAACCATCATTAACAACTTTTTGGATGATCCAATGGGTGTGAGAGAATTCGCTCTAACTTTACCCTATAAAGAAGGACCAAATTATCCTGGAGTCAGGAGTGATTTGTTAAAGAACATTTCACCAAGTTTTGATCACGAAGTTGTAAATAGATTTTTGAAAGTCTTTTACAATTTAAAAGGCAAAAGATATTATTGGAATTGTGATGTTGTTTTTCAAAGAATAAACAAAGGTAATGCCCCAAGAGGTTGGATTCACCGTGATCCTGGGACTGTAACGTGTGTTCTATATTTGAATCCGGAAGAAAACAAAGAATCTGGTACAATCATATATGAACCAAAAAATCCAGTTTTACTTGATCCGTTCAAAAATAGAAACACAAAACACCTGAGTATTGAAGAACGGGAACCTTTTAGAAAAGAACATCAAGAACAATTTGAAGAAACTGTTATTTTAAAAAATAAATTTAACAGACTTATTGCTTTTGATGGACAAATGTATCATTCAGCGAACGATTTGATTAGATCGGATTCCGAAGGCGATAGATTGACGATGGTTATGTTTCTTTATGATTTTATGATTCAGGGTGAAAATGTGCCTCTTGTCAGAATGAAAAATTTTGGTTAAATTTAACTGTTGTTAATTTACAACACTTCAAATTATTTGCTTGACATTATTGTTGCTTGTGATATAATATTGTTTTAAGTTGGTAAGGATAAAAATGAAAATAGCTCTTGCATCTGACATTCATTTAGAATTCGGAGATATTAATTTACAAAACACCGAAAACGCTGATGTATTGATTCTTGGCGGAGACATCTGTGTAGCTAAGGATATTGGTCGACCAGATCCTCATAGTTTTATGGAAGGCAGCCGTAGTAGCCGAATTGTTGACTTCTTCAAGCGTTGTTCATTTCAGTTTCCTCATGTGGTTTATATCATGGGTAACCATGAGCATTATCACGGCGACTTTGCTACAAGTGCAAACATAATCAAATCAATGTTAGAATCTAATATGTTAAGCAATGTGTATTTGCTTGATAAAGAGATTAAAAAAATCAGTGATGTGACATTTATTGGTGGCACTCTTTGGACTGACATGAACAAAGAAGATGAAATGACATTACATTCTATGTCTCGAATGATGAATGACTTCCGTTGTGTTGAAAATAGCAACCGTGTTGTTAACTATAAAGCACCAATCTATAAAAAAGATGCGGATGGTAAATACATCATGCAAAAGATTGGTGAAATAAATTCTATGATTGAAGATGGTTTCGAATTCAAAACCCGTGCTGCAACATTTTCACCAGAAGATGCTGTTGAAGATCACAAAAAAATGCTTGGTTACATTCAAAACATAATTGAAGGTAAACATGATGAAAAATTTGTTGTTGTGGGTCATCATGCTCCTAGTAGAGCGTCAACACATCCACGTTACAAAAATGAAACTTTAATGAATGGTGGTTATAGTTCTTCATTGGATGATTACATCATAGACCATCCGCAAATTAAATTGTGGACTCATGGTCACACACATGAAGATTTTGATTACATGATTGGTTCAACTAGAGTTGTTTGCAATCCTAGAGGTTACATTCATTACGAAGAACGTGCTGACAGATTTGAATTGAAATATATGGAAGTATGATGATTGCTTTGAATCGTAAACAAATGGAAAAGTTGGTCAAAATCACCGAACACTTCAAAGAGGTCGAATGGTTTACTATCGAAGAAGTCGAAGAAAACGGAATCGGACCTGAAGTACAGGTTCGGTTCAATCTTTTTGGTGATTTTGATAAAGATGATGATGTGAAGGTAGATATTACCGATCTATCGACTTGGTGATAATATGGATACAAATCAAAAATTTCTGTCGTTAGACCTTGAGCTAAACAACGCTCAAGACAATTCAACACCCAACCCAAAAATTATTCAGGTGGGTGTTGCTGTTGGAAATTATGAAATGTATTGCAATGATGAAATTATCACAGAGAAATGGTATTTGGATCCACACGAACCAATCTATCCTTTCATTACAGAATTAACCGGCATCACCGATGAAGATATACAAACCAAATCGGTGACGCATGGTGTGCTTGCTGAAGAACTTGGTAAATTTATTAAACAACACAATGTGTTTGTAAATCCGGTAACTTGGGGTGGCGGAGATAGTACAGAATTAAAACAGGAATTTGTTGATAGGAATATTTCTTTTCAATTTTTTGGTCGCCGTTGGATTGATGTTAAAACTTGGCACATATTACACCTTTTAACGAATGGTAAAAGACCTTCTGGAGGCTTGCGTTCTTCTTTGAATATACATAGAATGAAATTCTTAGGAACTCCGCATCGTGCTGATGATGATGCATTTAACACGTTAAGATTATTTTTTAAGTTGTTAGAAAACCAAAGAAAATTGTATAACATAAAAGAAATCACGGATTCATTATGAAAAAAATCTTAGTAACTGGTTCTAGTGGATACATTGGCCAACATCTTTGTAAGTTGTTGAAACAAAAAGGTACACATAAGGTATATGGATTAGACAACGTAGTTAATAAAAAAAACGTTGATGTATTCCTTCATCGTTCCATTTCTGAAATGGATTACTACGATCACGAAGGAATTTATGAAATCGATACACATTTCGACACCGTTATTCACTTAGCAGCACTAGTAAGAGTAAATGAAAGTGTGAAGTTTCCTGCAAACTATTATAAGACTAATTTGTTTGGTACTATAAATGTTTTGGAACAAATTTATTTTGATAATTTCATATTTGCTTCTACTGGTGCTGCATCCAATCCTTCAAGCCCTTATGGTCTATCTAAACTTTGCGCTGAAGATGTGGTTAAGAGTTATTGTAAGAAGATGGATAAACCCTTTACAATATTCAGGTTCTATAATGTAATAGGTTCAGATGGAATTGCTCCAACCAATCCTGACGGGTTGTTTTATAACCTGATTAACGCAGAGAAAACAGGTGAATTTAATCTGTTTGGTGACGATTATAACACACCTGATGGTTCGCCTATTCGTGATTATGTGCATGTCATGGAAATTTGTAATGCACTCGAAACTGCGATTAAAATGCCTGCACATGGATTGGAAAATTTAGGTCATGGTCATGGATTTTCTGTAAAAGAAATTGTTGATATTTACAAAAAAGTAAATGATTGTGATTTTAAAGTTAATATGTTACCTCGGCGTGAAGGTGACTTGGAAAGAACTGTACTAGATAAGCCTTCTAGTTATTTGAAGTCTATGTATACTATTGAGGAGTTATTGAAAAAATGAAAGAAGGATATTCTGACATAGAACTCGAGCTCGAAAAAGAGTTGTTGTTTGATTTGATGTTTTTGGCTCATGAACGTGACATAACATTGAATCAATTAGTTGAAAATATTTTACGTGAATACCTTGAAAAAAATAAAGCTATTTCAACATGGGAAAATTGGAAAATGAATAAGGATATTGTATGAAAATTAAATTGTTAGTGATTTCGTTGATGATTGGTTTAACATCGGCTTACGCTCAAGAATGGCCTCAGAAACAGGTAAAAGTTATCATTGCCGGAACTCCAGGCAGCGTTTTAGATAATATCTCTAGAACCGTTTTTGAACAAGTATCAAAACAAACCGGTAAAACATTTACAATGGAAAATAAAGCTGGTGCTGGCGGCACCATTGCTTCAACAATTGTTGCTAAATCTTTATCTGACGGTCATACATTACTTGTCAATACTGTTACACATACTGTTGTTCCTTCAGCATATAAAAATTTGCCTTATAGTGTAGAAGAAGATTTTACAAACATATCTGGACTTATTTCTCAACCTTTTGCTGTTGCGACAAGTTTAAAATGGAAAACTGTAGGCGAAATTGTAAAATATGGAAAAGAAAATCCAGGTAAATTGAATTATGGAATTCCAGGAGTAGGAAGTTCGGGCCACCTTTTTATGGAAAAATTTTCACATTCAGCAAACTTTAAAATGGAAAATATTCCGTTTCGTGGTTCTCCTGAAGCTATGATTGAATTAGCAGCTGGAAGAATAGATATCTTTCCGGCACCCGTTAGCCAAGCATTACCTTTTCAAAAAGATGGACGTATTAATATTGTCGCTGTAACATCACCGAAGCGTTCAGTAATTGTACCAGATGTGCCCACGATGTCTGACTCAGGTGTTTTGGGTGCTACATATCTATATTGGATTGGAGTGTTTGGTCCATCTAAAATGGATACGAAGCAAACCTCAATCATTAATTCGGAGATACAACGTGCTCTATCTTCACCTGAAGTTAAATCAAAATTAAATGATTTAGGTATAACAGACACATTTAAAATGACTCCAAAAGAATTCGATACTTTTGTTCGAAGTGAAATTAAACACAATGCAGAGATTGTAACCCGTTCTAAAATAACAATGGAGTAATTATGAAAGTCTATTTTAACGGTTACCAAAACACTTGGGTTTCACCTTATACCATTCTAGAAAAGGTATTGTTCTGGAAAGATTGGGAAAATATTGACTATGACACACCTTGGGTTGAAAAATGGTCGAATCGTTTACAACCTTTCTGCAAGGCCTTACAAAAAGTACTCCAAGTTTTTAGGCCACATATTCGTTATGTGAAGATTGATGCTTATGATACTTGGTCAATGGACCATACATTGGCGTATATTATTGTTCCTATGTTGAAGCAACTTCATGCAACTAAACATGGCGCTCCATTAGTTGATGATGAAGATGTGCCTGATGAATTGAAATCGACCAATGCACCACCAAAAGAAAATGAATATGATACTGATGGTAATCATTTCAAGCGTTGGGATTGGGTTATGGAAGAAATGATTTGGTCTTTTGAACAAGAACTCAAAGACGATGATGAGTCTCAATTTTTTGATCATTCAGCATATGATAGTGACGATACCAAAGCATGGTTTAAAGATATGTCCAACGGTGTAAGTAAAATCAAAATTGACCGTGAAGGATTGGAAGCACACCAAAAGAGAAAACAAAATGGTTTCAATCTTTTTGGTAAATACTATCAGGCACTTTGGGATTAATTTTGAGATCATATTACTATCTCCATGAAGCCAAATTGCGTTTGGAGAACGCCAAGCAGGCCATTGACATGATGGGTGGTGAGGATGAATGCCAACCAATGTTGCTTGGCCAAAGAGACATGTTGGAACTAGAGGTTGATTATTACCGAAAAGAATCTCGGAAGTTTACCATATTTCTATTGACTTTCGTTTTATTTTTGTGTACAATTGGATGTCTTTACTTGAAAGGGTTGATTGATGTTTGATAAAATCTGTGCGTGGGTTAACAACCACACAATCGGTTTGTTTGTAATTGCTTTGGTGGGTACCTGTCTCGCAACTATTATTTCTTTAGTTGAAGTGGTACGTAAACCTCCTCAACTTGTTTCATTTAACGAAAGCAGCATACAAAATAAATTAGTTTGGTCGGTAAAAAATGAATGTTATTTTGTTCGACCATATAGTGCTGATGTTGTATATTTGATTCGTGTGCAAGATTGTGATAAAAGTGAGAAAATTACCAAATGAAACCAGGCAAAGATTTTAGACTAAGCAAAACAACCAAACGTATGTTGGCTTTGATGAAAGTATCGGAAGAAAAACGCAATTTGTGGAAATCTCTGATGATATCCGGTGAGTTGGCCGAAAAATTGGCCAAAAATTCAAAATTTAATGTTAAATCTAACCAAGGAGATGAGTGATGAGTTTATTTGTAGAAGTTGAAAGTGTTGATAAAAATTGTAAAGTCATCATCAATTTAGATGAAGTAGTTGAAATTGCTCCTCTTATTGAAGGCGGTTGTGCTCTATTCTTTACCGATAATGCAGGTACCAACTCAAAAAGTACCATCAAAGTAAAAGACAGTTATGATCAATTCAAACAATTCGTAATGCAAACCGTGACAGCTGAAGATATCAGCAAAAAAGTCAAATCAATTAAATCACAAACAAGTCAGCCAATGGAAATTCCTAAACTATGACAAAATTTACATTCATTTGCGAAGATGATCCTTTTCCATTTTGCGATCAAGTTATGTCTAAAAAGACAGTTGAATTTTCAGCTGAATCTTTACGCAATGTAATTCAAGAATTCGAATTGTTTTTAAAAGCTGCCGGTTTTCACTTCAACGGAAACCTGGATTTTGTAAATGATGAATGATGTATTTCTTTCTACACTTCAATGGATAAAAAATGATTGGAACTCTAATCGTGTTCGCTTTATTGCCGAGCTTGCTGCTTGGGCTATTAGTATTGGGTGTAGCATTACAATGGCACTTACCGTACCAAATCCTCCCCTCTTGGTTCTTTATCCTGTGTGGATTGCTGGCTGCGCTATCTATGCTTGGGCTGCTCATACTCGGAAATCTTTTGGCATGTTGGCTAACTACCTGCTTCTCGTAACAATTGATACTGTCGGTTTAATTAGGATGTTATGAACATTTTTTATTTGTCACATGATGTTGAAGAATGTGCTCGTATGCACATAGACAAACATTGTGTAAAAATGATACTTGAATATGCACAATTACTCTCAACTGCTCATCGTGTTCTTGATGGCACTCTTATCAACCGCCTCAGTGATTCTGGTCGTAAACAAAAAGCATATGTACTTGCCGATAACCGTGAGTCCACTCTTTACTCTGCTACTCATATCAACCACCCATCGGCAGTTTGGGTAAGGCAATCCCGTGACAATTATGTGTGGTTATGGAAATTATTGGAATCATTATGTAAAGAATATACATACCGTTATGGTAAAGTACATAAAGTTGAACGGGATGGACTACTTGAAGAATTAAGATTCGTTCCTTCAGGAATCAAAGAACATCCTAAATTTACAGAACCAACACCAGCAATGCCTGATGAGTGTAAGGTTGAGAATGATTCTATTTCTTCTTATCGTAACTACTACTTCTTAAAGAAGAAACACATCATATCTTGGAAAGGTAAGATAAATAGTAGGATGCAACCTAAATGGTACAGTGAATTGGCCTTAAAAGCCTTACATGAAGAAAATATAAAACTTGGACTGGAGTATTAATGCCAACATATGATTTCTTGAATAGTGAAACAAACGAAGTTGAAGAACATCGTATGTCATATACAGAATATGACGATTTCATAAAAAATAATACACATCTAACAAGGCATTTCTCAGCAGAAAATCTACCTATTCTTGGTGATGGTATGCGAATGAATACTCCTGGTGTAGGAAAACCAGATTCCACGTTTGAAAAATACGTCATTAATCGTATGAAGGAAACTATTCCCGGAAATACAATTAAAGACGGACACAAAACGAAAGCACCGAGAGAATGGTAATGAGTCAAATTCCAGCACTATTCAGACCTTTCAAAGGAGAACAATTTGAGAATAAAGTTCCCCCCGTAGAAAAAATCCCCCGCCTGTTGAACGATAACAAAAAGAGGGAGTCCTATGAGCAAAAAAAGAATGATGTCAAAAGCACAGCGGCTTTACTACGAATCTCAGAAGAAGGAAAAAATAAGGCAAGCACTAGATGAGTGGGCCAAACAGGAAAAAGAATCCAATAGGATAGAAAAATACAAATCATATAATCCACACGACTTATCATACTTTACATAATGTTTAATTATTGCCCACCCAAAGATTTACCTGACTTATTCTCTGAAACATTTCCTGATGGAAAAAGATATTACAAATTGGCTGATGGTACGAAATTGCCATCAGTCACTACTGTACTAGGTGCCATGAAAAAGGAAGCAATCAGTTTATGGCGTAAACGGGTGGGTGAAGTTGAAGCGAATAAGATAACCAAAAAGGCCACAGGTCGTGGCACGAACGTTCACACTCTTTGTGAACGATATCTCAACAACGAAGATATGGGCCCAATGATGCCTGATGCTTTGGAGATGTTCTATTCATTGAAACCACTACTCAATAGAATAAATAACATACATTACCAAGAACAGGCATTATGGTCAACACAACTAGGTCTTGCTGGTCGTGTAGATTGTATTGGTGAGTTTGATGGTTCTTTGTCCGTTATTGATTTTAAAACTTCCAGAAAAATAAAAACAAAAGGACAGATTGAAGATTATTTTTGGCAAACCGCAGCATACGCTTTGATGTATGAAGAACTCATCGGTAAACCAATTGATAATCTAGTTGTTATCATGGCTGTAGAGGATGAACAACCTATATTATTCCAAGAAAAAACAGAAGATCATATTGATGGCCTTGTGAAGGCTATTAAATACTATAAGGACCAATATAAATGAAAAAATTCTTAATTGCCTTGAGCATTTGTTGTGCGTTGCCAGTATTTGCTCAACAACAAAAAGCAGGTGTAACATACAACGCAACTTTAACTAGAGTTATCGATGGTGATACAGTAGCGTTTCAAGCATTATGGTTGCCTGAACCTTTGAAGAAAGAATTATCTATTCGTGTCTATGGTGTCGATACACCAGAAAAAGGATTTCGTGCTAAGTGTCCGCAAGAAGATGCTAAAGGTCAAGCTGCATCACAGTTCACCAAAAAGATGGTAGAACAATCAACTACTCGCCAAGTGGTACTAATGGATTGGGACAAATATGGTGGTCGTGTACTGGGTGATGTATTACTCAACGGTCAATCCTTACGTTCCATGTTGATCCAACAAGGTTACGCAAGAGAATATTATGGTGAGGCAAAACAATCTTGGTGTGACTGATTGGCTGTTGACAAACTATAAATAATCCTGTATACTTAATAGGTATACAAGTTATTGCTGTATGAAGCAAAGAGAAAAGTGTTCTGGACGGGGGTGCGAATCCCCCCAGGTCCACCAATTATCTATTTTTATCCTAAACGGATAATTATCTGGATTAAATAAAATTGGATAATTGATGGGCCTG